CCTCACGCACACCATTTTACACCCTTTTTAACGCAAACCGGATTTCGACCACAAAACCAGAAATCGGTTACACGCAGGGGGCAAGCCCCCCGCACCCCCCACTGACAGAAGACAGGGAAAAAAAGAAAACTTCGAAATTGAAACGAACCTAAACACTATTATATTGATAATAGTTCAAGTGATAAACGCAATAATGCATCACCAATACTATATTGGAGCAATTAATAAAGATACTGATGAGTATGTTCATCCTACTGTAGCAAATAAAACCGACCAACATATTTGCCCTGATTGTGAAAAAGATGTAATTTTAGTAAAAGGTGAAATAAGAGCTCACCATTTTCGTCATAAAGCAGATAGTAATCCATGTAATCTATATAACCATCCAGGTGAATCACAAATTCATAAATATGCAAAACCAACATTGAAATCCCTGATAGAAGAAGAAAAAATTGAGTTCACCAGAGACTGTGTAAGATGTGACGAAGTTTGCGAAATCATCTTTCCTGAAATAACTGAAAATTCAAGAATCACATTAGAACATAGGTTTAATTATAAAGAGAACTTAAGAATTGCTGATGTAGCACATATAATCAATGGTGAAATTAAGGCTATATTTGAAGTATGTAAAATACATCAAACTTGTAGTGAAAATAGACCAGAACCTTGGGTTGAAGTTGAAGCAAAGTCAGTATTGACTTTGACGAATACAAACAATGAACTATTAAGAATCAAATGTATAAGACCTGAAAAATGTGATAAATGTGCTGAAACTGGCTATAAAAAAAAATATTGTGGAGGTTGTAAAACATATGGAGGAGGGAATTGTGACTATTGTGGTGGTATGAGTGATGAGTCGTATCGTGAGTTGTGGAACTTCTTTTGTAAGGGTATGTAAAACCGATAAAATTATTGTGTTTCAACCCTTCTGGGTTCAGCAATAAGATAGAACTGGTCTGAAATACAAGGCAATAAATTAAATTTCCAACATTTTTTTCCAATATACACTTCTTCAATAATAAGATTTTTCACTTCTCTATTGTCTAGTTGCCTTATATTAATACCAAGTTGTTCTTTTGTGATGGTTCGTTCATCTTCTTCATCACCTTCTTCATGACCTATATAAGACACTGGTTCCCAATAATGAACATTATCTCCAATAATAGATTGCTTACTACTAGGTTTTTCTTTTGTCATTATATATTCACTTATTTCGCCATAAAAACATTTTTTCTGATATAAAACTTCTGTCGTATTTACATCTACATTTTTTAATTTAATACGAAAAAAATAACGATGTTTATCATTATACTCTGGTTTATTTGATATTCCTGTATAAATAAATACTTCTCCATTTTGTTCTTCTGGAATATTAACTCTCCATATAGGTTTTCCATCATATCTCTCTTTGTTTGCATATTTTCCTTTTCCAGTATGCCAATTATTGTCTGCAACCATGTGTCCATTTTCCCATGCTTCATATAAGGTATGATGTGGATTATATTTATGCAATAAATCATATGACGCAATAGAAAATATATAATTTTTATGTAAGTTATATGCTATTGCACCTAGACTAAATAAGACAATTCCTGGAATGCCGAAAGTCTCAAATGACATAATGATAAAAAAAGAATTATCTTTTTAATAAATTACAGACTATAAAGTAATATTAGTTTATTATTTTATGCAAACACAATAGCTCCCTCCTTCCACGTTCCTACCCAATCGTGTCTATCATTATAGACATTGTTATCGTCAGACAATAGATAACTACGACCCTTGTATTCAATCTCTTCTACTTCAACACATTCTTCTTCAACCTCTTCTTCATCTGCCGAAATCTTATTTACCATCTCAGTATCAGTAGTCTTTGCATCATTATAATTTGTTTGCATCCTTTCTAGTAGTTCGGTACATTCATTTACGACTGCATCAGTTGCAGGTTCAACTTTAATATTCAGTTCAGGGGTTGCAACCTTTTCCTTCTTGGCTTTCGTTGCTCGAGGAACCTTATTATTCTTTGCATTTGCACGTGCTGCAATCGCTGCCAGTTTCTTTTCCTCTTTTGCCTTAGCCTTGGCTTCTAGTTTTTCTTGCTTTGCCTTTTCCTTTGCCTCTTGCTTTGCTTGCTCCTTCTCGGCCTTTGCCTTTGCCTTCTCTGCCAACTTTTCAGCCTTAGCTTTGGCAGCGAGTTCGAGCTTTTCAGCCTTAGCCTTTTCCTTCTCAGCTAGCTTATCAGCCTTGGCCTTGGCGGCGAGTTCGGCTTTCTCTGCCTTTTCCTTTTCCTTCTCGGCCAACTTGTCGGCCTTAGCCTTTTCCTTCTCAGCCAACTTGTCGGCCTTGGCCTTCTCCTTCTCAGCCAGCTTATCAGCCTTGGCCTTCTCCTTCTGAGCCAACTTGTCAGCCTTGGCCTTCTCCTTCTCTTCAAACTTATCTTGTTTCTTTGTGTTTTTATTATCAATCGTATTTTCTTGCGTATCAGGTTCAATCTTAATCTCGACTTCTGCGCACTCTGCTGGTGCCTTTCCGTCAATAATACGGTCAACCACGCTCTCAATTACGGTATTGATAGGACTGGACATTTTAAACTTTGAAATATTGCTAATTGCTTTTAACTTATTGTTGTTGATACCATGAGTAATTATGGTATCAAGAGGTTCAATTTATTAGACTACCATCATTTTTTGTATATGTACAAATAAAATTGAAATGCATTCATAACAAGATACATACCTTATTAGATTGTTTGAAAATGTTTAATCTGTTTACTTGCTTCATTTACAAAATGCGGAACATATTCTTCTAATAATTTGATAATTATTTTATTTTTTAGTTCTGGGTCTTTGCATTTTTCATCTCTCAAGACATCAATACAAGAGTTGTGAATAATTTTATAAAATAATGTTTGAACCACAATAAGACTATCATGTAATTGTTGTGAAAATCTTGTATAATTTTCTAACATATCTTCTTGCGTATTATTTTTATCATTTTGATTTTTCAATAAATAAATGCGTGATAAATGAATGCGTGTATTTTCCAAGATATTTTTAAATAGATGTCGCTGACAAAACGGGGCTTTTACAAGGGATGCATTTGTATTTATTGTCAATGCATAGTATTGATATAAACTATATATATTCATTTCATTTACAATTTGTGCATCATGACTATGCGTTTTTGGAAATAATGATTTAATAATTCTATAGGACTCTTCATCAATAATTATACTTCTATTTTCCAGCACTCGTTTTTGTACAGGTACTTCCCAATTTATTTCATCAAACACCCTTTCAATTATTTTTTGTCGATTTGCGTTCTCAATAACGCTATTGTAAACTCGCTTCATTTGACGTGTTACGACTGGCATAATATACAATCTTTACTGTATATTATGTAGTAAAATATTATTCAATTTACATACATTCATATAACGTAATAAAATAATTTATTTTTTAATTAATCTTTTCTTAAAACTAAATACAATTGCAATAACAATAGCAACTTGTGTTAAAATAAGAACAGGTGCAATCCAATCCCATTCAGCTATATGGTCTCTTTTACCTTGATATTCTTTATCTAATTTGATAAGCATCCATGAAACAAATAACGAAAGAACAATAAACATAAATGATGCAATATAACGTGCATATACCCCTATCATATTTTTTTGTTGTTTTGCGCTGTGTGCTGCAGCAAGAGTTGCTAATGCCAATGTTGTAAACATTCCAGCATTCCTCAGTGTAGATTGATAATAAGAGAGAACACGCATTTTTTCCGCTTTTTCCGCTTCAGACATCTTACTATCACCTTTATTACATTGACATTGGCAATGTTTACACATTTTACAATTACAGTCTTGGCACATCTTACATGTACATTGACAATGTTTACACATATTATAATATATATGTACACTATATTTTGTCTAATAAATAATATAACTGGTATGAGTTGTCTTTTCAATAGCATGTCTTATTTTTTACAGGAAGACCCCCAAGTAATACGTAATAAGATATGTGATTATTTACAACAAGGTAACCCTATCATAAGTGGACTTAATACGCAACAAGTATTAGAATTAGATGGAACAACAAATTATGTTAATACAATGCGTAATGCGTCAACATGGGGAGGTGCAATTGAAATACAAGCAGCATGTAATATTTGGAATATGTCAGTGAATGTAATAGATGTGCGGAACTCGTCTAGAAAAGTTGTAAACTTTATTCCTGTAAGTAACTTATCTTATAAAACAATCACTTTAGAATGGAGTGGTGGACATTATGAACCTTTAAAAACATGATTGATTATAATATATTGGTCATTAAAATAAACTCCAAAGTTTATATAAATTGATCATTTGTAATATAACATATGCTAGGTATATTACAAAAGTTGTTTACAATGTTTAATAAATTAACTGGTCAAAAGTTTTATGGACTAATTCGTGGAAATCAACAACGAAAATACAATGCAAAACTAAAAGATAGTATGGATATTTCACTTCTTAATTCGTGTATTGATAGTTACAATACCACTATTAGAGACGAAAAACTTATAAATAAAAGTTTGAAGAAAAAGAAAATACGTTTATCAAACTTTCCATCTCATATATCTGAAAATATTGCAAAGTTTGCAATAGCTAACAAATATGGAATTGTGCCATCATGGGATACAAAAAAAGGAGATTTGGTTATAGAATATGACCATGATATTTTACAGTTAGAGGTGAAGGGTTCTATTAATTTAAATGATACATTACCAACATACGGTCCAACTGAAACATGGGACCATATATATTTTGTAGACGGTGTTCATACACAAGAAAAAATATACACTGTGTATGAAATCAAATTATCTAACGCATCAGATACATGGAGAAACATAAAGGTTAATAAATCACAGACATTTCAAGACCAATGTAATGAAAAACGAAGACCAAGATTAACATTCTCTTCATTACAACAACAACTAGGTAGTCATTGTAATATTATATTTCAAGGTCACATTGATGAATTATCTCTATAAAACATTATGAACATCTAAAATCTTGTTTACAATCAAGTCTACTACAGGAACAGACACAGCATTACCTGCTAATTTATACAAAGAGCTATCGCAAATATTAGGAAGTTTATAGTCACTTGGAAATCCTTGTAAATTAAAACATTCACGAGGAGTTAACTTACGAATACCCTTATTATCTAACAATAGAGGAACATTATGACCTCCCCCACCCATATTAGCAGTCAATGTTGGGCAACAACTGCTTTTATTTTCTCTTACGTAATATCTGCGATATTGATATAAGACATTTTCTTCTATATTACGAGTTACTCCTTTTTCTATTTCCTCAAATACTTTAAATCTATTTGTGTAATAATATTTTTCATCTACATCTTTTTCAAGGACATCTACTATATTTTTCGGTGTCTTTTTATTAAACTCAAAATTAAACATATCAGACTTACTTTTATCCAGAAACCCAATAATATAAATACGTTCACGATGTTGTGGAACATCTGTAATTTTAGATGTGTCCAATATTTGTGACTTTATATGGTATCCTATTTTTGTTAAGTTTTCCTCTATCACCCTATATGTATTTCCTTTGTCATGAGATTTTAGATTTTTTACATTTTCAAGAACTATAACAGATGGCTTATGGTGTTCTAATATTTCGAGTATTTTCCAAAATACATTTGAGCGTTCATCATCAAATCCTTCTTGTTTGCCTGCAATACTAAAAGGTTGACACGGAAATCCACCACAAAGAATATCATGGGCTGGAATATCATTTACATTAATTGTTGTCAAGTCTGCAAGTGTAAAAGTATTTCCTGGATAGTTTAATTCGTATATTTTTTTAGAACATTCCATCATATCATTTGTAAAGACAGATGAAAATTTACCTGTTTTTTCAAATGCATTTGTAAAAGCACCCGTCCCTGCAAATAAATCAACGACTTTCAGCATAGTAACCTATAGTATTATAGTAATATAATAACAGAAACGTATTACTATAATTTATTCAATTTATCTATTATGCATATATTTATTGTTTTGTTTATACACTTTCATCTCCCATAAAGTTTGTGTGTTCTCCACTTGTTGAACGTGACATAGACTCGGGTTTAGTAGCTCTCTGTATATCATATATAATACTTCTGATAGTTTCTTCGTCAATTTGTTCACGCAAATTGTCTATAATTTCATTATCAAGTGGCTCACGATTATTCAAGTTATAAAAGTTCTTTTTAAAGTTTTTAACAGTAGAGATATTGTATGCATGTTGACGTTTTGTCTCTGATAATTTTGACATATTATCTCGTAGTTGTTTTGACTTTTCTTTTGACTGCATTTCCGCTGTATACCATGGATTTCTTGAATCGTTTGTAGAAACAAGTGAATCACAGACCTCTGGTTTTGAAAATACTTTGAGCATAATGTCAAGTTGTTTTCCTTTTGCGTCCATTACACGACCATGGTCAACGGTAAGACCTTCTTTTTCTTTATCCTCGATCATTTTGTCCATAACCCTTTTATCGCTAAATTGGGTATTAAATAACTCGATAATATCATCTGGTATAACTGGGCTTGTTTCCATTAAACGGTCAAACTCTTCTTTGCACATTTTTAAAAACTGAATAACAGGAAGACGTTCCGATGGATGTTTAGCAAGTTCAGTTTTGATATTTCTGTAAAACTTATCCCATGCAATACTACTTACGCGATGAGCTTCGTTTAATTGCGTAATTTTCAAGAATTGTTGAATAGTAGTGATAATACCTGCTAAAATATTAAATGCACCGACTGTCATTACAAAATAACCCTGATATTCAACAGGAACACGATCCTGAGCAAAGTTCGCGGTTCCTGTTAGGGTAGAAATAACAATAACAGGTATGGTATACCAAGTATTTTTCTTGGAAAAAGATGAATTGGCTTTTCCATGAAGCCATCTATAACACATAGCTTTATCTGCCCATTCTACTAGAATATTTTCGTGGTCAACCGACCATTCAACCTCTTTCATTGCTGCACCAAATGCATCCTCTTCGTTTTCAGATAGTTGACTTTCTGTCTCTTTTGTATCCATAATATAATGTACTTATACAAAATTATATTTTTATGTTAATATAGAATATAATATTTAATTATAAATGATGATAAGTGACAGTATTAATGAAAGAATTAGCGGTTTAAAAAATGAATTTTCAGAAATATTATTTTTGAAAAGAGAAAACAGTCAATTATTTGAAAAGTCATATGATAAAATCAAAAAGTTAAAAGAGTGGTATAATAATTATGTAAAAGAAAACCACGACCATCTTTTTATTTTTGGACTCGATTCTTTTCATTACCAAGGAAAAATAATTGATACGGAATATGACGATATGAAACGTCTTTATCAATCTATTACAAACCGTATGTATTGCGAATACTACAAATTATATCAAATTATTGTTGAATATACAGAAAAGGTTGTTAAAGACAAAAAAGTTAGTGATGTGGTAGCAAGTAACAATAACTTTCCAAAGTATATGGATTTAGAACCATATCGACAGTATGGAACTGAAACTATCTCTCAGTTACATGATATTATTGTTCTTCTATTCAGTAGTGTAAAGGGTGTTATTGATAAAAAACATGAAGAGCTTGACATGCATCGTGCGAAAAATAAAATAGGTATTAATATTGATAACTTTATCCAAACATTTCATTTTGAAATTATGATTGTGGAACAAAAGCTTTCTCTCTTTCTATCTTATATGGAGTTTTTTCATAAAATGACAATGAAATATTTAAAAAGGTTTACAAGCAAAATGAACCTGTTCTCTAGTCAGATTGATCATGATATTCGTTTGGAACCAACCTCAAAAATAAAAGAACGTAGGAAATCAATGATGCAAGAGTTTCAACAAGATAATATTGGAACTGAACTTATGAACGAACTTGCTGATAGTGTGGCATCTACAACACCAACTGATAGTGATACTTCTAGTAGCGACGAGTCTCCTAAAAACATTAAAAAAGAACTTAAAGAACCTTCATTCGAAGATATGGTTCCAGTCAAAAAAATAAACACGTCAACTAAGAATACAAATGAGAGCGAAATAAATATTACCATCAAAGATATGTCTCTATCTAAGAATAGAGAACTAGAACAATCTAATTTTATCGAAGTATCTGATAATTATTCAAGTAAAAACAAACCAATACAATTATTTGAAAAAATTACAGTTTGTGAAGATTGTAATCACGAACAGGATTGTTGTATATGTAACGCTGTTTTAGATGTTGTAGAAGAACAAAATAACAATCAGGAAGTTTCACCACTCCACGAAGAAACGGTGCATTCAGTAGACGATGTCCCACCCGAAACCGATCCTGAAGATGGAAACTCTGTAAGTTCTCATGATATTCTTGAAAAAAATAGTCAGATAAGTGATAACGAAGAGAGAAACAGCGAATCAGAAGAAATCCCAAAAATTGTTGGTGACACCTCACCTAGGTCTTGGTCATTGCACAACTCTCAAGAAAATCTAAACAAAGAAGAACCTGAGCAAAATGAAGAGAAACCTCAACAAGACGAAGAACAGCCTCTACAAGAGGAGGAACATCCTGAGCAAAATGAAGAGAAATCTCAACAAGACGAAGAACAGCCTCAACAAGAGGAGGAACATCCTGAGCAAAATGAAGAGAAATCTCAACAAGACGAAGAACAGCCTCAACAAGAGGAGGACCAGCCTCAAGAAGACAATGAAGACACTAATGAAAACGAAGAAACAAATGTAACATATGAATTAGTTGAAGAAAACAAAGAAGAAAACGTGTAAGAAAATTATAAATTGAAACAATAAGTTGTATATTCTATATTACAACTTATTATTAAAGAAGTATACATAAAATGGAGAAACGAGTTAATAACACTATTGAAGACCACATGCTTGAGTTCAAGAACGTTGTGTGTGAAAAAGTTATGCAAGAACTAGGCGAAACAGAACAATGTTCAAATATTATTCAGTTTATTTACGAACACAAACGTCTTGTTTTGACAACCGAAGACTTCTCAAAAAGAAAACGTGTTAAAAACGATGTTCCTCATTGTGAACGTTGCACAGCGAAACGTTCTAACGGGGAGCAATGCACCCGACGAAAAAAGGATGGAGAATTGTTTTGCGGTACACATATTAAAGGAACACCTCATGGGTTTATTAGTCCAGACGAACAAGGAAGTGTGCAGACAACTTCTAAGGTAGAAGTATGGTTGCAAGACTTCAAGGGAATATCATATTATATTGATAATCAAATGAACGTATATCAAACAGAAGATATTGTCTCTAATAAACGGAACCCAAAAATCATTTCCAAATATGTAACAGAAAATGGAGAATATAGTATACCTAACATCGTGTAGCTAATTGTGATATATAAAGAAATATATAAAGACTAAGTATGTACATATTGTATATTTTTAATCATGAGATATTTTATTCCAGGATTGTGCATTATATTAGCGGGGTTTTTAACAACTAAATATGCATATTCTAGTCAAACAAGATATGTTACTATGCGGTCAAAGAAAAACAGACACACTTTTTTTTATCAAGAAGAAACTATTAGTCAACGATTAGTTCCAAAAACACCATCTCAGGTATTATATAAAAATGCATTAGAAAACAGAAATATTTCACTTTTATTTGTTAATGGACCAGCTGGGTCAGGCAAAACACATATGGCATGTGATGTTGCAATTGATATGTTAAATAAGGGTAATGTAGATAAAATTATTGTTACTCGACCAACAATACCTGTTGATAATGAAGAAATCGGGTTCCTTCCTGGAACTATTCAAAGAAAAATGGCACCATGGTTAATTCCAGTGAATGATGTATTTTTGAATTATTATACACAAAAAGAAATTGACCGTATGATTTTTGATAAAATTATTGATTTTGGCCCCATCGCACACATGAGAGGGAGAACATTTACAAACGCATATATTATTGCAGATGAAATGCAAAATAGCACCCCTCTTCAAATGAAAATGTTACTTACTAGAATTGGAGAAGGTTCAAAAATGATTATAACTGGAGATCTTATGCAAAGTGATTTAAAAAGTGAAACAAACGGACTTGCAGATTTTATTGATAGATATAAACCATGGATTGAAAAATCAAATGACTTACAAAATATACACCTTGTATGGTTAACACATATGGATGTTTTTAGAAGTGAAACTGTAAAGGCAGTAATTAAAGTATACGAAGGTATTGAAAACTATTATAAATTAAATAAAACACAAGAGATTGTAGAAGATACAAACGACGGAACTCCAGAACTAACATTGTATCACGATAATACAACATATATAGATGAACAAAATAGTAGTTCTACATCTGTAAATGGTGATAGTGCACTTATTCCTATATCACATATAAGTCGATATTTTAAAGATAATGATTACACAATCTAAATAAAACATTAATAATCATAATATAAAAGGTTGTAGCAAATTATATTATGAATCTAGTAAGAATAACAATGATTATTAATTATATATTTTCTATGTACGGTCTGTTTTGTATTGTAAGTCGTTTCCATAATATAAATGGTTTACAATCGTTTATTAATCCATATAAAAGACCATCTACTCTTGAGGTGCGTGCATTAAATCAAGACTATATGAATGCTATTCGTGAAAATGTTGCACATGGAAATTACGGAAATGAGTGGACATTTCAAGAATTACAAGAAAATATTCGTAACTCAAATATTGAGTTTGCAAGCTTGATGAATAACGACCAAGTTCTTGTTGCTGCAGAAAAATCTAGTTTATATGACAAACATACAGTCGATGGTCTTCATTATGTTCGCATGTCATCTTCTCTTATTCGCAACATTATAGATGTTCTTATTCAAAACAAAGTTCAGTTTATTATTGATAATTATACAGCACAGCCCCCAGCTCTTGTTATTATTTTTCTTAAAATAATAGGAACAACAACTCTTTACGTTTCAGTTCTAGCATTTTATTATATTGTTAGAACCTTTTTATTAAAATATATGAATTCTTCTACACGAAAATCATATGTAAATAACATAAGAGGATTTTTAACAGGACAACCTGGAAATAAAGTAGTAATAAATGATAATGAAAAATCAAACACAAACTTTACACATGTTGCTGGCTGTGATGAAGCAAAGTTTGAATTACAAGAGGTAGTTGATTTTTTAAAAACCCCTACACGATATAATGAAGCAGGAGCGGTTGTACCAAGAGGAGTTCTTCTTGAAGGTCCTCCAGGGACAGGAAAAACGCTACTAGCTAGAGCCACTGCAGGAGAGGCAGGTGTTAATTTTATATCAAAGTCCGCTTCTGAGTTTGTAGAAGTATTTGTAGGTGTTGGTGCATCACGCATGCGTGAACTTTTCGAAGAAGCTGAAAGAAAATCACCATGCATTATATTTATCGATGAAATAGATGCGATTGGTCGTAAGCGCGATAGTTTTGGAAGTAATGATGAAAGAGACCAAACACTAAATCAACTATTAACCAATATGGATGGTTTTGATAAAACAGAAAATATTATTGTTCTTGCATCTACTAATCGTGCAGATATTCTTGATAAAGCTCTATTACGACCAGGTAGATTTGACAGAAAAGTAAGAGTAGGGCTTCCAGATAGAGATGGGCGTAAAGATATTCTTGATGTCCATTTAAAAGGTAAGAGGGTTGGTTCAGACGTTGACTTAGATACCATATATGATCTAACAACTGGTTTCTCGGGAGCTGACCTAGCTAACTTAGCTAATGAAGCAGCTATTATGTCTGTCAGAAATAATGTTACTAGAATTGATATGAAATCTTTTAATGATGCATACGAAAAAACAACTATTGGACTTCCAAAAGCAAAAGATTTACGAGATGAAGAATCGCGAGAAATGGTTGCGTATCATGAAAGTGGACACGCAATTGTTGCAAAAAGTTTTTACGAGTTTGTTGATGTTAGAAAAGTCACTATTAATGCAAATAATAATGGGGCGGGTGGATACACTCTGTTTACACCAAAAGAAAAATATGTTTCTTTTCCTTCAAGAAAATATATGTTCGCATCTATGGTAATTGCCATGGCAGGAAGAGCTGCGGAAATGATGTTTTTTAATAAACAACGCGATAAAATACCACAACCAAGTGGGCGAAGAAGAAAACAACAAACACAATATAATTACGCTGAGAACAAATACAGTAAAAATAATGAACGAATGAACCAAGAGTTTATGGAAGCACAAATGGATGTATTTATTTCAAACTTGGACGATGAGGTAGAAGGCTCATCACAAGTAACATTAGGTTCTTCTTCTGATGTAAGACGTGCAACTGAGATAGCAAGACAATATATTTCTGTTTTTGGCACAAATGATGCACTTGGTGCTGGATTAGAATGGAACGAACAGAGTGAACGCGTAAAAGGAGAAATAGATGTACGTATTGCCAGACTTGTAAAATCTGCACAAGATATGGCAGTGTCTATACTTGAACGTAGAGATGTTGATTTACAAAAACTAAGTTCTCTTCTATTAGAAAAAGGAACTGTTTCAGGTAATGAAGTTCCATAAATAATTACATGTAACTTCCGTAATATACACCTTTGAATATTTGTATAATTTTTATTATACTTGTTTCAAAAACGGCATTTTAAATCTTCAAAGGTGTAATCTACTAATCATAATTATAATATATACTGATATTTTATAATTAATTATTTTGTCATGGTGACTGGGTTCTGCTAACAGATGCATTGGCTATGCCTTCATAAAAGTCTTCACTCGTCATTCTGGAGGTTGGTCTTGGAAATATTGGTGGTGCTGGATATTGGCGAGGCCTCTCACGTCGCAATACAGGTCGTGGAATTGGTGTATCTCGTATATTGGGAGAAGTTACTGGAATATTCAGTTCTGGACGGTTTTGATTAGGAGGATCAACTCCTCCACGTTTTCTATGCTTACGAGATTTTTTAGACTTTCGCTTTTTATGTGTTTTATTTCTTCTTCCTTTACGCGTGCGTCTGGATCTTGATTTTCCTGATTTATTTTTTCTATGTTTTCGCGAAGATTTTCTTCGCTTGCCTCCTTTTGACATATCCATTTTGTAAAAGTGTTCGTCTATCTCTTGGTCTGTCATAGGAATATCTAATCCCATTTTAGCATAAAAATATTCTCTACCAGCAGAACTAAACTTACTTAGAGTGTCTTCCAAACCAGGAACATTCATATCAGACATAAGTTTTCCAGAATCCACAATTTCTTGTTGTTTTTGTTTAATCATAGCAATTAACGCATCTAATTGGTCTTTCTCACAGTCTGCCAATCTTTGCTTCAATATTTCATTCTCTTTTATTGCGTTGTTTTCCATAACGCGGGGAGATCTTCTCTGTTCAGACATTTTGTCTACTATTATAACCAAATACTTTTTTTTAATAGTAGGATTTATTAGTGTTTTCGGTGTTTTTTGGATTTTTTATGCTTCTTTAAAGTTCTAGATTTTCTAGATCTTTTTCCACCACGTGTCAAACGTTTTGCACGTTTTCCTCCCTGACTTCTTCTACTCCAACTAAATCTTGATGCCATAGATGAAGCACGGTCTCTCATTGTCAATGGTTTTGGGTCACTTTGTAAACTGTCAATGTGGGTATTAATAACACCTTCATAATCACCGGGTGTAAGATTTTGAGAATATGCACAACCAGTGTGTTTACAGTTTCTAGCATCTTCAGGATCTTGTTGACAAGTAGGCGACATATCTTCACCCCATACCTTTGCTTGTTTTAAAGCTGATTTACAACCTTTTCTTCCCTGAGGGGTTGTTATGTCGCCATTAACAGCACTCCATTTTTTACAGTGATGTTTTATGTTTTCGCCACAAGTTTTGGCCTGTTCTAAACGTTCATGCGAAGCTTGCATTATACAGTTATATCATATATTTTTATTTGTTGAGCTAGTTTATGTGGTTTTGTTATATTCTTCGCAATACGCAACCCGAATACGCACGAAGCACTTATAATGGTTCAACCAATAATCCAAAACGTCGTCTGCGTCAACATAATTGTGAAATAACGGGTGGTGCCAAAGTAACAACACAAAAAGGTGGGGGCTGGGAGTATTGTGCAATTCTCTCTGGGTTTCCAGACAAAATAAATTGTTTATCATGTGAATGGCGTATTAAGTGTCCAAGTGGAAGACCTGGACGTCGCGCACCTAAGTATAATAGTCCCGCTGGACGGGTGGGGTCTCTAAATGAAATCTTACCTCTTGAATACTGGACAAAGCAATGTGTTGTTAATAACAGGGAGTTCCAAATGAAACTTCATGTTGTAACAGATTTGTATGATAAACTTGATACATCTATTATTCCGTCTAATATTGAAGTAATTCAATGTGAAAAAATTGACACCGAAATGCTAGATATAGAAAATGATATATATGTAACGAAGTCATAATTAATCAAGACCAAACTCTACACGGGGAACATCCAAATCAAGAATGCCAAGCGAGACTAAAATGAAAAAGAAAAATGAAAGATATGGCCATGATGCACTTCCACCTAAACCATAAAATCCAAGAAGATATGAAATCATCCATATAATGAGCGAACCTCCGATTATCGTTTTTAATATTTGCATTGGTTTTAAGTCCATAATAATATAGTCCGTATATACCTTTTTATATGTATATATTGACATAAGAAAAATGTATTTATTAACTTACAAAATTATATTATGTGTATTAATCGGTGTTTGGGCACAATGATGATTTATAATAAAACCACCTCTCGTTGTATCACCTTCAATATAATCAACAATCAAAATATTCTTCTCTTTATCTTCGTCGCTAAGTGTTTCATAAACATCATACGAAACAGACTTATCATAAATAATATGTGAACGCATAACAACTTTTGTTTTTATTAACTCATCTACAGCTTCTACTGTTAAATCACCGTGTTCACATAGTGCATTACAACAATCATTGTAATCATAATAATACCTAAATACATCTATCAAACTACGATGATCTGTTCTAGATGTTCCACAAAGTAGCTTCATATCTTCTGATTTTTTATCCTCAATCGTAAACCCAGTAACAGGTATAGGGAACGTATCTTCACTATCTGGATGGTATAGATTATTCAAAAAATCATTTGACTCAAATAAACGAACTACATCATCACAAACAGGAACAGAACACACATCGTTTAATACAGTCATTTCATATAAACTAGCAAACCATAATGGGTCATGCATATTCAAATAATGGTAATTTATCCAACTATCTGATATATTCATAAACACATAAAAGTCATTGTCACGTTTAATAAAACCGTCGTATTTTATAGTATTCTCTTTTACAACCTTTCCATAAGATAACATAATAATACGCATAATTTTATTCACTTCATCTGCGAAGTTAATATACTTTGTATGATGATCAAAATATGTTTTATTTACAAAGTTCATATAGTTATCTTGGTGATTTTTAAGGTTCTTGTTATTTCTATCATTTGTTTTCAACATTAAATACTGAACAAAGGGCGTTCCATCTGTAGTTAGATTAACTTGGTAAGGACATATATGTAGATTAACATACATACAACTTCTTGCATGGTGGTTCATATCTGCAAACATTTTTTCTTTAATAGGATACGAATACTTTGATGGATGAGGAACATATTTTGAAATAAATCCTTCTTCTGTTTCATGTTGTATTGGTTTTATTTGTTGTCCAATAAGCTGTTCTATACTATTCAACATAGTAGCTATGTTATTCTCATTCATTGCGTCTAATTCCTCAATACTCAAACTGTTATATGGGTCATCCTCTATTCTCAAGTTTTGCATGATTGTTATGTAAATAATAACTATATGTTTAAACTATTTACAAAACTCTATTTTTTATCTTTATCAAGCTTGCGTAACAATGTTTCTGTTACTTTTTCTTCACGATTATCTAATAAATATTTGGTGACTTCTTCGTGTTTTACATTACTTTCTTTAAAATATGTATCAAGAAGAGACATAATAGTCTTCCCATTGAGTGGTTTTTTTGTAACACTGCGTTTATATCTGAGAGCACCTCCATTAATATCAAAACAGTCAATATTATTTGTTTTCATAGTTTTAACTAAATCCTCAGATAACTGTTTCTTTTGTTCTCGTCTTGTTTTTAATTCACGCTGTAGTCTGGCTATTTCATTATCAACATTAATCCAACCTTTAATACTAGTAACTAGTTGTTCTTTTGTTTCCATTAACGTTACTTAATATATATACTGCAATATAAGTTTATACTGTTTCAATATAAATAGAAAAATAGAGATATTATATAATTTGTTTCGCATGTCAGGACAAGGAAATGGAATACCAAAAAAGTTTATTGCAGATTATATTTGGGTTGGTGGTGAAAAAGAGCTTAGATCAAAATCACGCGTAATTACTCTTCCTCCAACACAAGGAACACTTTCCTTGGCTGATATTCCTCATTGGAATTATGACGGTAGTTCTACTAAACAGGCAGAAGGGTCTTCATCTGAAGTTATTATTGTTCCTAGAGCAATATATCGCAATCCTTTTACTATGGGTAATAATATTTTTGTAATTTGTGATACATATACACCTGATATGGTTCCTCATGAAACAAATACTCGTGCAATGGCTAATTCTATTTTTGAGAAAAATCTTCATCTTGAGCCATGGTATGGCATGGAACAAGAGTATTTCCTTATCGAGCCCTCCACTGGAAAGCCAGTTGGTTATGATGAAGATGGTAAACAAGGAGCTCATTACTGTGGCATTGGTTCTGGAAATGTCTTTTGTCGTTCTGTTGCAGAAGAACATATGGCATTATGCATTCATGCAGGCGTTACTATTTCTGGTATTAACGCAGAAGTTGCGCCTGGACAGTGGGAGTTTCAGGTTGGACCTTGTCAAGGTATTCAGGCAGGCGACGATATGCTAATGGCAAGATATCTTCTTATTCGTTTGTCTGAACTAAAAAATGTGAAGGTTGATTTTGAACCTAAACCACTTACTGGTGATTGGAATGGTTCTGGATGCCATACTAATTTTAGCACAAACCAGATGCGCGATGGTAATGATGAAAAGACTGGTTTGGAGTATATTGACGACGCAATTAAATGTCTTGAAAGAGACCATACTGAAATGATCGCACAATATGGGGAAGGTAACAGGGACAGAATGACTGGTGAACATGAAACTGCTGATTATAATGTCTTTTCACATGGTATTGCAAATAGAGGCGCATCTGTAAGAATTGGAAATGATACATATAAAAACAAAAAGGGTTATTTTGAAGATAGACGTCCTAGCTCAAACTGTGATCCTTATGTAGTAACATCACTTATCATAAAGAGTGTTACCACAGAATAAATAATAAATTATCATATATAACATTTTACAATATGTAAAATGTTATAATTTTAATCTTCCCATAAATCTTTATCAGTGATAAACTGATTAATATTTTGAACCATGGTAGTATGTTTTTTACAATATAATGAATTAAAAGAACTTACACAACAATTACATTGACTACCTTTTGATTTTCCTGTTGTAAAAAATGCATAGCATCTGTTATGACGATAATGTTTATTACTTGTTACATCTTGTAATACATGTTTTGCATTATATTCACTATTATCAACTTTTTCTTTCTCTTTAATTTCTTTGGTCGTGTTATCATTAATAGAACTCTTCAAATTATCAGATATCATTGACAATATGTCTATTTTAGTCGTTATTTTTTTCTTTTCGGTTTTGTTTACAGTTTTTATAAATTTTAATAATATTTGTTTCATTATTTCAATGTCTATATGTTCGATATGTAATTGTGATATAACGTTTTTAATAAAATGGTTAGGACAGTATACCATTCCAGTTATATTACTATATTTCACCTTATTATTATTACAAGAAACCAACATTTCAAGTGGTCCATTTAATTCGGAATGATGAATACCGTCACAACATTTACCCCAACTATATTTGTGATAATATCTAGCTAGGTCATACATTCTCATAAACTCATACATACGTTTTGGTTCCATATTCAATGTATTTACACCATATATGTTTTCCCTACCCTCAATAGGATGTAAAAGTGTTTGTTGAATATTCCTACAATAAGGACACCTTATTTGATTATCTTTCAATCGTACACTTTCCAAATGTTGAAAGTTTTTTTTGTGATTATATACATCGTTAAAAATTGCATTATAATTAAACTTGTGTCCACACTCTAACGTTACATAGTTATTTTCAAGTGATAATAATGTGATTAGACATTTATCAGTGTTAATACCAAATGTTTGATTTTCCTCATCATCACTTGTATCATTATCTAACTGTTCTGCAAAATATTTTGAACATTTCTCTGAACATTTTGTAGAAGAATTATATTCAAATTTTATCATCGACATACTAATAATATTCGATTATCTTAAAATATATTTTTAAATCTATTATATAAAGAATAAACTTATAATCAATTATGACCAATACCTGGGGACCACCAACCTGGACATTATTTCACACTCTAGCAGAAAAAGTAAAAGAGGATTGTTATCTAACTATTGCGCCAGAACTTGTTACTTTTATTCGTCGCATTTGTTTCTTATTACCATGTCCAGATTGTCAAGACCATGCATCAGAATATTGGAGAAAAACCAGATATAATTTAACGAATAAAGAGGGTCTAAAAGAGTTTTTATTTACCTTTCACAATGAAGTAAATAAACGCAAGAGCTATCCTATTCAAGAAACAAATATATTACAAACCTACACCAGCAAAAAACTTTCTAGTGTATATAACACGTTTGTTTCTATATTTTTGGCTAGAACAACAAGTCGACTTATGATTGATTCTCTTCACCGCAAACGTCTAGTAGATGAATTTAAAATGTGGTTAATCAAAAATTCATCTTCATTTAATCCTTAAACTATTTGATTTTTTATAAGTTCGCCGTTTTTATATACAGCGCACTTAAATTGCTGTTTCTTTGGTCGTGAACAAACTACTTTTGTGCTTTGTAATTCGTTAAAAAACAAAAACTTAGATGAACCTCCTGCATTCATAGCACAAATAATAGCAAGACCTATTACTAAGCCAGCGACAACATTTAAGAAAAGAACACTGGGGTCTCCAAGACACTTATTTAATCCTCTTACCATAATATCTAATGCTAGGTAACTGATAAATGTTCCAAACACAAACCAGTTTACCGAGTCATTAAAGAACATAGGTAAGCACATATACATCATTGTAAAAGCAATCATAAATGCACTATATGTATTATTTCCGTGTGTGCTGTAATTAATAACATTACATATACCAGAAGCAGGAGGTGCTTCTTTCGCACCTGCCGCAAAATACAAAAATTCTCGAAGAATTGACATTGCAAAAAGGAAGCCTAAATAGATAAATCCTTTGTAACTTTGAATAATGACAGTAAATGCAAGAATTGCTAGACAAACGATTATGGGAGAATAAAATACCATAAAAACCATTAGGTTAGATGGTTGTAAAATATTCATTGCACCAGAATTATTTTCCATAGTGGTATAATAATACACAAGATTATTATATCATATTCTATTCTTGATACTAGTTATGTTTATTATTTTTCAATAATTTTATCTAACAATTCTTCTATATTTGAAACAGCATAAAAAGTAATCCCCTGTATTTCCTCTTTATCTTTATATTTTTCATAAAACTTATTGAAATCATATTCATTTTCTTGAGGATAAAAATAAGTATTAATCCCCGACTTAAGAGAGCCCAATATTTTTGCATCAAGACCTCCAATTGCGGTGATAGAGCCGGTTAGTTGTATTTCTCCAGTCATTCCACATTTTGGCTTTATTGGTAGGTTACTCAACAAACTATAAATTACTGTTGTTATACAACTTCCTGCAGATGGTCCGTCTTTTGGAGTTGCACCTTCAGGTGTGTGAACGTGAATACCATATTTAATATTACCATTGTACTGTTCAATTGTTTTGTTTAGTCTCTCTTTCGGACATAGTTTATAAGCTAGTGTAAGTGCAACATTCATTGATTCTTGCATTACATCTCCTTGTTTACCAGTTAATTTAAGTCGTAAAAACTCGTTAGTTGGGTAAAAATATGCTTCAATTGGAAGAGTTCCACCTTGACCATGTGCATTTGCCCATAAGCCATTTGCATATCCAATCTTTGCAACATTTGGAACCATTGTTATTGAGACTGGTCTCATATCTTTAAAATAAATGGTCTTTACATCTTCAATTGTAATATTAAGAGGATATTGTTCCATTGTTTCTCTCTTTAACATACGAATATTTATTTCACTGACAATCTCAAACAACTTTTCTTTTAACTTTCTAACACCTGGTTCACATGTATAATTTTCAATAATATATCTAATTACATCATCACATATGTTGACAGAACCTTCTAATCCGTTCTTTTTATAAATCTCAGGTAATGTATAGTTTTTTGAAATATGTATTTTTTCGTCAAGAGATAAACTAGAAAACTTTACCCTATGTATTCTATCAAGTAAAATACGGTCAATTGAGTCAGCGTCATTATAAGAGAGAACAAACAAGACTTTTGAAAGGTCAATATCTATACCTGCAAAATATTTGTCTTGAAACTTATCGTTTTGTGTAGTATCAAGCATATGAATAAGGATACCTACAAGTTCTCTTCCATGTTCTGTTTTTGATATTTTATCAAGCTCATCAATAAATATAATAGGGTTCATACATCCTTTATCCATCAAAATATCCACAATAGACCCCCATGTAGACCCGACATAAGTATAATTATGACCATGAAGAGTGCTACCGTTTGAGTCACCTCCCATAGCAATCATTGCGAATGGTCGTGGTTTATCATCACCATCTACAAGACAGTTTGCTAATCCGTTCTTACACAAAGACGTCTTTCCGACACCAGCTGGTCCTTCAAAACCAAAACAATATCCACTATGTTCGCCATTTATCCATTGTCCTATAATTCGTATCAATTGGTTCTTTGCATTATTATGACCATGAACTGCCTTATCAAGAGAATTATTTACATTTGATAAATAACTAGTAATATAATTAAAGGTTTTGTTTATTTTTATCATTTTGTTGCACGTAGGTATATAATCTTTATCTAAGCATGCTAATAACGTTTTTATTGTTTCTCTTTTTATTGTTTCATTTGTATCCATGTCAACCGTTTCTTTCAAGTATTGACAAATAGATGAAACTAACACTTGTTTTGGTTTCTTTATATTAATTTGTAAATTATGAATCTGATATTTTTTACCAGAAATACCATGTGTTCGTATAGTTTCTAGTTCAGTATTCACATTATCAATATATTGTAGTATTGATTTTTTGTCCAGACACAATAACTGATTATATATATTAATTTGTTCAATAGATACTTCTTTAGGTATAGAACGATACTTCATGTAAAAAATATCTATAATATGACGTATATCAGCTACAGTATAGTTTGAAACTGGAACATTATCACCATATTCATCCTTTTTAATATTACTATTCTTTGCCACAACAGAGAGAATATTTGATTGAAATGCCAGACTTTCAAACTCCTCTTTTATTTTTTGAGATACATCTAAAATAGGCTCTTTTCTATAATTTCCAAACGGTATTTTAAGAATACCATCTAGATAATGTCTTGCCTTAGAACCTCCATCATCTGATTTTGATTTAACTTCACGTAATTTAACCATTGCTTTTTCTTTAACAGTATCACCTGTTTTCATTAAACATATTTGTTGTTCAATATTAATTTTACTTGAATCAATTTTATTTAATTTTGTCGTATATTGTAATGTTTCAACGAGAGAGTTATTAAATAATTCGTGTAACTTCCATGTAAAACTATTCACAATTTCATTCTGTTCACGACTATCATCTGTTGAACTTGTGTCCAGTGTAATTAAGTCATACAAAAAATAAGCGATATATTTACTATGTATATCATTTTCATCTAAGAGAAAATACACTAGGGTTTGACGTTTCGTGTATATAGATTTAGATATGAAATCGTTAGACATAGAAATAATAGTTTGTTGTTTGAATATTTTATGCTCTGTCAGTCCACCCTTATAGTAAGCATACAGTTTTATCGCACTATTATGTATAAGCCAATCACGTGTGCTTATACAATGTAAAAAATTAGTAAACATACATTTATCAATATCGGAAGGAATATTATCAATACAATCAGTATATCTTGTATTAATATATTGACTATTTGCCAAATTAATATCAATATGGTCAACTGTTCCATACACAAACATCCCTGCGTTCATTTTTTCATTTTTTATAAATAACACCATACCATTCACATGAATATAGAGTAACCCATTAATAGTATCATTTGATACATTAAAACAATCAAATGTATTCATTTTTCTTATTTCGCCCAATGTATATGTTAATGTCAAATCTGGTGTAACTATATTAGTATCATCTGGTCCGTCCAAAGAGAACATTGTATACCTTAACGGATGAAACTGTTTTTCTATAATTGGAAGAAGTCCACTAGAAATATTTCGAATAATCGTATTTTTATATTCTTTTCCAAAACACACGTACATAAAATCATCAAACCTTTTTGTTCCCCATTTTTTAATAATATTCGACATATCTACATTTAACTTCTGCACTTTTGAAACAATATCATCTTGTTGGATTTCAAACTTCTGAACTTCAGAATAGAGAAACCCAAGTGTAGATCTAATATGTTTCAGTTCATTACTACATATTTTTACATCATTTACTTTTAAAATAAAGTTTCGCTTACATTCATTAATATAAATATATATAGACTGAATAATGTTATTAAATCGAGTAATTTTTGTTAAAAGTGAGCCCCTCACATCATCATCGTACGTGTGATCATTATCTAATACAAGTTCTTCGTAAAATTGCATGTATATGACCTTATATATATTCATATTATATTTTGACTATTCTAATTTATTATTCAGAATAACTTAAAAGAATACATATATGTACACAAGTGGAACATTATAAGAAAGTAGCAAATGGGTATTCCGAGTTACTTTTCATATATCGTAAAAAATCATCCAGAAATAATACAAAAGTTTATTAAAGGAGAGGTTTCTATTGATAATTTATATATCGATGCAAATTCAATTATATATGACTCATATCATTCCTTAAATGTAAATGAAACTAAAAATATTACTAAAACTCTTATAGAAAAGGTAATAGATAAAATAAAATCATATATCGATGTTGTGTCTCCAACTAAAAAAGTGATTGTATCGTTTGACGGAGTTGCTCCAGTTGCAAAACTTGAACAACAAAGAACACGCCGATTTAAGGCATGGTTTCAGACAACGATTACAAATAATCTAAATAAGATAGAAGAACAACATTGGTCTACAGCATCTATCACACCTGGAACATCTTTTATGAAAGAGCTCAACACAAAGATAACCGAATATTTCAAGAAATATAATTTTTCGAATCCACATGGACCAACAGTTACAGTAAGTTCAAGTGATGAGCCAGGCGAGGGTGAGCATAAGATTTGTCAATACATTAGAATGAACCCAACTCATAAAAATGACACAACTGTTATCTATGGTCTTGATGCTGACCTAATTATGTTAGCTATTAATCATCTACCGTTGTGTAATAAGATTTATCTATTTCGCGAAACCCCCGATTTCATTAAAAGTATTGATTCCGACCTTGAACCAAATCATAACTATCTTTTTGATATTCAACGATTAGCTATAAATATTGTTACAGATATGCAACAAGAAGTAAAGTTTTCAGATACAGATGCCGAACAAAGATTATATGATTATATTTTTATGTGTTTTTTACTTGGAAATGACTTTTTACCACATTTTCCAGCGATAAATATCAGAACCGGTGGTGTTGATAAGTTACTTCAACATTATAAATCTACAATCGGTCAAACAAATAAGTTTATGGTAAATATGAAAACAAAACAAATTATATGGAAAAATGTTCGCAAACTAATTGAATCTTTATCATTACAAGAACAAACATACATAATCGCTGAGCACAAATCACGAAATAAACGTGAACGTAATTATAAACATGGAAATAAGCAATCAAAGCCCGACCTAAGTGAAGATGACAAAGTAAACAACGTATTGAATACTATTCAAAATATCCCCTGTACAGAACGAGGAACTGAGTGTTTTATTAATCCAGAACGTGAATGCTGGGAGCATAGATATTATACACAACTTATTCACATTGAACCAGACGAAGATAGAGTAAAGCAAGTATGTGTCAATTATTTGGAAGGTCTTGAATGGACATTCAAATATTATATTTCAGATTGCCCTGATTGGAGGTGGAAATATAACTACCACTACCCGCCACTTTTGACAGACTTAGTAAAGCATATTCCCTATTTTGATACAACATTTATTCAAAAAAATAATTCTAAACCATTAGACCAACGTGTTCAGCTGTGTTATGTTCTCCCTCGCCGTAACCTTTCATTGCTTCCATACAAGATATACAATAAATTACAGACACGCTTTTCTAATTATTATCCAGAAAAAGCAGATTTTGAATGGAGTTATTGTCGTTACTTCTGGGAAGCACATCCAAAATTACCAGAGATTAATATAAAAACACTTGAAGAAACACTCATTATAGATTCATAAATTGATTTTATTGTATAGGAATGGTATATATCAACCCTATACAATCCCGAGTAATTAAAATATTACAATGGCATCATTTACAGAAGAAGAAACAAAATGTTATTTTGTAACACCTTCATATAAAAAGTCAGTATACGAGAACCTTATATATACGAAATATTATGGTGATACTCGAGTATCATTGAAGGTTACAAAAATATGGAGATATGGTGAGTTTAATATCGAAATGAGTGATTCAGAATCAAAAGAAATTATTAAACTTGATGAGGTAAATCTAAACAACTATTGTACAGAGGTTATATGCACTGATAATCTGTATGATTATGATGCAGAGATTGTTGATATTGATAAATATGACGAAGAACTACAAAAACAAATTAATCTGGACGTGTTTGAAGATGTTGATAACGAATCTCCTTATGATGATGCAGACCTAGTTGATGACCATGACTGGGATTTAGACGATACACTATATAGTATAGTTGGAGGCGTAGAACTTGATAAAGATGAAGACAGTCCTGATGAAAGTGGGGAAGAGGAAGATCCCAATGCATTTGAATGCGACGATTGCAATGTAAAAGATGTAAATTGCTTTGAACATTTTGGAATATCAAAGGAGGAAGTAGATATTTATAGAGATATGGGTGAACCAGACCGATGCACGGATTGTTTTGAAAAATGGAAAAATAGCGAGGATGGAAGCCAATACTTGAAAATAGTAACGGATAAAGATAAAGAAAAAACCTATAAGTTATGTGAAAATGTTGACTGTGAAAGATATCCACCTGATTGGGATTCCGAATCAGATACTGAAAGTACTTATCAGGAAGGACAATGGAAAAAATGCTGTTTATGTGACGGGTATTTCGATGATGATGGATTTGGTGATATATTATTTGTGCAAGAAGAACCAAACAATCAAGAAGCAGAATGTGACTTGTGTGGAAAGACGAAAGATATTGTTCAGATGAAAGGAAGCGGTCAATATTTATGTGAAGCTGCTTGTGATGAGGATGAAGATGAGGAAGAGGAGGAAGAGAAGGAAGAGAAGGAAGAGAAGGAAGAGAAGGAAGAGAAGGATGAAGAACAAGAAGAGGATAAAAAATGCTCTGCATATTACTATAATGTATATCGATGTAAACACTGCGATTGTACAACTGCATCAGACGATCCAGATTGTTATATATGCGGTAAAAAGTGTTGTATGTTGCTGAAGCAAGTATTAGATTCCGGAGATAATAAGAGTGAATATGAGTATGAGTATGAGTTTGAATCCGAACCTGATTTTGAAGATGAAGATAAAACCGACAATGTAAAGGAAGAAGCTTCTAATAAAATTTCACCGCCAACATTTTCACCATTAACCGAAGAACAACTAGAAGCAAAACGACAGGAAAAATGTGGGATGTAGGGGATTATTGATAAAGACATTACAATGACAGGTAAATAAATTGAACTGGAAAATATATTAAATACTGATGAAACAATTATAATATAATTTACAATGTCCACTGGAGTTGGTGGTATTTCAATCAAACATATTAAAAACGTTCTTGTCAGTGCGCTGAAAGGCCACCAGAAAGTTCCACTTGGAAGATGGTCTATTTGCACAAATAAAAATACAAACTTAGTAGTTGATTATTCAAATGAAGATCACTGTGGACCATGTGGAACGTATGTAAAAATAACCAATGAAAAAAACAAACAACAAAAACTAGACGAAGACTTGTTAACTGTTGAATATGAATATATGTCAACAAACACACCTAGTATTAAAAATAAACAAAAAAATGTTTATAACCCTCCTTTAAAATACGAAGATGCCGTCAGACTAATAAAGACGCGTCATGGTTCCTTTAACGGTTAACGTTAAAAATCTTGTAAATAACTATATATTTGTATATTTTTACTGTGAAATATACAAATTTCAAAAAGTGAAATGCCCCTTTTTTTGGCAATTTTCATATACAACATTTTGAAAAAATAAAGGGGGGCATTTGAGTTTTTCAATGGGAAAAACCTAAAAAAATGAAATACCCCTTTTTTGGGCATTTTTCATAGACAGTCATCTTATTTTTTAAAATAGGACATTTATTATTTTTCAATAATTTTTCCAGAAAAATGAAAACCCTCTATTTTCGCATTTTTTTGTCCAGATTTGACAGAATACTCGTTTTTATAGGCATTTTTTTCTTCTCGGATGTCTCTTTTTGGTTCCACAAAGTATAAAAAGTATTATATATTGTTTTACAAATGATAGCACGCATAATCTAATAAAATATTATTTATTTCTAAAAGTTGATTTATGGTGTCAATTGTATAATATTTTATGGTGTAAAAATGCATCCAAATTAATACTTTATTATTACATATTCGCAAGTATGTATAATGTATTTTACAAAAGGTTATGACAGCATGCCGTTTTTTTCATTTTTTTCACAAAAGTTTTTGTATATTCCAAAAAAGGACAAAAATTAATTATTAAAATTGTCCATTTTGAATTATGAAGAACTTTTAAAAATCAAAAAATTTTTTTCCTTATGCAGTGGACCTGAAAAAATACCCCACACTGACGAGAGCATAAAAAATATTTTTGACAGTTTTTCATTTTTCTCAGAATTTTGATTTTTTGAGGCGTTGAATTTTACCCATTTTCAAAAATGACTTGATTTTTTACATATTTTCTCTTTATTGATATGCATGTTATTTTTTATTTTTGGAGGCGTTTTTTTTGCACCAAATGATGACAAAACTAACTTTTTTCTTGATTTGTTGACAGATTATCGTGTAAAAAAACGCCGTGTTGCGGAAATCGCCTAATCATTATGTAAACAATTATGTGGTTTTCACTTAAATAAAATATTAGCATAAATATATGTTTCACTGTAAAAGTTGTATCTATTCGACATCCAAGAAATCAGAATTTAACCGTCATCTTAAAACAAAGAAACATCTTCGTAATGCAGGAACCACTCCAACTATAGTAGCAACTGGTTTTACATGTGATGGTTGTTTGACAACATATGTTTCAAGGCAGGGTTTATGGAGACACCAGAAATCAAAGTCTTGTGGAACAATTCAAGACGATGATTATTTAGATGAACATGAAAGTTCTGTAAAAAATATTGTCACCGAAAATGTTATTACTGAAGATAATGAAAAAAATACAGAAAAGTTAACATTTGAACAACAACTCAAATTACGCGAGATTGAACTTGAAGAAAAGAAACTTCAAATACAACAAGATATTGAAATGAAGAATATACAGACACAACAAGAACTGATGCAAGAGATGTGTAATAATCAAAAAATGATGGCAAGTGCAATTGAAAAGATAGGTACTACACAAACAGTGAATAATACTACAAACAACATTATTCATACAATTAATCAGTTTAACCTCAATGTATTTTTAAATGATACATGTAAAGATGCAATGAATATAATGGACTTTGTCAAGAGTTTAAAATATACAGAAGAAGATATTGGAAGTATTGGTAAACTAGGATACGCAGAGGCAATCAGTAATTTGTTAATTAAGGGTCTGAATGAGATTGATGTGACACAGAGACCAATACATTGTACTGATGCAAAACGTGAGAAGCTATACGTAAAACACGACAATGAATGGAAAAAGGATATCGAGTCGGCTGGTAATTTAAAGAAAGCTATTAAAGTTGTTGGACATCAGAACATGGGTTCGTTGGATGAGTGGAAAGAAAAACATCCTTACCATAATGAACCGAATAGCAGGCATCATATCGAGTATCTTGAAATATGTAATCAAACAATGAATGGTATGTTAGATGAAGATGATAAAGAGTACAAGAAGATTATCAAACGTATCGCACCCGAAACCCTTATTGAAAAAGATAATAAGGTTGGGCAAATTATATTAACTGAAACAATTAATGGCGACGAAACTTAAGTGGTATAGCATTGAATGTATATTATTTTAGTATGTGAATAATATATATATATACACCATATATAGTATTATATGAGTGAAGAGGGGAGAATAGTAGTAGATGTTTCAAACAACGAACAAAAATCTAATGAACTAGTTACTAATAAATCTGATACTTTTGTAGATATTGCAAATATTATTCGTAATCAAGATAATACCGCACGAGCAATGGATACTATTTCCAAACTTCAAAACGTAATGTATGATAGATTAATCACCGAAGAAGAAGAACTAAGACGAAAGAGAGAACAAGAAAAGATTGAAATGAAAAAACACAGTATGAAACTAGAGTTGGAATGTCTTGAGATTGAAAATATGAAAATGGATTCCTATTTAAAAACATTATCGAAAAAACATGAATTAGAATTATTATATCTACAGGAAGTTTGTGCTCAAAAACAAAAAATTGTGGATTTAAGTAACTCTCATCCAGAAATAAACTTTGATAATATACGTCCTTATGGAGAGTATTATCGCGAGGAGTTGATAACTGTTACGCGCAATAATAATATAGTTATATCGCACGAACCAGATAATAAGTCACAAGATGCAAAGGTTAGACTGCAACAACCATCTGAAAAAAAAGAACTACCTGGGCCGGCAAAACTTTCACCACGAACCAGAACACTTCAAGCGCGCGAAAGTTCCGACAACAACATTAATTTACAGCGTCGTAATACAGTTAGTGGAATAGATTTACAAAATCAAATAAAAAATGCACTTGAACATAAGTTTAAACATGTACATACAGGTGGCAGTGACGAGGATGAATGGAAATAAAAAACAATATATACAACGATTATTTACATTATATATTGTTTAGTTTAATTATTATTTGTGTAAAGGCTACCGCATCTCCATTTTGCGTTTGGATCATCTGATGTTTTACGTTGGATACGAGCCGAACGTCTCACGCGTGGTGGGGTTTCTTTCTCTTTTTTAGCTTTTTCAATCTTGGCTTGATGTAGCTCTTCTCTTCTTAGGCTGAGTTTTTCTTTTTCTTGCATTATTCTCTCGTCTTCCTCTTGTTTTTTAAGTTTATTTTCCTCATCAATATCTTTTTGAACTCGTTTCATTTCTTCTCTTCTCTGTTGTTCTAGATGTTTAATCTTGTTATCCAGGATGTCTCTTGCTTCGTATAAACTTACCTTATTTTCTTTCATAATATTTTGTATCTTAATATGTCTGTATCTCTGTAGTTCGCGTATCGCTTGCTGGATGGTGTCCCAAGTGTTGCGTAGACGGCGGTCACTGTTGATATCGTATGGCATGTTGTATTGAATACTCTTACTAATTCTGTCTGTGCCAATAGATGGTTATCGTATAAAGAGTTCAATTTATTAGTTATGAAATAAAGTATAAATGTATCAGCGTATATATATTATACAGATGGAGACAAAAACAATTGTTACTGAGTTTGAAAGTCGTCATCAGTTTTTAGATTTTCTTAAATCAAATCCAGGCTTTGTTGTAGTAAAGTTGGGTGCTGAATGGTGTGGTCCATGTAAAAAAATTCATAATGAAGTAAATGATTTCTTTTCTAGATGTCCTGAGAATGTTATTTGTTGTGATATTGATGTTGATGATAGTTTTGATTTATATGCATTTTTAAAAAGTAAGAAGATGGTCACTGGTATTCCAGTTATTATGGTATGGAAACAGGGAAGTGTTGAATACATACCAGATTATAGTTATGTAGGCGCAGATAAAGAAGGCCTCGCTAATTTTGTAAATATGATGTTGAATATATTTGGAAAATAATTATTACAGTGTGTAAACAATATTAAAACATATTCTTCTCTCTTTATAACAAATGGACGATGTTGATTTAGATATAAACAATTACAATTTAGAAGATCTTCTTCAACTATTTAATCTTCCTCTTGATTTTAATAAACAACAATTAAAGAACGCAAAATCTATTGTATTAAAGTTACATCCCGATAAGTCAGGATTAAACTCCAAATATTTTATTTTTTATTCAAATGCATATAAAAATGTATGTAAGATATGGGAGTTTAAATCAAAAACAGAAAAAGACGTAAATAACGAGTCAACCGTATATGTAAATAATGACGACGAAACGTCGTCAAATAAGATAATACTTAATAAAATGTTTGAAAAGAACAATGATTTAAAAAAGCCAGAGAACTTTAATAAATGGTTTAATGACCATTTTGAAAAGATGAAAGTGACAAGTGATAATGATGAAGGTTATGGAGATTGGTTAAAGTCAGATGATGGTCTAGAAGATAATAATTGCAAATCAGTATCACAAATGCATGAAGTATTTTCTCAGAAAAGAAAGCAAGCATGTAATGATATAGTAGAACATTCTTCGATGCAAAGTTTTCAGTTTGGCTCTGGGTCTGGTATGGGCAGTGACCTTATAAATGATAGTGGAGGTTTTGATGGTGAAGGGGGTAGTGGATTAGTATACCAAGATCTTCGTAAAGCTTATACAGAGACAATTGTTCCTGTAGACGATAGTTTAATGGATAAGCGTGTCAAGGTTGGAAGTGTTGATGAATTAAATCGTTATAGACAAAGTCAGGATTTATATGTTCCAGATGCTGAGCAACAGAGAATATATAATGAACAAAAACAAACGGAAGATGAAATGGCTACAAGACGTGCATTCAAGTTAGCCGAACATAGTAAAATGGCTCAACAAAATAGTGAAGGTTTTTGGTCAGGATTAAAATTATTATACGATAAGTAACATAGTTACATCATGTTTAGGAAATGACTTCATAATATTTGTTAGTTTAAATAATATGAAGAATATTCTAGTGAGTGTTCGTGAAAAAATAAGGTAAATAAAATATAACACTATTATATATTATTCACTGTATAACAAGAATAGAATGAGTAAACTAAATGACTACATCAAGATGGGTTCTTTATTTTTTATTTTAATGACAATCGGTGTCTTTTATAGAAGATATGACGATAAACTTATTCGTGAGAGTAAAGAGAGAAACGACGATGCTATTCGTGATTATCTTTTAACCGACCCTGATAAGCTGGGCGCTATTTCAGTGACTAGACCTATCTTATGGATACCTATTGTTTATACATATAACTCTCGTAAATGGGAAAGTTTTGGTTCTCGAAGTTCTTATGACTTAAACCAACCATATTTATATTTGGTAGTAAAGAGTATTATTAGCTATTGTAAAGACAGTTTTCATATATGTCTTGTAGATGATAATAGTTATAAACGTTTAATGCCAGACTGGGGGTATGAGCCAAACAAAACCCCTGAGCCTGTCATGGAGCATGCTCGCAAGTTAGCAATGATACGACTTTTGCGTATATACGGTGGTATGACTGTCCCTTCATCCTTCCTTTGTTTACGTAATTTAGATGAACTTTTTCATAATTCTCTTACGTCCAATGTTGATATGTTTGTTTGTGAAGAGATAAACAATTCTTCGTTATCTAATAGCGAATATGTAACTGGTATTTCGGTAATGGGTTGTAAGCAAAATAGTTCTTCTATGAAAGAACTTGAACTTGTTTATAGTCAAGCAATACGTAAAGATTTTACTATGAATTTAGAGTTAAGCGGAGAGATTAGCAATATATGCGACAAGCTAATAAAACACGGAAATGTTTCTCGTGTAAATTCTGAGTTATTAGGTATTCGTAGTCGTGATGAAAAACGAATTGGTGTTGAGGAGTTATTGGGTAATTCTCATTTAGATATTTCTACTCATGCTTACGGTATATTAATACCATCAAATGATATATTGAAAAGAACTGCATACCAATGGTTTGCTAGAATGTCTGGTGAACAAGTTCTTAGCTCCAATACTATTATTGGAAAATATATCCTTGTTGCCAATGTTCCATCTGCTGAAAAGGCTGTAAAGAGAGATGATGCAGAAAAACCAGAATGGATTTCATATTGGGAGGTTCCAAGTGATGCACCAGTATGGGGTGTAAAACCAAACTTTTTAGGAAATCATGTTCAAGCACGTTCTTTTCAAGCTACATCATCAACATCTGAAGAACCTGCTGTTTCTTTTTCACAATAAATAGTATTATCTGAAGATCCATCTTCATCAAAATACACATAGTATTCTACTTGTTGTTCGGAATATTGATATTTTAATACTGATCGATATGTGATATTATTATAATTACATATTTGTCGTATAATAGTAAGAAACCTTTTGTATGTAATAGGTTGTTCAAGATATGACCTTTTTGATATGTAATAGTATGAACGTATCTCATCAATAAAAGTATCTAATTTTTCAATAAATTTTGATTTTTTAAATGAGTCATAATTGATAATATATTGTTTATTCATTGCCATGCAAATTAATTCTAAAAAATTAAAAAGAATATTTTTATCCATAGGGCGTTTTAATATATGTGTTGGCATTAACAAGTATTATCCTATATTCTGAATAGACAATAGTTATTTAAGTTTTACTTGGAAAAAATGAATGTAATAGTATAGTATGAGACATAGATCTATTAATGAATATACCAAAAAAGATAATACAAAATATATTTGTTCTACACATAAACATATTTTAAATGAAGGCCTTCAACCAGTGTTTAAGATACATAGAAGGTGCATTGATTGTCTAAAACATAATGTCTATGCTTATGCAAGTCGTTATCAGTTAATTGTTGATAATTATAGTTATTTATTTCCGGTATTATGTGACCATTGTAGTAGAAGAATGAGAATATGTAAATGGTGTCGTCCTCCAATACATAGCTGTATTTTATCCTATACGAGATAGTATGTGTAAATATATGTCAACCTACATACTAGAATAGAGGCTTATTAGTGGCTAATTCTTGAGCAATCATACCAAATGAAGCAATCATTGCCAAGCGACCATTATTTAGTTCCTTGTTTAAAAGAGACATATTTTCATCTGTCGAAAAGTCTTGAATAGTTGTAAATCCAAGATCACCGGGCTGATAAGTATTCTTTAATTTGAAATATTTATCGGTAGTGAATGGGTTTTCCCATCCATTTACCATAAATGTTGTTTCTGTTGCCATCATTCCAGACAAAATAACAAGGAATAATTTGATATCATGTGATAATTCAAAAACAGCTGGTCGGTGAGTAATTTGTTCTGTTAATGGAATAGATACACTCGATATCATACCCAGGCGTCCATGTTTTAATTCTGCTTCTCTTAGAAACAGCTTCTCATCAGGCTTATCTTTTGAAAACCCCAATGGATCGAAAAACCCTAATGGTTTGGTATCACCAACCAAAACTGGTGTTTTATCAGCATAACCAAAGTTAAAAGAACTAGCGATTGTAGAAAATGCGAGAAACACAAGTATCTTTATCATTATACTATAACTTGCTAAAAAAGATTTAAGTTAAAACGCCTAAATATTGTTATGTATTATGCGGTATGTTCTGACGTGGTGGGAATAATATTCTGACGTGACAAAATATTATACATAAAATATTTGAAATATTATTGCAATACTTTCATAATATTGTTTGTAAAAAGAGGTAGTTCAATGTCATTTTCATGTATTTCATGAAAAGCTGTGATGTATTTACAGATAAATGGAATAATTTTATATTTATCTGTTTCTGTTAATTTATCTGTGGTCTTGATAAACATAAAATAATTATCTAATATGTCCATTACAGAGTAACCTTCATTTACAATTTTATATATGATATTGATTGCATGTTTTAAATTGCCAGATTTAATGTATTCTGTATACTGTTCAAATGTATAGAGGTCAATATCACTGCATATTGATAGTGCAATATCATAGGTAATATCTTTATTTAAGAGTTTACATTTTTCAAGATAGTTAATTACATTTTTAATTGTGTTATTGCTAATGGATACAATAAAATCTTTAGCACGGTTATCAATAATAATATTTTCCGTTTGTATAATTTCTTCTAAAACCTGATACATTATAGTAGGATCGATAATAGGTAATTTAATAATGGTTAGTCTCGACTGTATACTTTCAATAACTTTTTGTCCATTTGTGCAGGTAGAAAGAAAGCAAACATTATGACTATATTTGTCTATACAATTTCGAAATACTTGCTGACTTTGTTCATTAATTTCATCTATATCGTCAATCATAATTATTTTTTTCTTTCCCTTCACAAAACTATGTGTTTGGCAGAATGTTTTTACTTCACTTCTGTAGTAGTTAATTCCTTGTTCATGTAGGTTATTTATATATAGAACATTTTGCATATATATCTTTTCTTCTATTCCAGAGTAGTATTCTTTTACAATTGAATGCAAAATAGATGTTTTTCCTGTTCCCATTCCGCCTACAAGAAGAGTATTTAAACAATCCGATTGTATAAGTACGTTTAATGAGTTACGAATATCTGTAGGTAAATAAAACTTGTTTAGTATTTTTGGAGTGTATTTATCAATAAATAACGTATTATTCATAGTATAGATAATACATTATTGAGTTTAAGTTCTAAGTTTTTCTTAGTTATAGAATATATATTATTAACTTTTCTTACAATAATTATTTTTCTATTTATATGAGCGACTATTATTGTATTCTTGAAGTTGATAAAAATGCTAGTGTTGATGAAGTAAAACGTTCGTATAGAAAACTTTCATTAAAACATCATCCAGATAGAAATGGAGGAAGTGCAGAATCTGTTCAAAAGTTTCAAAAAATATCGGAAGCATTTGAAACTTTAGGTGATGCTGACAAACGTAGACAGTATGATTTTACACTTAAGTTTCAGGGTGGTTCAGGTATTCCATTTGATTTTAATACTGGAGACGGAGGAATGCCGACACCACCTAGTGAAGCGTTTGCAAAAATATTTGAAGAGATACAAAAACAAGGTATTAATTTAAATGGGGCAAAGATGTTTAGTTTTGCAGGAGGTCCACCTCCAGGTTTTCCCGGGTTTCCCGGTGCAGAAATGAATAACTTTACTAATCCTCACAATATTTTTGATATCAATGTAGATACTAATAATAAACCAACACCAATTACAAAAAAAATTACAATTGACATGGTTGTGTCAATACTTGGTGACAAAATCCCTCTTGAATACGAAAGATGGATACTTGAAAATGGAAGTAAAAAGATGGAAACAGTTAAAATATATATTGATATACCCCAAGGTATAGATACAAATGAAATCATAATGATTAAAGACTCAGGTAATATTATACATGATAAATGTAAAGGTGACGTAAAAATTATTATTAATGTTGAGAATAATAGTATATTTAAACGCCAAGGCATGGATTTAATTATGGAAAAAGAGTTAACGTTAAAAGAAAGTTTGTGTGGATTTACATTTGAAATAAAGCATTTAAATGGTCGTTCTTACACGTTAACTACCCCAGCTGGAACAGTGATTACACCTGGTCATATAAAGCCAATAGATAATTTAGGTGTCGTGAGAGATGGTAAAATCGGAAAATTAATTATTCAGTTTAAAATAGTCTATCCAACAGAATTAAATAAAGACTTGGTTGAGAAGTTAAAAGAACTTTTATAATCTATGTAAAGAGTGATGTATAGCATTTACTTATTCGTTTACATTATTTATAAATAAATGTTTTAGTTATATAATGAAAGAATTAATCAACTTAACTACTTTGGGGGAAATTCAGGAATATATCGAAAAAAAAGAAAATGTAAAACTAAAATTGGAAATTAGTCAGGAAAACATTATAACCAAAGAAGGACATCCTTCACATTATGATACCGGAGATAGTAATCATATGTTATGGTGTAGATATTCCGCTTCAACATTACTTTCAAAACATTATAAAGGAGGGGAGTTTATATTTGTTGATTCAGATGATAATCAATTAGAAAGTTTTAATCAAAATAGTCACTATAATAAAACACTGGTTTATGATATAAATCATAAGCATAAAGTAAATCCACATTATGATGGTGATAGGATTGTTAATTTATATTTTTGGAGTGTAATTTCGGGAGATAATCCTATTGTTTCCCAAGAAGTCGAAGATTATATAAATAGTAATAAAAGTAAAGAAACGTACGATGCACGCTGTTTTAAAATAAAAAATAAATAACTTAAAGATGTGGGTTGTTTTAATATAGGCAAGAAGTAGCTTGTCTTTTGGGGATGTAGCTCAGATGGTAGAGCGCTTGTTTAGCAAACCTTTAATGGTCTTAACTACAAGAGGTACTGGGATCGATGCCCAGCTTCTCCAAATAAAATATAATAAGGTAGTATTATCTTATTATATTTGTATACAAAACCGTCTTTTAAATACAATTTTATGTTAAGTATCTGTTCATAATTTGATTTAAATATAACTCACAGTCTCTCTGTTAAAGAAAACCCAATGTTTCGTTTTATACAATATTCGCTTGTGTGTATACTCGTTAATGGATTTATTGGAGCCTATACGAATAGTTGGACAAGACAAGCCAATATGATGTCGCCTGAAAAACGAGGGGTTGCAAACGAGTTGATAATACAACCCCAATCTGATGTTCAGACACGAGAGCTTATTTTGCCGGTAAACTTACATGTAAAGTTTCTTGATATCTTCTTCCCTTTTCCAGATAAAAATAATGACAAAAATGGAAATGAAACATCGGCTCGTCTCCCCGACAACCCCCCTCCCAAACCTGTATTTGGGGTTTCTTTGGTATAAATAAAAATGATAAGTTGATTTTAAGAGATTGTCTTATGTAAAACAATATAAACATATTTTTATGTGCTTACAATATATTTGGTATGACAAAAGTTAATAAGGTGATTGACAAGTTATACTGTAGGCTGTCATGTTATACAACTGTTACATATAAAAATGTAATTAATATATGTTCATGTCATCCTCAATGTAAACTATTAAATACGTATAAGAGAGCGAAACATGTTCAAAGTTGGCCTTATGCATATAGTGTTGGTGAAGCAGCAAAAACATGTGATTGTACAAAAAAATGTAAGGAGACACAAAGTAATCTATAAATAATATTTATTCATGTAACTATTTCAAATAATTACATGAACACAGTTTATACAAAATAAAAATCTTAAATAACGATGAGTATTATTTAAGAAATACGTCTATTTTGAATATCGGAAGATACCAAGTAAATAGAGTTTTCAGTTATAATAATATATTCTGAACTACTTTTATAAAACTTCGATATAGGAGAAGTATACTCTTCCTCACTTTTTACAAGAAGTTTTTCATTGTTTTCGCGAACTCCAACAAGTGCTTTATTTTCAATAGATGCCGACCAGTAGTCCATAATAATAGGTTTATCTTCAACAATTGCAAGCTTTGCTGCATGTCTAAGTGTTACATCTGATGGAAGTCTATAACTTTGTTGAGTGGGAGTAGGGGCAGGTGTCTCGGGTGTTGAAGTAGTTAAAGCTGACATAAATCTTTAGTAATACTACTTATAATTCTTTATATCTTTATTATAGAAATAATTATAGAAAATAATCATTAATAAAAACTATGCAAGAAACAATTGAAGGATACAACAGAGCAATTTTTCATTATATTAAAGACATTGTTGATTATGCTGAAAAAACGAAGCGGGGTCTTCCTGTAGACAATGTAAATGTTGGATTTTCAGTTGTTACTAATGTCTATATGTTATCATTAATGCATTATTCAGATATTGCACGTGCATCAGAATTAGCTGGGGAAGCAATTAGTGTATTTATAGATTTTATTGTGCAAATGAGTAACATTAGTTTTTCAAACTCACCTACAAAAATAACAGTAAAGGATGCAGCAATGTTTGTTTATAAAAAAGTATTACCAAAAGAAAAGTTTTTTACTTCATCTTCGAATAGTAGTTTTGTTAGTTCACTTGTTATTTATAATGAAGAAAATAGTAACGTAGATGATACAAACTTAAAGTCTCCTGCTAATATGCAAATTATTCCAGCTAGCGAATTAAAAAATATATTAGTAAATATGCGAATATATACATCTATTATTCGTAATCTTATTCAATCATTATTTATAAAAAATATGTTTTATGACAACAGAACAGAGACAATATCTTATTATTCTCAGATAATAACAAGTATGATACATTTAATTGTTATGATAGAGAAGAATTCATCAAAATTATCAGTTCAGTCTATGAATTATATAATAAATGAACAATTAGCATACAAGGTGCCATGTTATCCAGATACAAGTTCTGCATCTACATATATATCTTGGATTGAAAATATGATTTATGAAAAAGTAAACGCATAATGTATTTCATGAGTAAAAATATATTATAATACACATATTTACAATATATTTTGTATAATTAAACTACAACATGATTATCTACAGTAATAAACCTTTTACGTATCGAAGTTTTTTTATTTTTTGGTTTAATATCTTCTTCTTGGACAATGGATTGATAAATTAATGGGAATTCGACAATAAGCATGTTTTTAATAATAACATACACTTCGTCAAGAACATCTTCCTCACACATACCAACAATAAGAATGCTTCCAGTTCTGAATATCATAAAAGATATTACGACAATTGATTTATTTTTTTCTATATTTTCATATTCTCTAACACCATTTTGTATACTTTTTGTTTTATCATAATAAAACTTGCATTGTATTCCAGGATAAGAACATGGGTCATAAATACATTGAATATTGTATTTTGTTTTTAATATATCAAATAGATTTTCTCTATTGATAAAGAAACCGCAATTAAAGTTAGAGTTAATAAGAACTGTATCACATAACCCTTTATAATCCATATCATCCCCAATAATCGGACGTAAATGATTAAGAATATTTTTTTGTACAACATCTAGGTGATACTTAGATCTTATTCCAGGTATTTCAACCTTCCCAGTGTTAAATATTTTTACATGAAACTCGTGAAAATTTCCATACTCGGCATCGTCTTCATCTTCAATAAGTATACGAAGTATCATAACAAAACAATTATAAAATGCACATTTTTGTTTTGACCTGTAGCTAATAATATCTTTTTTAGATATACCAACTGTAACCTTTCTTACATCTTTAAACCAGTTTTTAGAGCCAGATGGTGTAGTGACACTTGTAAGTATTTGCTCGTTAACGTAATATTCGCCTTCTAGATTTTTTTGAATATCATCCACTTCTTCTTGTGATGAAGAGTTAAACTTCATTTGCTTTTTTACAATACCATTTTGTTGGTTTGTATATAAGATAACGTTTAGTTTCCAAAATACGGAAAGGAGATCAACTGGTTTATTTAAATATGCAATTTTTGATTTAGTTGATATATATATATTTGATGGTGTAGGCGCATCTATATGAGTTGGATTACCTTTATTGTCATTTGATTGTGTGAGTTCATCACCTCTAGAACTTTCATTATTTACAGATGAAGTTGATATATCTCCGCCAGACATAAAATGTTCCCATTCTGCATCAATGTCCATATTGTTTAATAAAATAATAGTTGATACAACTTAAACACATTCTTGCTTTAAATCAATTTATTAAACAATATAACGTATATTTAGGAAATATAACAGTATTGCGGTGTGATTTGTATACAATATAGTGGATTTTAAATATATTGTATATATTTTTATAGTTGTTATATTATATAAATGTTACACCGAGAATTAGTCTCTAACCCCCGAAGCTTCTGTAATCTACAACCATCTGCGTCTATACCAATTTCATCTAAAAATACAACATCAGATAAAAAACAAAATAAAATGTATGAAAAATGGTCGCAGTATGACGAAACACCTTTCTTACCATCATCAAGTCCTCCAGTAAGCGATTTTTTGAAAAGATTGGCCGAAAGAAACATAATTTACAATAATTCAACAAACTTTTCCAAATTGGAAAATGCATAATTTGAGTACGTTTTATCATCGACATTTGATGTTACGTGTAATAAACGTTCTACAAAATTAAGAAAATTAGGTGTAACATTTATTTGTTTGTCTCGAATTAAGTAAGTTAAATAATCTTTCATCATGTTTTTTAAAGTCAAATTATAGGTAGTTGTTAGGTTTAAAACATAATTAAAAAGAGATGAATATCTATTGATATTTTGTTTTGTTTTTAATTTGGAAGCCTTCTTTATTTCTTTGGTTAGGTCATTCCACGTTTTACTATTAATAATAAAAAAATCTTCATCACATAAGCTTGTATTATGATTACATTGAATAAAGTTAATCATGCTACGTATGTCAGAACCATACATTTTTTGAATAGACTGAACTGTCTCAATCGGTAGTTCGATATTTTCATTTTTTGCTATGTTTTGTAAAAAAGAATATATTTTATCTTCTGGTAGGTTGTTAAATCGTATTTTTAATAGTTCAGTTTGAAGACCACTATCTATGCGACTTATGTAATTACAAATAAGACAAAATCTTACATTTGAACTATAAAGATTTATAAGATGGCGAAGTGCTTGTTGTGCATTTTTTGTCATATAATCAACCTCATCTAATATTACAAATTTAAGACCACTTGTAAATAAACATTTTGAGTTTACAAACTGAAGTATTTGATTACGAATTATATCAATTCCTCTATCATCAGATGCATTTAAATGAATCATAAGACTATGCTCTTGTTTACCCATCGTATTTTGTTGATAAGCATTTATTAAATTAATAATTGTCGTTGTCTTACCCGTTCCGGGCGGACCATAAAACAATAAGTTTGGAAAGTAATCCATCGTTACAATGTTTTGACATATAGTATTATTTGTATCACTTAACACGATTTCGTCAAAACTGGATGGTCTATATTTTTCAACCCATGGGATCGTTTTTATGGATGTTTCATTATTTGATGTCATTTATTTACTTTATCATAAATTATCTATATCATTTACACAAGATGATTTATGTAGTATTTATTTTACCATTGAAAAAATACCATAGTTAATATCTGATTTTGTTTCTCCAGAGGTATCTTTTGTATTTATTTTTGATTGATCTACGCGTGCCTTCTTTTTCAAATTATAATTATTTGCTGTAGGAATTATTTTATTATTAATAATAAACTCGTCATTGTCTTCATGTAATTCTGGCAGTATACGAGTTAATGGTTTATCAACAACAAGGAATAATCTATCGCTCTTCAAAATTTGTCTATATTCATTGATATTCAAGTTTCCACAAAATCTTTCCAAAAAGTAATGTGGGTCTGGTGCAGGTTTAATATTTTTCTTATAATCAAATACCTTGTTATATAGATTGTTTAATAGACTATACCGTTCAAACTTGCACGAACTATCAATTGTTTCATTCATTAAATAACCACAAGCACATTCTGGTGAACAAAAACAACCATATACCTGATAAGTATTTTTCAATAGAAACTTTGGAATATAAATAGGAGGATTGTCAAAGTCATATGTACACCAAAAACAAGCAGATTTTGAATCAGGAACGCTATTTAGATGTAAAAACTGCTCAAGGTTTTTTAATTTTCTCCATGTTTCCTTCATTGATACGTTTTCATTTACATGAGTTTCGTTTTGTTTTTGTAATTGCACCTTTTCAGTATGACAATTGTTATCATTTGTTGTGCGAATAATGTTTGCCGCAGTATCAGATTCTGTGAGAACTTGCTCATAAGATGAAAGATTATTTATCGAAGAAGAATTAGCTATGACATGATAAGGTAGACCATCCTCATCATATGAGTTTACGTTTGCATGAGAAAAGTCGGGTTCATGATTACCAGTGCTTTCCAAATCACGCAGAAAACATTTTAAATGCAATATAACATTTGGTTTAATATTTGCAACTGGTGGTTTTTCTTCTTGTTCACTTACAATCTTACCACCTTTCGGTTTACGCCCTCTTTTCTTAGGCACTGGTTTTTCTTGTTCTTCTGCAACAATAATTATATTTTCGCCCTTCTCCTTTTCGGCCTTTTCTTGAGCAAGTTTTGCCTCTTCTATTTCTTTCTTTGTTCTTCTTCCTCGTTTTACCTTTGGTTTTTCTTCAGTTTGATTATTTTCAGCAGTCACAATGTTTTTTGGCATTTCCTTATAAGCTTTTCAAAGGTTTAAATCGTTTTTATTATCTTTATAGGATTTATATATCTAAGAGATGTGTTGATTTTTGTAACATTTTCTACAAACGGGAACATATATATCATTTCCAATTACCTTTTGTTCTTTACTTTCAATTAATCGTTTTGAAAAGATAGCACGTGTTCCATTTTTACATATTCCGCATAATGAACGTAACTTATGCACCTTATCACACATCGGAATAAGCTCTATTAATTCACCAAACTTATTTCTATTGAAATCACCATCTAGTCCAGAAACATACACAATTTTCTTGTTTTCAAGTAATAATATAACAAAATCATATAACCCTTCAAAGAACTGACCTTCGTTTATCAAGACAACATCTGAACTTAACGATTTATCAAATATATCTTTATTATTATCATCTTTAACGAATGTATTTGTTTTTATGCAAGGTATCATTTTTTTATCATGAGTTGATAACATATCTTCATGATAACGATTATCCTCTGAATGATTAATTACAGTTACATTTTTCCCACAAAATGTATGTTGACTAAAGATTTCAAGTAACCATGAAGTTTTTCCTGAAAACATAGGACCAAACGCAATCTCAAGATATCCTTCAGAATAAATGCTTTCCATTTTAGAGATAGAATATTGTTATAAATTATTTTATATAAATCAACTCATCTATATAAAATAATCAATTTATTACATAAAACTAGAAATTTTATTCTTGTTTATCGTCACTGGTTAAGTCTTCAAGAACTTTTTTATATTGCTTCTCGTTAAAATCTTTAATACCTTCATCAAGTTTCATGCGTATCTGTTTATATATTTCTTGATTTATCGATGTAATTGGTCTGGGTTTTTCTTTCTGAACACCCATATATTCTTTAATTACATCAATGGAATTATAATTGTATTCAATCAACTTATCCTTTATCTCATCAAGAGTATAATCAGTTTGTCTTGAAATCATATCACACATTTCTGTGATTTTATCACTACTTGGCACAGATACATCATCCATTTGAGTTATATTGTGTACTAAGGTGCTGTATTTAATTTGATTTGAATATAATAATATTATAAAAATAAGTTAAACACAATATGGGTACTAGACTATTGATATTGAAAATGCAGAGACAATCATTAAATATGGATATTCAACCTATTATGTTAGACATGAATAGTATTATTGAAACACATGTTACACAAACAGTAAGAAGTATTAATATACGTTATGTAACATGTGAAATCGAACAACAAAAGAAAAAGCTTGATATGCTCGAAAAAGAATTAAATAGACTTTTAAATGAAGATAGCACTTCTATGTCAAGTCATGCAAGTGTAACGGATAATCAGAATATTGAGTTAGAAATTAATGACACACCAAAAGAAACAATTACTGGAAATACTAAGGCAAAGAAGGTTGTAAAAAAGAGTGAACCGGAAAGTGATATAGTTATTGACGAAACAAAGACCAATAAAGTTGTTGGGGAACCTCAGACAAAGAAAGTAACGACTTCTTATTTTGATACATTTATAAATAAACCAAGTGAAGAAGATCCTGTTGAGGATAAGGATAATAGTGAACAACCCGAAGATGAAAGTGTTCAAGAAGAAGAGGAGGGTGTTTATGAGATAGAAGTAGATGGGGTTTCATATTATACAACCGATGATGTAAACGGACAGTTATATACTGTGGATGAAAATGGAGAGCCAGGCGATGTTGTTGGAAGACTACAAGATGGAGAACCTATCTTTGATTAATAATTAGTTTTATGTATATGTTCAAAATAATATAAATATATGAGTATGTATTTACATTATGAAACTTTTATCATCTTTCTCTTTTATCCCAACACATTTATTTATTTCTTCAATATGCACCGGAACGTTGTTATCTGGTATGATTTTATACATATATTCCCCTAGCTTATTTATGTCGATTGCCGCAAAATTATACACAAATACAATGTATCTATACACAATTACAGAATACAACATTGAAAGGGTGAAAAAAATGTATCATACTTATCTTTGTAATGATGAACCAGCCAACGGTGTTAAGTTAATTGAACGCCACTATATATTTATTTGTAACAATGAGATAGTAGATGTAACTGATGATTATGATGTCAATTTTGTTGAGATAGATAAAAATGTTTATGTTGGGCAAAAAATTACAGATGTTACAGATTATAACAGTTTGAAACAATCAAATATTAAGTTTATTTCATTTGATGTAAACTTTCAGGAAGGATCTAATAATACAATGTATTCACTTGATCTTTGTAACAAAAGTGGAAATTATCTTCAGTTTGGAAATGTGTTAGATAAATATGTTATCTGGTATTTAATTAAAAAACAGTTCGGGGTTTGTCGTTATAATCAACCATATTCTATAACTGTTATTGATTCAAATGTCAACATGTCCACATTAACACAAGAAAATACATTGAAGATGGATGAAGAAAGTTATATTGTAAACTAGAAAGATATATTGCACAACTTAATACAATTGTAAATCTATATAAATAAATATGTATATAGATATACAGCAATGGATACAGAAATAGCTCACTTTTCAGAATTACCCGCTATGAAAGAAAATGCAAAGGATAATGAGACAACCCATAATAAATTAGCTAGACAGTGGACAGTATGGGCACATTTACCACATGACACCGATTGGAGTATAAAAAGTTATAAGGAAGTATATGAGTTAAATACAGTAGAAGATACAATTGCTATAATAGAGTCATTACCAGAAGTTCTGGTTATTAATTGTATGCTATTCATTATGAGGAAAGGAATTATACCTGTATGGGAAGATGTGAATAATCGTAAAGGAGGATGTTTTTCGTACAAGATTGCAAACAAACAAGTTTATAGTATTTGGAAGGATTTAACATATATGTTAGTTGGCGAGTCTCTTAGTGAGAATAAAGATTTTGTGAAAACAATAACGGGTATTACGATTTCACCTAAGAAATCGTTTTGTATTATGAAAATATGGACATCAACCTGTGAGTTTCAAGATCCTAATATTATTACAAGTATGATAAATGGTCTTACTAGTGTAGGATGTATATTTAAAAAGCATAATCCTGAGTATTAATATTATTGTAAAGATGTTTACATTTTTGTTATAAGACAAAAATGTAAAATATTATAAAATATATAGTTATCGCTCTAAAGGTCGTTGATCAGTCTGTGCTTTAAATGGTTGGGCAACAACAGCAGGTTCACGTTGATAAGTATTCAAACTTTTAACACAGTTTAAGTCGGCAGTAAAGGTTTCTTCTGGTTTGGTTAAGTTAGTGGTTCCTGTTCCTCGTAGAAACGATTCAATATCAACAGCATTATTTGCTAACATAGTATTTGGTAGGTGTGCTCCACCAAGACCATTCCCAGGATTGTATGTTTTTTCTGCTAGACCATATTCGGGTTTTAACAAGTAATCTTGTGTATTAATATTTTCTGCGAGTTCCATTGCATAATTTCCACGAGTATTTTTATTACGAGTAGAGGCCATTGTGTATCTATCTCTAGTAATTAATTCTTATATGTAATATACATACAATATATTTATTTTGATTATTACTTATCATATAATAACTCATTTATTGCTTGTAAAATAAGCTCTTCATGTAGTTCATTAATAGTTCCAGTTACCTTAAAATCTTGTAAACATAGATTTGTAAAAAAGAAAAGATGATAACTAAAGAAGATTGGTGCTAGGTTCGGGATATTTGATGTAGAATGTTTATTGTTTTCCAGAATACAACTTAACAAGTCTCTATCGTTCAATAATTGAATACATTTTGTTATTGTATTTGTTGCAAAAAAAGATTGAAATATCAGGTATTTATCAAATCTAATATTGGTTATATCTTCAATATTGAATGCATGTGAAAGTTCACTTTTATATAAATAATCTATGATGTCTCTATCATCTTGAAAACCTTCTGTTGCTTCATGTGAAATATTTAATTGTAATTTTTTAATAAATGGTGCAAATGATGTATCGTAAAACGCGTAAGTAGTCAATAAATCATAATTATATTCACAACTCATGTATAGTGTTAAATACTAGATTAATGTATTATAATCTAGTGTTTAGTTGTTATATCCTTTGTAGTATATATTTATTTTGTATCACGGTGAACATCACGAGAAGCAATACCACCACGAACCCAGTTACTTGATGCAACTTCTTCAACAGAATAGCTGGGGTTGGTAACGCGGTCATTAATACTGCTTAAGAGAGGAGTAGAAGTATAGCTCATATAAGTTTTTTCCGACAAACGGTTAACAGAACGTCTGTTAGTGACTTGTTCTCCCTGCATAAGCTTGGACTCGTCTATGCTATCAACAGAACCACGGCCAAGATAAGGAACTGTATTGTATGGTCTTTGATATATTTCAACCTTATTTTTAGGATGAGTTTGAAGAGAACCTAATAAAAGCTCCGAGTTAGCATCAACATTACAACCGCCAACACCTAGATTGTGACTTCCTTTATAATTAACAGCTGGTTGACTGGTAGCAAACTCAATTGGCTTCTTCATGCCACATTCTGCCAAAAAATAATTTTGAAGTTGGTAATTGCAAGATTGTGTATTTTGAATAGAGCGTTGGTCAACAATACAGTTATCAACCCCAATTCTAGTTGTATTTGCAAATGGTGTAATTTCTGCCATGATTATCGTATATATAATACCTTACATTATTTTTTATAGTAATAAAAGTAAAAATAATATATTTTTTAATTTGCTAGAGTTTAAACATAGGGGGTAGTCCGTCCATCATTAGATGAACACATCATAACGTCACCATCTTTACATGATGGCATGTTTCCATATAAAAATTGTGCGAATGCACCTTGGTCATTCACAATTCGAGTATTTGCTGTAGAATTAAACTGTCTCATCGATGTATCAAAGTCAAAGTTTTCGCCTAAACTGCCAAATATTCTTTGGTCAATTCCAGGATTTGATTTATTCACTTGTTGAACCATTTTCTTTGCAGAAGAGTTTATGTTGCTGTGAACTTCTGGTAAAAAAGCAGGAGGTGCTGATTTTTTATTAGGATTATCCTGAATATCAGTAAGAAGAACATTTGACATTGGATTTTCTGGTGTAGTTTTACTAAAAACCTTTTCTAATTCTGCATTGAGATCATCAGGTCTTTTTAAAATCTTTCCACTACCTGCATTTCCAAACCCTTCCAAATTAGATACAACATTATTGTTTGAAGAAAATATTTGTTTACCCGTGTTCTTGTAATAAATCTGAATAAGAATGATAATTATAAGTGTTGCAAGGCCTATCATGATTGTTTGGTTTGTTTGATGAAACAAATATCCTAAAACTGTAAGTAATATAGTCAAGCGTGTAATTGCGTTTAATCGTTCAACATAACTCATATGTGGTTTTGGCCATATTTGGCTAATTTGTGTTTTATCTATTAAAATAGTTGGCTTTGATATCCAAAATATGTCTGCCATTACTTATATAATTCTATTATTTTTTATTTTTCTGTTTTTTCTTTTTAGAACTGGTTTTCTTTGCTTCAACACCAGTGTCTTTTTTATCGTCTTCAAATAATTCAACAAGCTGGTCGTCAGTCAATGCGGGCACTTGTGGTGCCATTGTTGCTTTCTGAAGCTGTTCCATCATTAATGTAGCTTCTTGTGCTTTTTTGCGCTCAATCCTTTGCTTCATTTCAGTAATTTGATTTTTTCTTTTAATTTGGCGGTCAACAGCATTTTTATCAACACGCTGTCCCTTTTTTAAACCACCCATCATCATTTCCATCATATTCGATAGGTTTCCAATATCAGGCATATCAGCATCACCTTCACTATTTGTCGAACGAGCAATACCAGACATCATATTTTTCATCATATCCATTCCAGGCATATCATTTACGTTCTGTAGAACACTCGACATTTCAGAGAAAAGCTCTTGTTGATCATACTCACCCGAGTCCATTTTTTGTTTAAGTTTTGAAGATACATTTTGCGCCATTTCAATAAGACTTCCTGGTTTTTCACATAACTTTTTAAGTACATCTTCTGCCGATTGTGCATCTGCAAAATCATCTTGATTTATATTCTGAAGTGTATCATTCAAAATGTCTTCCGCCAAGGCTCCAATTTTACCACCTAGAATACCATTTAACTTTTCTTGAAAATCGTCAGCTGATATACCTGGGGTCGAAGTTTCACTACTATCATTATTTTCTTCGTCATCGCCATTCATTGCAGTACTAAAAACTTTTTGAATATCATTAATTGTATCACATAGACTGTCCTTGAAACTATTTTCGTCTAACTTATCAAGAACTTCTTTCATCCCATTATCCATATTTTCAGTATCAACACTTCCAACTACACAAAGAGTAATTGTTTGTAAATACTTCCATAGAACGTCTCTGGTTTGGTCAGTAATGTCTTCACATGACCATAGATATTTGAAACTAACACCAGGTAAAAAATCAACATTTGTAGTTGAGTTAGCATCAAACATATCAATATTTTTGTAAATTATATCTGTAAAGCGAGGAGGATATACTTTTAAACAATGTGTAAATAGTGTAGCCACTTGTTCATTTGTAAAAGAATCAAATCCCCACCACTTAGAAACAATAGGTTTATACTCGGGAAATGTTGTGGTAACATCATTGATAAAGTCAATCATTAATTTTGGAAATTCGTTAGGTATTTCAGTTACTTTTTTTGGCTCATTGTCTACATCATCTTCTACTTCTACCTTACTTGTATTGGGGAGACACTCCTCTGCTGCACTATCAAGAATATTATCTAAATCATTATTTGAAGGAACGCTCATCTATTTTCTTTATTATATATTAATCTTCTTATGTTGTTTGAATATATAAATCTATAATTATGTATATTATAAACAAAATATTCAAGAGAATAATACTAATTAATAATCAAGTTATAAATACGGTTTTCTATAAAACAAAACGGTATTTATTTATATTTTAAGATGCCATTGAAAAATACATGTCTCCAATCTTTTTAAGATTTTGAATATATTTCATTGCTTTTTCTTGGCTATCTGGAGTCATCAACTTAATTGGTCCACGAAGACGATCAATTGCAGACATGACCTGTGTGGCATTTTCCATATTTCCTACATCATCATTATAATCATTGTTAATAAAAAATGTAATATCTCCTGCTTCAATTTGACTTGCATATTTAGTTGATACGTATTTATTCCAGATTTGAATTAGAAGCTTAGGGTTTGCCTTTCTTAACATTTTGATTGAATTACGTGAGTTACGGATATCCATATCATCTGGAAAAATATTTACAATATCCTCCATGAACTCATCAAAATGATCATTGAATGCCTTTTGTAATGTTTGTGATTGGTTCATTCGTTACTATATAGTTTATACATGTTCTTTTATTTAAGTTTTGTTGATTAATTAATTTAATAATATAGCGATTACTATAACAAATTGGCGTAATTAACGACGATGACTACACTTATAGCCCACCGAGGATATTCGGGTAAATATGGTGACAACAATATGCAGTCTTTTGAAAAGGCCATTGAATACAGTTTTGATATGATAGAACTAGACATACAGATGTGTAAGTCAGGAGATATTGTTATTTATCACAACGTTCAGTGTGATGGACTTCTTGTAAATGATATGGAAATAGAGGAAATAAAAAACTATAATATATTGACATTAACCGATTTTTTTAAAAAAATAACACCAGATAAGGTGGATATATTTCTTGATATAAAAGGAGAAACAGATATTACTTCTGAATTATATAAAATAATAACAGAACATTTTTCATGTGATATTATCAAACACATATACATTAGTAGTTTTAACCGACTTATTATGGAAAATATACAATTACATCGTTCTACATTATTTCCTATTAATATAGGATTTACTACATCTAATTCATATACACCAGAACAATGTGATTTATTATTCAAAGAAATAGATTTTGTTTGTTTAGATATACATATATTGAATAGATCTTTTATTGAAAAGATTAAGTCAATGGGAATATTAGTATTTACATACACATGCTCGAGCAAAACTGATTTTGAGTACATATTAACATTTGATATAGACGCAATTGTAAGTAATTATTACATTAAGGATTTAAATAACAAATAGAGTAATTGGAACTTATCTCCGTTCAGTGTTCATTTTATCCATTGAGTTTTTAAAGTCTTCCTCACGTTTCTGTTGTAGTTGCTCTAAAGACATTCCTGACGTTTCTGATGAATAATCAAAATCGTCGGTTGGAGTTTGTATTTCACCCGGTCCATTCTCATTAATGCTAACATAATTATACATTTGTCTTTGTCCACCAGCTCCCTTTGTCCCAAGTTCTTCCGCGCCCTGATCTAAAAAACTAAAATTATCGGAACTAACCCCTAACATAGAAGCACCTCCTTGAAATGAAAAACAAGATGGTTCCATATTATTTTGTGTGCTTACACGAACATTTTCTTTAACTACAGGTTTTAACGCGTTATAAATTTCATCACCATATACTACACGATAATTTTGATTTAAAAGTAACATTGCTGGAACACTTTGTACATTTTCTGGCATGATAATACGTTCCCCATTATCCATAATAATATATATCTTACCAGACTGGTCTTGGTGACGTTTATCAATACATATAAAATGTAATTGAGTTTGTAAGTTATTAGTTGTTATATATGATAAAAGTTTTTTTGAATGTTCACAATATTTGCTGTAATATAGGATATTACTCATTTAGTAAAATGATATATAAGTGTTTAAGTTGTTATTGTTTTTTTGTTATTTTATATTTTTACGTATTTTTAATTAATAATTCTTTACAAATTGAACCGTTGTGACTGATATTAACTATATGTAATTAATTCTATAGATAGTATATAGATACAACTAGTAATACTAATAATATGAAGCTAACTAACGTAGTTGAAAATAATAATGAAATTAAATTTGTTCTTCAAGGCGTAGATTGCACTGTTGCAAACGGTCTTCGTAGAACACTTTTGTCTGACATCCCATGTATTGTTATGAAAACTATGCCACATAAAGAGTGTAATGTAGATATTACAAAAAACACATCACGTTTTAATAATGAAATTATTAAACAACGTCTTTCATGTATTCCTGTTCATATAACTGATATGAACACTCCTATTGACCAATTAGAACTTGAACTTGATGTAGAAAACGAAACAGAAGATGTTATTTATGTTACAACATACGATATTAAAATTAAAAATACAAGCACAAATACGTATCTTAGTAAAGAAGACCGCGACGAAATCTTTCCAGCTAATCAGATGACCGGATATTATCTTGATATTGTCCGCCTACGCCCCCGTTTAACACCTACTTCTAGTGGCGAACACCTGACATTTAAAGCAAAACTATCTATCGCAACAGTTGATGATAATAGCATGTATAATATGGTGTCTACATGTTGTTATGGAAATACAAAAGATGAAGAACGTGTCAAAGAACAGTTTAAGATTAAAGAACAAGAACTAAAAGATAGTGGTGTTAAAGGCCAACAACTAGAGTTTATGATGAAAGACTGGTCACTATTAGATGCACAGAGATACTATCTTCCAAATAGTTTTGATTTTACAGTAAAAACAATTGGAGTATATACATGCAAAGAAATATTGAAACTAGCATGTGACCGTCTCATTGAAAAATCAAAGACACTTATTAATTGTATTGAAAATCCCAAAACAGATACTAATCCTGAGGATGAAGGTGTTGATACTGAGTTGTCATTTGATGAACTAAGACGTAAAAATAAAAGGGTTGAGATTTTAAAAACTACAAGCACTATTGTAAATGGTTATGATGTGCTTATTCACGACGAGGATTATACTATTGGTATGATGCTTCAATATATGTTGTATTCTGCTCATTATGAAGGCGATAAGAAGATGTCATTTTGTGGATTTAAAAAGTTTCATCCTCATGATACACATATTATGGTTCGAGTTGGTTATACCGAGCAAACAGAAGGGACAGTTGTTGCGACTGACTTCCTAGATGCATTGAATAATATCATTAGTGTATTTGATAACATGAAAGGAATGTTTTAAAAATATTGCGTATTAAAAATAATATATTAAAAATGAGTTGTATATTCACTCATTTTTAATCTGATTTTTATTTTGAAGGTTTACTTATAGGTCTGTAGAGATTATACCCGGAACTTTTGGAACCACAAACAATGTGTCGTATAACAATGGAACATCTAGGTTGTTAACATAAGTCATTGCATCTTGAATAGTTAACATTTTTGATTTTCCATTTACATCTACACGTGACTTATAAATCTGATGTAAGTTAAACATATGCGTCTTTACATGAGCGGGGTATTGAGATAATGGCTTCTTTTTATATCTATAGCATTCAAAGTATAGTTCATACAAGAAATGAGTATAGTCACATAGAAGATTATGGTAATAGTTAAACAACTCGTTGTGTTCAGGGAAAGCATTTGTATAATTATTAAGTGTGCGTTTTGAACGCATGTTTAGATACATAAACCGAAAGTCTGCGCAATTAGTTTTATAGTCAAACATAAAAGTATTATACTGTTCTGTAATAAACTTTGTTCTTGTGTTTGTAATAATATCTCTAACTACAAGTCCCTTTAATAGATTACTATTATTATTTAGTTGATTCATCTTTTCCATCAACTTTGGATAAGAAACTAGGTCGTATTGTTTAGGAATTGATACTTTGCTGTTTTTAAACACATCAGTTTCCATGATAGATGCTCTGTCTTGGACCTCAACTGTATAAGAACAGTTCTTCATATCATCAGACAAATTACTACTTATCTTATAACTCTCAATAAGAACTAGTCGTGGTTCGTTTACCTTTGTAACAATTCTATTTTCAGGATGTGACAAAACAAAACTATATGAATAGTTTTTGTCTAGTTGGTCAATATTTAATTCACAATATTTCGCTGTATTATAAAACATGGAGCAAAATGTTGGTTGATGATAATCATTTGTATAAGTGTAATAATAACTATTTGCACCTACTTTTCTGCGAGTACTGATTTCCCACTCGTCATGAGCGGTATCCCAAAAAAGATTTATCATTGTTCCATCAACAAACTCTTCAACTTGTAGTTTAGAAAGGTCTGGAAACATATCAACAAAGTTTTCAGAGTTTTGTGCTTTTGGAGGCGAAAAAGAAAGCAGTTTATTACCTTCAGTAAAAAGCAAAGACTTTAAAATACCACACGTTCCATACATAGCATTGTTCATTTTATCATTCTGATAGTTCAAAACCTTATAATTTTTTTGTCCTGAAACATCGTCATCATTGTTTACATTTATTCTTTTTGTGTTTACATTTTTTATTCTGAATGCATTAGGCGCATTAATTGATTTGGGTGACTGTGGTAGGTTGTTATGATTATCTGTATTATCCGTAGTTTTGTCGGTAGTATAAATTAACTTTGACAATACCTCTTCAAAAAAAGGAGAAGACTGTGCTGAGATTGTGTATACGGCAGGCATCTTGTAGATGACTGTACTTTGTGTATATCTCTAAGCTATTTCGGTATATCTATCGTAAAGTACACTGAATATTGTTTATAAACTTCTTATTAGGAAATTGTAGAATATATTAATCTATTATAAATATAGGAATAATAACAATGACAGACGTATTAGGGACATCTAGCGAGAGCATGACTATAGCAAAAGAAGATACTCGGAATAAAGCTGTTAAAATGTCTTTGAAATTATCCGATATTATTTACGTTATTTCGCCATCAAATGAGGTGTTAAATAATAAAACTTTTTTTGTTGAATATATTGACGAAAAACTAGTTACTATAGTAGATGTAGACACCGGAAAACAACACAAAATACGAGTTCATAAAAATGGTATTGTTGGCGATGGTTCTATACAAGAAGTTCGTCTTTTAGAAAGACATGAGCAAGACGGATATGCCCGTCAAAACGACCTTCTCTCTGGTAAGTGGATAAATATTTATTTTTCCGGAGAGACACCATTTGTTATCACTGCTGAGATAACAAACTTAGAAGAGGATATGATTGAGCTTACAACTTATCCGGATAATGATGTTATTTATATTGACTTCGCATACAAGGGTATACCACTTGATTTACCAATTGAACGTATTGAGATACGACGTTCTGCTCCAAAAAATCAAGAAGATATCGACGAAGAAGCCGTTGAAGAAGAAAAAGAAAACGACGAGAATGACTTTGAAGAAACACACGAAGACGATGAAGATTATGCACACGACATTGACGAAGATGTAACAGAAGAACAAGGAGTTGAGGAAATGAAGGATAGCGAAGGAGATACTTTAGACCGCGAAGATATGGAAACTCTTTCGGGTAAACAAAAAAATATGACCCGGGTTAAACGTCGCATTCAAGAGTTTGCTATTTCTGCTGACCAACGTATGCATATGTTTGGTGATTTTTTACCTCCCGTTCAAACACAACAACGTAGAAATGAAAGGGAAGAGAGATACGATATTCAACATCAAGTAGATGATTTACTTGATGATATGGTAATGAAAAGTAAACAAAAAAACAATACGTCCCCAGAAACTATACGTAAATTAAAGGAGGAGGTTGATAGATTTATTGAATTACGCGACGAGTTCTCTCTTGTTGACGAATATGGAAATGTAACTGGTCCTAATTTTCATGAGGCTACATGGAAGCCACTTACAAAGGCTATGGAGAAATTAAGCACCGAGTTAAAATGGATTGTTCCTGTTGTGAAGAATATTCAGCGTGTTGAAGGTATTTCTAGCGATGATATTACTGACTTGGATATTCAAGATGCTAATACTCTTTCGAAAGAGCTATCTGTTGTCATGGATATTTATAATAAAGGGGGAAACGGTGAACTTATTAATCATTATCGAAAATATATTGACTCCATATCTAGACTATTTCAGTCTACATTAAATCCTAGTCCAGAAGATAACGAAGTAATTGCATCCATATACGCATCCAGAGATATTATGACAATAGTAGATAATCTTGGAAACTTTCGTTCTAGCCATTGGGGGGAGACGTCTCGAGGAAGTTCTCAAAAACTTGTTAATGAATGTAGAATGGCTAGTTATCGTTACGAAGAACCATCTACATTCTTGGGCACCCGTGATAATATAGCTGATAAAATAGAACCTACTCCAAGAGAAAACTCTGGAGTAAAGGATCTCATTAATATTAAGTCTATCATTACACTTCCTTATGTAGTAGCTAAGTTTTCCAAAATAGACTTACCAATGACTAGTCTTCAAGATAAAATTGGATATATTAATGCATATTCATATTATTACAAGTTTTTATCAAAGAAGGCACGAGTTCAGCGTATTATTGTGGATAAGTTCCAAACAGGACATAGTGCATACAATACAACAACATTTGATATGACAAATATGTACAAGTTAAATGTAAATCGTGATGTTGTTGACGATATGTCACAAAGAGAGATATTCAAAAACTATTTAGATGCGGTTTTTCCCAAAACCCGTAAACTATTAGACGCTATATCAAGCAAAGCAACTGATAAAATGAGTGTAAAAAATTATGTTGATGTTCTAGAACCATACCTTGTTTACATGAAAGATATTACCTTCTCTCATTACAATGTTATAAAAGACCATGTCTCTGGAAATATCAAACAGTATATTGATAGATACACATCTAATGTAAAAGAGTTCAGAAAAATAAAAGGGCTTCGTAATACAACTCAATATACAAATAAAAAAATAAAATCCCTAGTGGATACTGCAATGCAAAAAGACATTTTTGAAAAATATAACAAATCAGGCAATAATTATTCTACTAGTGAATATTTGTCGCGTATTATTCAAGCAGATGGTGGTCGTCTTTTTTATGGTTCAATCACACTTAATCATATTAATTCATTGTTACACGATGATATGTCACAAACATTAAACTCTATTTATTCATCTGAAACCGATGGTAAAAATAAAAATGAGGATAGTAACAAATGTAAGATTTACATGATGACAAAACAATATTATAATAAGGATGAGTTAATTGCTGATAACAATGTTGAAATATATTATGATAAAAAATATGATACAACAGATTATAGTTTATTGATTGATAAAAAAGAGCCACATGCTAATACAGTTGAAAAGTTTGCAAATGAACATACTCGTATGTCAGCAGATGATTTTTTTGATTTTATTCATGAAAAAGTTGTAAAAGCTGTTCCATCTGGAACTCCTGACATTGATTACCTAACTGAAACTCTTATACGAGGTAAAAAGCGCGTTCGTGAAGGAGAATATGCTATGATTTTTTCTCAACAAGACGACGAACCACTTTATTATATTCGTAAAAATAATGTTTGGAAATTAGATGATAGTGTTGGAAAAGAAACGCAATTTGTAACTCGTGCAACAGACTGCAACTTACAAAAAGAATGTATTGCAAATATTCAAGAGAATGTTGATGCAACGTGTGATGTAAAAGATGTGCGTAGAAAAGAGATACGCGCAAATACATTGAAGATGCTTATTGGTCTATTAGATAATCAATATTTCGCAACAAGGGATGAACTCCGTGATTATATTTTACGAAAATATGACAGAGATTTAATCAACATTGATGTTATTAAAGCAAAACGAATTAACGATGTATGTAAATATGACAACTATCAATACAAAGAAGGTCTTAAACTTTCAAATACAATTGAAGAAACTATTAAATCTCCTCACTTACCCCTACTACAAATTATTTTATCACAGTCCGATAACAACAAGAAATATTCAGACTTATTACATTTCATCAATACTTATACTGAAGAACATACAAACCAAGAACTTGAAAAAGGTGATCCAGAAGAGATGTTATATTGTAAGACAACAAAACAACCTTTATTACCTGTTTATCAAAGAACCTTGGCCTCAGCTTGGATAATGGACGATGGAGAGTATTCTAGACCTAACTTTATGAAGGCAATTGACGATACGGTCCGTAAATATGGAAAAGAAAGTGATGATGGAAAAGCATGGGTTGATGTGAATAGTGGAAGAGAGATAATAACGAAATCATTTGATATAGATGAAGGGTATGATGAAAGTGGATATAGAAATGTTTCCAGAGAAGTTGTTACGCAAGATTTCGAAACTCGTTATAGCTCACATATTGAAAAAGTAAGTCAACTTAAAAAGTTATATAATAGCCCCGAAACCCGTATTATGTTTAACATTATTGTTACATTATCAAATGCAATGAATGTTCAGACTGCAAATATTGTTGAGTTTGTTATTTCACTTGCATCTTCAACACTTCAAAAACCAGGAGTATTTATGGGAGAGAAAGAATATAAAAAACAGGCAGAAGCAAAAGCAAAAGATGGAGAAAAGTCATTGCCATATAAAGCATTTTATGATTTCACTATTTTGTATTTAACACTTGGTGCATTTTTGATTGGTATTCAAACGGCTATTCCTGGCATTATTAGCCAGAAAACCTATCCTGGTTGTATTCGTTCCTTTTCTGGGTATCCGTTTGATGATTCTGGCGATAAATCTAGTGTTGAATACTTATCATGTGTTGTGAAAGGTGTTGCAACTTCAAATGGAGTATGGAAAATTGTTAATCGCAAGGATGTTGCATATATTACAAAAACGGTTGTTTCTATGATTGAATTACATTACAGACAGGATATTCGTGTAAAACAAAAAATACACGACAAAGTTGTTTATTTGTTAGAACATCCTGACGAAATTATTCCAGAATCAATTAGTGTATCTAAATGGTTAACGTTTATGCCACCAGTTACTCAGGTAAATATATCTAAAGTTGAAAATATTACAGACGATTATCGTAAGTTATTTATTAGTGATTTAAAAGTAGGAAGTCCTGCTCAATGGAAAAAGTTAGGTGTTCTTCAAGGCAAACTTATCTATTTTTCTCTCTATCCCCAAAAATCAATAAAGAGTTTCTTAGTAGACGAGATAAAACAAACCAGCATAGAAGAAGTAACAAGTCGAGGAAAACTTATTCCATTATTTGAGAATGGACGTCTTACCGCAGAAGGTCAAATGCAACCATTTTCTAAGAAAGATTGTGAAATAGAAACTATGAATAATCTTGTTCGTGTTCTAGAAACAATTACACAGGATAACAAACTATTAGGTACTGCAAAAATGTTGACATGCACACTTAACTCTAAGAACGTGTATCCTCCGTTAAGGAAGACTTTTAGTGAAGAAACTATTTATCTAGCATTTATTGATATGTGTGATTTTGCTCGTCCAAACAATGAAATAGATAATGAACTTCTTCCTGTTTGTGGTGACAAACCCGAAACCTTTGATAAATCTGATATTCTTTCCGAAAGAATACGTAAATTAAAACAAGATGGGCATCATTATGACACAGGGCATATTGAACGTCTTCTTAAAATAAATGGTTTAAGAAATAGTGTAAATGTTGATATGACGGGTGATGTTACTACACAATTAACACATCTTGCAAATATTTTACAAGATATAACTCCAGAAAATAAATATGATGTTCTTAAACGTCATCTAGAACTTTTGTTAGACACATTTGACATTTCGCGTGACAATAAGATTAGTGACGAAATAAGAAGTTTACGCAATTATCTTGGTGAAGAAAATCGTCGATTAATTGCAAAGGTAGGGGGATTTATGGAAGATAATATTACATTGAACTCACGAGAAACAAGTAAAATGTATAGTCTATTGAAAAAACTTACAACCTGGGGAGCTGGAGAGAAAGAAAGAGTAATGTCTCAAATTATTCAGTATAATTGTTTTGATTTTATCAAGAGATATGCTGATAATTTTATTCATAATTTTCCAACTATCATATTAAATAATGTGAATCACAAAGAAGCATGGTCGATAACACGACATGCTGAAAAAAGACTTGGATTATCAAACATGACAACTGATGCAATTAATCAATCAAATCATAAATATTACAAATATATAGAGGAGTTTTATAACAATGATACTATTAAACGTATTTTATACAAGATAACTGATGAATGTCAAACATTAATGAAATTAATTCAACATACGCCGTATTTTTCAAGTGTAGACGATAATAACTCGTTAATATGTTCTATCTTAGATAAAGAAACATGCCGTATGTTATTTCAATATTATATGTTAAATATTTTAGAAAATTACGTCAATTTGTCTATTGATAAGGACATGATTAATCTGGATACTGCAGAAAATTATGGGATGGAAGAATTACGGCGCAATGAAGCAACGACTGTGCCAGAAGTTGACCCTAATATGTTAGAAAGTGATATGAGTAAGTTGCAAAGCAATACCGCACGTCTTATGTATGCTTATATAAGCACTATGCAATCTCATCGTGATATGATTGATATTACATACATGGATATTGTTAATGTTAATTTTCATACGCGTGAGAGTGAGAAACAAATGATGACTTCACGTCTAGAACAACTTGAAAAAGATGACCAACTAGATTTGGAAAATATTATGCGCGCAAACGGAATGGGTATATGGAGTAAAGGGTTATCAAAAGGACTAAAGAAATATGTAAAAGAGACATACGATGACGAAAGAGAGTTCAGAGAGAAGATGCAAGAGGTTGAAAAGAAGGTGAGACAAGATAAAAATGTGGATGATAATAATTACCAGGAAGCAATGGACGACTATTTAGATACATTAGATAACACGATAGATGAAGAAGACGAACAAAATGATTTGTCTCATTTTATAGGCGATGATGCGAATGGTGACCCATATGCAGATGAAACGGATGATTTGGGTTATTTAGATTAAGTAATCGTTTATGTGCGATTAAAATGTATATATTATCATTTTTGTTTATATAGATAATATATACAAGTCTAAGTATGAATAAAGATATATTACAGAACCCTGCATATTATTCTATTGTTGTATTTGTCGGGTTATTTTTCATTATTGTATACGGATTTCCAGACATGGTTTTCGAGGAAGATGGAAGTATAAGACAGTTTGGAGTAGGATTTAGACGTAAAACCATTTTCCCAATGTGGCTACTTGCTATATTTCTAGGAATATTGAGTTATATGTTTGTTCAAGTATATTGTATGAGACCAAAATTAATGTTTTAAGTGTATAACTAAATCAGAATAATGAATAATCTATATTATTTTATTAATTATTTGTTGATTTAACCTTTGTATACAACAGAATCGTCTTTTTTCTTTTGTTCATTATCCTTAGTTTCTTTTTCATCGTATTCGGCAGTTTTTTGCTTAAGTGCTGTAAGCGATGTAACACATTTTTGTTTCATGAGCATTGTCTTAACAACAATTGTTAAAAGAAGAGTTGTGTATAAGTACCAACAAAACTCACCAATGTTATCACGGCGTATGGCAAGTTTTAGAAGTTCTTCTTTATATTTATCTCCCTGTGAACCACGCATGTCTGGTTTCATGATGGGCTTCATCATATTCCACATTTCTGTAAAGTTTTCAGGTGTAATCTGATTAATCATAATACTTGTATTTCCAACAAGTTTTAACACTGCATCAGATGCCTTTTCAAGAGTGGTTTTATCTTCGGGTTTAGCGTCACTTTCTTTAATTTGTGTGTCTATAGAACCATTGCCAAGGATTTTAACAAGAATTTCATTTGCGCCACGATAAACGGTATAGTATCCAATTACATTAGAAAATGCCCCTTTAAATCCAGGGAATATAATAAGAACTAACATAAGAAGACCAAATATAAGAAGCCACGGGACAAAAGTACTTACGAAAACTTTACCAATATTATCTGATATAGAGCCTCCACACATTGCTTGAAAATTAAGTACATTTCCTATCATGTGAAGCATAAATAAAATGCAAAAGAGAACAATCATCATAATATACTTTTGTCTCGAATACTTAGAAAACTTTTCTATGTTTCCCATAATACCAGTGTCTAATACTGGTTTCATGAACAAATAGTACAATATTAAGACTATGAGAGATAGAAGTAGAACAAGTGTTGAGTAATCAGTCGGTCCTTTTTTTTCTTCTTTTTCGGCCATGATATATTTAACTAATGTGTATAAATTATTATGATATAATAAAAGTATTTGTTATTATGGACCTTGAGTTCTCTAAACCATCTTTAATTGAACCAGGAGCACGTTATTTTTTAAATGAAACGTTATCTAGATGTTCTAAGTTTAAAGAGCAATACTATAACAATATTGTCAATATTTCCATAGCAGCCTTTATTATCTTAATTGTAGCGATTTACCTGTATTATAAATATAAGGGAAAACCTAGCCCCTCAGAGAAAATGCTAAAAGATAGAGAAAGAAAGCACTACATTCTCTCTCGTATTAAAAATTATCAAGATGCAAAGAGAATGGAAAGCCAAACACTTATAACAGGTATGCCTACATGGGAAAATGAATACGATACTATATAAAATCTAAAATATGAAGTTGTTTTGTTTATAAACTGATTAAAAATATGTTGTTATTATAAGATAGAATGTCGTCAACTAGCAATCAAAGTGAAGAAATTGAAGAGTTTCTTAAACTAAACCAAGAATTTACCGAAAAGGTAAACAAATATTATGAATATAAGTCGATATATGAAGAGGGTATTCGTGACAAAAAACGAAAAATTAAGAAAAAGTCAAAAGAAAACAATTTATCAAAAAAAGAAATCCTTGTAGAGATGCAAAAGTATGTTCCTAATTGTATTAGCTGTAAAAGAGCCGTTGGAACTAATTTTGACAAAAAACGTATTGATGGGGTATATCATTTAACTGCAAAATGTGGCGATAATAATTCACCGTGCAAATTAAACTTTGATATTAATCAAGGTGATGTAATCGATATTGAAAAAGACAAGAGAGAGGACGAAAAAAAAATGAACCAGTATGTTCAAAAAATAATTATAGTTAAAAATGATGAATTATTTGGTTTTATTACTGAAGACGAAGCTTTGGAACGCTTTATAAAGATAAATGAAGAGTTCGATGATATTGCGGATAGTTACAGATATTCTATTACAAATTATCTTGATATTAAAAATAATGCTGAAAACAAGCAGGAGATAAAGGATCTTTCTGAGAAGTTTTCTTCGCTAGTAGCTAATATGCGAAAAAATATAAAGGATTATTATTCAACAAATAACAATCAACTTATTACTGAAACTGTGGAGAGTTATGTAAATGATGTTATTCCACTTGTTGATAACATTAATAACTTGAAATACAAAGCGATGAATATGGAATACAATAGAGAAACTGGTGTGCATACTTTGTTTCAAAAAACTATATTGGTAAATAGTTATCAGTTTTCTGGTGGTTTCGAAATAATAAGTTGGGAAATGGGAAAACAGGTTACAAATAATAAAACATCTGTTCGTAACAGTAATAAATCATATACAGAAAGTGAAGCACAATTTAATGAAGGTCCTATTGCGGACAATATTGTAAATATGTCAATGAGAGATGCAGAAAGTGATGATGAAAATGAAGAGAAGAAGGAACCTGAAGAACTAGAAACTGCAGAAAAAAATAGTGAACAACCAAATATAATTAAACTTGAAGAAGATGAAAATGAAGAAAATGAAGAAAATGAAGAAAATGAAGGTGACGATGAAAGTGTGCTAAGTGATGCAAGTAGCGTAGAAAGCGAAGATAAACCTCCTATTAAGATAGGTGTTGCAATTGATTCTTCAAGTGATAGTTTTATACCACCTCCTCCTCCAATTGATGATGAAGAAACAGATAATGATGAATAAATTAAATATACACATATATTATACGTGTTTATTTACATATGCCTCTTACTAGAAAATACCGTAAATCTTCAAAAACACATAGAAAAAATACAGTAAAACGTAGTAAGAAAATAAAAAAAAGGGGGTCAACAAAATTACGTAGTAACAGAAGACGACAACCTGTTACAAAAAAAAGACGAACTAGAAAAAATAAACAAAGAAAATCTTACAAAGGAGGAAATAATGTTACAAGACAGCAGGAAGAAATACCACCAATTCCCGTAATTATAGACGATGATAGTATTAATCAAGATGAACTTGATGCAATGGAACTTGATTTAGCAGATGACTCGTTTGCTTCCTATGACCCTCCTACACCAAATACAAGTATAATGAGCAATCATACAGATGACGGTGAAACTACAACAGAAGATATTTCTTTTGATAGAGATGATGAAGAGGATGATGAAGAAGATGTCTTAAATACTGGATTTTATGAATAATAAGATGTTACACTTTTAATATTTAATACGCTGTTTTCAAGAGAAAATCATTAGAGATAGTTATTAAATCTTGCAACTCTTTTTCTGTAATATGTTTTTGGAACTCTAATATGTAACACACGTCAAATATATACGACTCTTCCCCACCTCCTTCGATATCTAAATCTAATATATATTTGATACAAAACTCGGGCGTAAGCGTTTGTGTTGCTAAAAGTATTTTTTTATCGAGATGTTCAATATTTTTTTCCAGAATATCAATTGAATATTTATTTCTATTGGCGAGCAAGTCAGTATCGGTCACTTTCATATTTTCATGTTTATCCATTACAATACTATAATAAAAATATTTATATATATTTTATTATATTATACAATTATAATATTCATGTATAATCTAACAACATGTATGCTTTATATAGTATTAATTCTTGAGGCGACTTTATCGTTTCATTTATCTATAAATAAACAATTAATCATCAATGAACGTAATAAAAATATACAATGCTATGCACATATTAGGTTATATCATATACCCAATGTTACTTATCCAGAAAATATAACAGAAGTTCATGAACAACGTATTATCAGTGCAAACTGTCCTCCTACAGAATATAATGGCGATACCCCCGAAACGATGAAAAAAATAGAAGATTATCATTTTAAAGATGCATTATTATCTTATATACAGAACAATAACACGTCTATAGTGTACAAGTTATTATTGATAGAAAAATATATAAATGATGATACATTAACACCAAATATATATTCAGGTGGATTACTTGATGATTTTTAATTTTATCCGAGAACATTCATTATGAGTGGTACTCGTCGTTTTCCGTCAGGAAGAAGTGTTTTTTGGTCTACAATTTTTGTAGTATCAGTTTCCACGAGATTTTTGATGTATTCATCACTAACAATTTGTAATCGTGAAAAAACTCTGCCTTGTGTGCCAGTTCCAAGTATTCCATCTAAATATGCCTGATACGCCAAATTATCCATATTATATATATTATTTTCATTAGAAGGTGCGATCATTTCATACATAAGAAAACTTTTATTATCTGGGCTATATCTGAACGGAACATTGGGAAACTTATAATCAGCAGTACTCGTAATTGTAATCTCTGTTGGAGAAACCAACCTTACTTCACTAGTCGACCAATTTAGTGGAAGTTGACTATCTGGAACCCAAAAACCACCATCAATATTCTCATATGCTATATGATAGTTTGCATAAACAGAAGAGCCGATATCACCCTGACCAGCGTCATCAACATTATTAGTGTCTCTAATTACTGTAAATGAAACATAACATTCATCAGTGTATGAATATTGATTATTAAAACTACCACCTATTAGATATGTAACTACTTTTGTTTGTGAGGTTACTCTATTGGATATCTGTCTCTCTATCTTCCAACCAATTAAATCTTTTACACTAGTAACACCAGGGAGAGACATTATGTTACTGTCATTGGAGACGAACTCCGCAGTTTGGGCAAATGATTGTGGTGGTTCTTGATTTGGATTATCATTACTATATCCTATACCATAATAGTTCATTACATTAAAACCATTTGGGCCCACGTGTGTAACTGGTTGTAAATTATTATCATATTTCCTAAAAGAAATACCTTTTAAAGGATATTCTTGTATTATATTATCAGGATTACTGTAAGAACCTATTTTTAATTTTGTTTCAGGTAAAACATAAGAAACAATTGGAAACATAAAATCGCTATACGTACCATCAAATAATGCAAGTCCACTAGATACGGTAGTTACATTTGGATTGTATTCACCATAGTACGATGTTCCGTCACTTTTAACATATTTCATACCGTAATTCACATTTAATACACCTGCTGTTTGAATTGTATAATCCATTTTTTCTGTAGCATTCAAACCAGTTATTTTAAGCCATTCACCTGTAGTCGGACTGGTCATAATCCATCTCATTACAATTGTATCTGTTGTTCGTGGAATCATATTTGTATATGTTGTAATTATATTATCAATATTCATATCTACTTCTTGAACGTATCTAATTATAAACTTTTCCCATTGTTTTTTTTCATTTATTGATGTTAGACTCAAACGAACAAGTTTTTCCCAATTATCATTTGTAGATATACCCTCACTATTAGTTGACTTTATCTCAAATGAAGCACGTGACTCGTATGGAACAATGTTTCGTCTAGATATTTTAAACTGGGTATTATTATTAGGTTGTAATTGTTCATATAATAATGTTCCATCAATAAAATCTAGTGTTTGCACAGGGTCCAAAAGAAATACTGCACGTATTAATTTTATATCACCACTTGTTTTATATTCTAAGAAATTCCCATTCATACGAAAAGAAACTTTATTATATGTAACATCTTTAAGTATTTTGAGTTGTGGTATACTTTGACTTACTATGTTATTTGATCCAAACAAGCCATTGTTTTGCACTGTATATGGAAGTAATGACGATAACCAACCGTCTTTTTGCACTGATATCATATTATCAATATTTACACCTTCTAATAGTGGGTTTGTTGAACAAGTTCCATATGTATATGTTTTTGTTAATAATGTATCAAGTGTCGTTGTCGTACTTGCAAGTGTTAATTTTGTTCTGTTTGTAGCAGTTGCACCTTTATATGCAAATGATTTTAACCATATTATATATACTGCTAGTATAAGTTCATCTACTACATTAAAATCCATTCCTGTGTATGCCTTTCTTGTAAGGTCTACTTCTGAATTTGGCTGACCACCACCTCCACCACCCATATCACCTCCTATACCACCGTCGCCACCACCCATATCACCACCGCGATTTACTTGATATACAGTTTCTCCAATTGGTGTAAATAATTTAAAATAACCTTGGTAAGGATTAACATCAAACCAATTTGCTAAATATTCGATATATTCGCGACATGTAATACCACTATTAGGTTTTTTAGTAATGCTAGAATAATTAAGTATATTAAATCTATGTGTGGTAATACCACTCCTCTTTTTTCCACGTGTAATAGCATATGCTTTTACTGTAAAATAACCTCTTTTATAATTTGCTTGATGGATTGCTAGACGAACAAAACGATGGTTGCCTTGTTTTTGTTCATCTATGAACTCGGTATATGCTGTTTCATCATCAATTGCCCAGTAATATACTGTATTTAAAGGATCATTACTTGGATTATTTAATATGAACTCAACTGGGCCTCTGATACCTGATTCAACAGTTGTGGTGCTAGTTGTACCTTGATAAAAATTAACTACAGCATAATATGTGTCGGGGAGCATTGTTTCGATAATTAAGTTACCTGGATTAATGTCATAATCAGTAATACTGGTTGGAAAAGGTTCATAATATTTATTTGTAAAGATTGGTGCAGATGTAATATTTTCAGAATATGTATAAGAACCGTTACATGTATTACTGTGAGGATCTGAGCATGTAATACTATCTGCCGCTCTGGCTCCTGAACTAACTGAACTACAATTAATACCAAAGTTATCTAAACAAGCCGTGCGTTTAAATATACTATTGCGTGTAAAATCATTCATCATGGTATGTCTTGTATTATACAACTTGTTGTGTTTTAATTTATCATCATTATTATTAATAATATCAGAATTGGTTCCTGGCATACCTTGATATACTATATATAAATAAAAAATATCATTATACGAAACTATAATGATATTTTAGTGATTAATTATAAAATCATATTAGTCATTCTCAATTTTAGGTGCAAGATAAAAATATAGTTTACCATCTCCTTCCCCAACGTCATATAAAATTCTAATAGGGAAGTTTTCTGTTAAAGAGATAACAACATTTTTTGAAATTTTACTATACATACAAATATCATGCAATTTATGAAGAGAAAATCCCAACTTCATATCAACATCTTCAAGACATGCTATGTCATTGTCAATTACAACCTCCATTTTCCCCGCCTCATTTCCAGAAGCAGAACAAATGATTTTTTCTGGTTTACAGTCAAACTCAATGCTGTCACTGAAAATGATCATTTGGTTAATAATTGAAGCAAACTTGGAAGATGATAATTCAATGTCTACATGTGATTCAAACTCTGGTATATGTAGACTTTCAGTATCTAAGTCAACCAGAGGCAACTCAAACCTTTTATCGTATATATTTGGGTCTTTACTTGTAAACTTAATCTGAAGTCTATCGTTATCTTTTTCAAATGCCATATGAATAGTTTGTCCCTTTTCTCGCGTATTAAGTACTTTATAAAAAATAGATACAGTTATTCCAATGACTACACCGTCTCCATCAACCTTATATGAATGAAACCAATTAGAAGGAAGAAATATTTCAGTGATAACAATATTTCCACTATCTAATGCTTGAACATATAACCTCTCTTTGTTAAACATAAGATTGATAGTATCACTGACTAATTTCATATGTTGAAATATACTGCAAAATGCATCCGCCTGATTATTGTCATGTATTTCGAGCTCCATACTCACAGTACAAGTGTTGTATTTAATATAATTTTTAATATTAATTACAGCTTAGTATATTTTTTATGTTGCAAACATCATGCCACAGTTTCCTCCTGTGAAATGTAAAATATTATACATTTCCTGAAAGACTGTTAGGTCATAGTTATAATCATATAATCTCCAAGAAGGTTTATTTACACCTACAAAGTCGTTTGTGTCGGGGTCACATATTGCAAGTGTTTGTGCGTGAGGGTCTAGTGGTGGAACAATGGTATTTAGTTCTAGTTCTAATTTTGGAACTTGTGTTAAGTCAGCTGCACCAGAGGGTTGAAGTTGATATGCTGAATCATTTACTGCGAATGTATAGCAGTATAATCCATCTTCGGCGTTTCCAGAAGTTCTTGTATATTTTTCCATGTAGTTAAATACAGTATCGGGTAAGAGATTTTCACGATACTCGCCATTAAAAAGTATTGCTGCACTTTCTAGTATATCTTTTTGATTTTCGGATTGATAATCACCTGTTACATACCAACCAGTAAGATTACCGTCAGCATTTACACCTGGCGCTACACTAAGACTTTCTACATTTGGACTATTTGCATGTTGACGAAAAATTGGATGAGTTACATTTGAAAGATAATTAAAGGTGCTTGATGGTGCAGGATATATATCATAAGGAATATAGTTATATGGCCAGTTTGTTTTATTTGACCATTCGTTTCTCATAAATACATCACTTCGTTTTAAACAAAACATAATATTTGGAATAATACCTGTTGTATCTAGTTTAATTTTACTAGAACCTACTACATTTTTAAAAGTATTTTCTTTCACTTGCTTAATTAAATATTTCTGTTCTCTTTGAAAAAATACTCTACGTTCTTCATCTGATAAAAATCCATATGTGCACATTAAGTGAATATCTGCATTCCATAATGTTCTTGTATCATCATATGAATCAACACCAATCTGAACATCGGGAGGAGTTTGTAAAAAACGATAGAACTGCATATGTGGTTGATTGAAATTTGGAGCAACATAAGGATAATTATTTTCACTGTCTAAAACATCGCGTATCTTGAAAAGTTGTTGAATGGGACGGAATGTAACATTTATGAATAGTTCATTATATTGAAGGCTTGCTAATGGGACAGCATTTTGTGATTTTAATGAAAACCATGCATTAAGTGGAATAAGGAGTTGTCTTCCACGAATAGAAGGTTCAGACCCATTTTCACTTTCCGTATAATATGCATTTGGATACGTATTTACGCGTGCTCCCGAATTAGCAGGGTCATTCATTCCTTGTGTATGACCTGTCATTCTGTAAAAGAGTTCTTTCTTTTCTTCAGAGAAGTCACGCTGAACAATTGAAAGTAAATATTCACCAGAATACTCTTGCAATGTATAATTTCCGCAAGTAATACTTACTTTATCTATCATCATTGCACCCAGATTTTCAATCCACTTAAACTCATATGGAACCCATACACCCGTATTCTTTGTTGGGTCTTGTTCATTTGTTACTGGTGGAATAATACCAGACCAAATACTAGGCATAGTAACTGATACATATGCATCCATAAGAAGATCCGCATGTCTAGGTATTTTAAACGACATTTTTGACTGTTCATTTAATCTAAGGGTTTTTGAACCATTGAAATCTATTCTGAATTTTTGCATTGCAAAATCAGTGTATTTGCTGTATGTAAACTTAAAAAAGGATTTTGTGGGATTACCGGTTAATATAAGACCAGCTTTCCCTTCTAGTTTTAATTGCATAAGACCACCTGGCATTGATAATTCTAACTTACTATAACTAGAGATATTATTGTGTTATGTTTAATATGTTGTAACAATAACTTAGTAATCTTTAATATTCATTATTTTCTTGAAATATAAATATAGTTGTACTGTAATATGGACAAGTCAAATAGCAATGGTTCTGGAGATATGGCAGGTAATGCAATGGACTTTATAAATAAACTAAAAGATAAATATATCGTCACTATTCTCACCATAATGATAATAGGAATATTAATTGCTCTTGTGTTTTTCTATTATGGGGTGTTTAATTTAGAAAATACAACATGTAAAACCTATGATGAAATGTATACAGCTATAAATCCTCATATACGGTCCATTACAGAAGCAGAAAATTTTAAATACATGTTTAGAGATTATTATATTAAAACTGCTGCTAATTGTTGTAATACTGGTAACGTGAAAAATGGTGTTGTTTCTACATGTGCCTTGCGAAATGTTATTAAAGATGGCGTGAGAGGTCTTGATTTTGAGATTTATTCTATGAATGATAGACCAGTTGTTGCATCATCAACTCTTGACAAATATACCGTAAAAGAACTTTATAATAAAGTAGATTTTGAAGATGTTATGGGAGTGATAGTTAATTACGCATTTTCTAGAGGAAGCTGTCCAAATCCCGATGATCCTATCATTATTCATATTCGTTTTATGAGTCAAAATCAAACTATGTATGAAACCCTTGCTTCTATTTTTAAACAACATGAAAAACGTCTTCTTCCTTCAGGATTTCATTATGAGAACCGACGTCAAAACCTTGGTGAAGCACCACTTCTAAGGTTAAGAAAAAAAATTGTTGTTGTTGTCTGTAATACAAATAAAACCTACTTGGACGTAAAACCATTTTACAAATATGTAAATATGACAAGTGGGTCTATGTTTATGCGTTATTATACAAATGACCAAATACGTAATGTTCCCAGCGCGGAAGAACAAGTAAAATATGATAAAAAAAATATGTCAATTGTTGTTCCAGATAGACAAAGCGACCCTCCAAATCCAGGAAGTGTTGCTACGAGAAAAATGGGTATTCAGCTAACTGCTATGCAATATTACCTGAACGACACATCTTTACAAGAAATGAGGGAGTTCTTTAATAGACAGAACACAGCCTTTGTATTGAAACCTGAAAACTTACGTTTCGTGCAAAAATATATTCCTGCTCCAAAGAAACAAAACCCTAAACTATCGTTTGCGACAAAAACTGGATCCGCACAGGGTATCAAGTTTAATATTTAATTTAACGGTGATAACATATTTATTTTCATATATTAATATATACGTTATTAGTTATACATTTAGAATAAAATGGCTTCCAAACATCCTTCGTGTGATGCAAAAATGACATTTAGTGAATGTGAACTTACTATATTGCGAAGTGCAGTAGATGATGCTGACACACGTCGTAATAAAAAAATAGTAAACTCGCCAGAAGTCCAGCGTATGATAAAACTAGTAGAAGATTTTCTTCGTAAAAAGAAATTAATTTGTTACGGTGGAACCGCAATTAATGCTCTCCTTCCAAAACATGCACAATTTTATAACAAAGATACCGACCTAGCAGATTATGATTTTTTTAGTCCTAATCCTGTAGAAGATGCGAAAGCATTGTCTAATATTTTTTGCAAAAATGGATTTGAAGAAGTAGAAGCCAAGTCTGGACAACATCATGGAACATACAAAGTCTTTGTTAATTTTATTGGTATGGCAGATATAACATTTTTACATAAGGATGTTTATAACGCTTTAAAGAAAGAAGCAAAACGCGTTGATGGTATTTATTATTGTCCTCCAAACTATCTTCGCATGTCTATGTATTTAGAACTTTCTAGACCAGAAGGCGACGTTAGTCGCTGGGAAAAGGTATTGAAACGATTAGGTCTTTTAAATAAATATCACCCTTTAAAAATAAGTGATTGCAATAGTGTAGATTTTCAGCGCAGCTTATCGTCTCCAACTGGTTATGATGAGGTTACCTGTGTGAAAATATATAATACTGTAAAAAAAACGCTTGTTCAAGAAGATGTTATATTTTTTGGAGGATTTGCTATTTCTAGTTATTTGGAATATATGCCTTCAACTACACAAAAGAAAGTAAAGAAGATACCAGACTTCGATGTTTTCTCAGAAGCAGCTGAAACAACTGCACGTCTTGTAAAAGAACGTCTTGAAGATATTGGTATTAAAGACGTAAAAGTAGTTAAAAAATCGTGTGTTGGAGAAGTTATCTCCGCGCACTATCAAGTTGTTATAGGTAAAAACGATACGGTTGCCTTTGTTTATGAGCCAATGGGGTGTCATAGTTATAATAAAGTTAGGGTTAATAACACTTCCGTGAAGATAGCTACTATTGATACTATGCTCAGCATGTATCTTGCCTTTTTATATTCTAGTCGTAATTACTATGATTTAAATCGTTTGTTGTGTATGGCAAACTTTTTATATAAGGTTCAAGAGAGAAACAGATTAAAACAAAAGGGTGTATTAAAACGTTTCAGCATTAATTGTTATGGTTATCAGCATACAAAGGAAGACATGCGCTCTGAAAAAATGAAAATGTATGAGGAGTTAAAAAATAAACGTGATACAAAAGAATACGAAGAGTGGTTTTTAAAATATAGACCACTTGACAATAAATCAACCAAAAAAGCTGTTAAAAAGACAAGAAAAGCTGTCCGTAAACAAGCAAAGAAAACACAGAAAAAAAAGAAGTAACTATTTACACACAATAATGTTGAATAAATGTTTTATATATATCTTCTGATGTTACTCTAAAAACTTTTACAATAAAGGTCTTCAACATATCATCACCTATGTATTGAGTTGCATAGATTATGATAGAAATTAAATACCCTATAAAAACCAAGAGTAGTTGTTTTACTTTATTTTGAATATTTATTGTCATTGGCATATTATGTTTAAAACAACACATTTGGGTAGGTATCCCTGTCATAAAAAACGTATGTGCGTCAAGTGTTCCGCTCAATACACGATGAACATTATTATTTTCGTTTTTTACGTTTATTGTAGATGTTATGGTATTAATATTGCTATATGTAACGAGAGAAATACATAACATTTTCCGTCCGTTATCAGCAGATGCGTTTCGTTTTTCTTTAAAAAAATATGGTTGTTGTCCATCAATATATCTTCCATGACGTGCAATATTTGCATCTATTACAAAAGGAATATGTGCTGACCGTGAAATACATTCAAATAAGTGGTCATTTGACTTATATTTACATTTCACAACATGCCGACAGTTTTTTACGTCATAGTATGTCATATAGAGACGATTGTTTAAACGCATATATAAGTTTTCATCACTAACTTGTCTAATAATATCAAAAACAGTAGTAAGAACATCTAGACGACCATCTCGTTTAAATATGTCTAGTCCTTGACGATATATATTTTCAAACAAATCAAGACGTTCAATCATATATAAAATAGAACAAATCGTGCTGACACTACATGCTGAAAATCTATGTATTTTGATTCGTCCCTTTCTCTCTAATTCTTTCAAAAAATATAACACACCAACAAGATAAGAACCATTAAAAGCGCCACCCTCAACAACAACATCCAGATGTAACGTGTTTGTATTTAAAAAAGTTGATGGCGTGGTTTCCATAAGCCGTGATATGTATTTTTCAATCATAATGTGTTATAATTAGACACAATTAACTTGTCTAATTATAAGATATTTATCTTCCTAACTTATTTTCTACCCTTTGACTTTTTTGCTGTTTTTTTTTCTTTTATTTCCTCCTTCTAATGGTATATTTCCTAACCTCATATCCTCTGCATCTTGTTGACGTTTCCTATTTTCATACTGAACAACAGCTTTTAACTTATCTTTGTTTTTTGATATAAACATACGTTTTGTTTTATTTTGTTTTGGACTTGATGGTGATTTAGTCTCAGGTAAAAACTGAACATTTTTACGTGTTTTTTTTGGAGGTGTATCAGGTTTTTCTACTTGTTTACTTTTACCAACACCTCTCCCCTTTTGTTTTATTTTTATGGTTTTTCTTCTACTTGTTCTAACACGCCGTGTTTTTACACGATTTCTTGTCTTTTTTCCTCCTTTAAAATCCTTATCATGAAATCCCCATTCATTATCGCCATATTTAACATCACTATCATCTAATGAGTTCATATATTGTTCTATAGGAGATTGTGAACGAGAAGAAATAGCACTAGGAGGGTCGTTATATGGAGAAGTTGGTTTTGTCGGAATTTCGATTGGGCTAAATGAACGGTCCATATGTTGTGCTTTTACAGGTTGTGCCATTTCAACATCATAATAAGTATCTTTATTAATTGGAGATGGATTGTTTAAACGATACGCATCAAGTCTAGTTTGCATTGTTTTCTTAGGAGTAGGATGAAATATATCACGTGTTTGCTTTACAACCTGAATTATTTTTCCAGGAACAGGGCGTTTTTTTTTATTATTTTCAGGCATAATATAGAATACACTTCCTATATATTATTTGTCTAAAATATTATATCGTTTTAAGTAATCTCTTCACTGTAAAAATAATAAGTGCTATAAACAAACTATTAAATAAAATACCATATGTATTAATGTTCATATCTTCACCAAACAATCCAGGTATAAATCGTCTCTCATACTTTTTAAAAGCAGGAAGTTGAAACAAAAAATAAATAAGCATTGCAATAATTGGTGTCTGTAGCTCTTCATAAATATCTTCTATAGAAGCTTGTTTCATTATGTTGGCTTCGTGCTCGCGAACGATATTCTCATTTGTTTGATAATCCTGAATATAGTCAGTATTTTCAGTTTCAGGAACATAATTTGTTTTGACTTCTTCATCTGCTGCTACACGGCTTTCATCCATCGGAATATCACGGGAGGGTAGGGAGGAACCACCACTTTTTGTTATGTTTTGAATACCAGAAACAAGCTCAGCAATTGTATTTTGTGATAGTTCAATACCACCATTTTTATTACTACCTGTTTCACTATTTCCAAGTTGTTGTTGCATACTATCAATCATTTTACTCTGCTCAGTAGCTGTAATTTGAACATTTCCTCCTATACTTCCTCCTCCGGCGGGATCTGTTGGAAGTGAGGAAATATTAGTCATCGCTGAACTCATTAATCTATTATGTTAATAGATAGATTGTGGCGAATATTTACGCAGAGAATACTAAATAAAATAAATATTGTATTACTTATTTTATTTACAAAATTATTTACGTCGTTTTGTTTTCTTTTGTTTACGTTTATGATTACGTCGTTTTGTTTGACGTTTCTTTTTACGTTTACCACCATTTAATGTCACATTTGAATAGTCATAATTTATACCTCGTGGATATTCTTGACGGATCCATTCTCTGTCAATGTTCTCTCTGGTCATAGGGTTTGTCGGGTTATTAAAAGTTGTTTTTATCCATTCGAGTAAATTATTTCTATCATAACAATAATTTGTATTATCATCTAGTTTTACTGCATGTTGTCTTAAAAGTTTCTCGAGAGAAATTGCGTCATATATATTATCTTTATCGTCTTTATCACAACTATTGTATATTTCTTCGGTCATAATAGGTATAGGATCTGTAGACTCAACATCAACATAACCATCTGGTCGTAATAAATTAAGTAAATATTCATCTCGTGGTATATTTGGTGATAGATTAAGTGGTCCATAGCGTGCTACGTCATATGCAGTTTGTCCATAGACATTTTGTAGTGTTTTATCTGCACCAAACTCAATAAGTGTCATTACAATACTAGATGCCTCTATAGTGGGTATTCCATCAATTAAAATTGGTATTGCGCGATGAGGTGGAATGGAGATATATATAAGTGGTGTATTCATGCTCTCATCTCTACAATTAAAAAACTCGTATCTTATTTCATCTGTAATATATTGATTAAATAAACGTATTATTAATTCACGCTTACCCCTTATATCATCAGCCATACCTCGAGGAGGCCATGCTAATAACATAGATAATGCATTCCCTCCACCAGTAGTTCTCATAGTAAGGTCTGCCCCATAAAAAAGTAATAATCTTACAACGGGAGGATTCATATTTTTTGATGCTAATATTAGTGAAGTATATCCATTTGGGTCATCACTTGCGTTTATATCAGCCCCTCTCATAAGTAATAATTCTATTAATTCTATGCTTTTTTTTGAACTTACTGCAGTCATTAAAGGCGTATAATCATCCCTATTTAAAGCATCTATATCTGCTCCTTCTTCTATTGCATGATTTACTTCTTCTATATTATCATGTTCAACTGCTTGGAACAACATTTCATTTGCCTCTTCTCGACTTACCCCACCAGTTTTATTTCTACGATTAGATTTTGTCCTTTTCTTTCTCGTATTTTTTTTACGTATACTCATAGTTAGTTATAATAAGAATATATTTTAAATTATAACTAGCTTTACATCTGAACTGATTTTACATCCTTACGACAACGAATACTTTTTGTCTCAAACTTATAGCACTTATTATCCTGGTTGAAAACTTTTCCTTCTATTTCATTAAAATCCGGGGCCTTAAAAATGATACAGTTTCTCTCTTTACATACAACTCTAAACATGGTGGCAAGGCCAAATCCAAGAATTGCAGACATAATATGTTTACCTACCGATGTATTAAAAAACTTTTGCAAATTCATAATTCCTGATATATAATATACATATAATAAATTACACTTCAATTATTTTTGAATAGGATATTCTGAAATATTTGTCTCATCAGTAGGACAAGTTACTTCTTTTCCTTCGTATGCATAACAATTGTCTGCTGTATCTTTATACTGAACTCTCATGACATTTTCGGGAGTTGGAAATACATATACCTCATGCATATCTGCTCCCCATAAATAGACAAGTAGTAGTCCAAGAGAAAGGCTTATTAAAAAGGTACTAATGGATAAATATTTGCTAATCATTCGGTCTTATAATATAACCAAATAATATTATTATATCTATAATAAAAATATTATTTAACAATAATTTTATTGAGTTATTGAGTAATTTATTCTGAAATTACCATCTCAATATTTTCTTCTTCCTTTTCCTCGGAAACATCACACTTATAATTATCAATATTCATAATACAACTTACAACATCTCCTCCTTCAGCTGCAAGAGCTTTTTCAGCAGTAGGTTGATCACAGCTAGTTTGTTCCATAATAGTACGAACATCTTCGTTATCAGTACTAGAAACATTGGTAGATGGGGCATCTTCACACTTATAATTATCAATATTCATAATGCATGCAATAACATCACCATTTTCTGAAGCAAGAGCTTTTGTAGCTGTAGCCCTGTTGCATTCAGTCTGTTCCATCACAGTTGCGAGATCTTCTTCTGATACAGGTGATTGTCCTGCAACTTCATCGCATTTATACTTATCAATGTTCATAATACAAGAAATAACATCTCCATTTTCATGTTTCAACGCATTAATTGCTGTAGGCTTATTACACTCAGTCTGTTCCATAATTGTATTAACATCTTCTTCGTTTACATTTTGTCCAGAAAGGGCTTGATCTAAATTAATTTCAGATACCTGATTTTGTAGATAACGCTTATTTTGTGATGGATGAGGTTCGAATTCTAAACCACACTGGAACTTAATTTCTTGAATTTGACCTTCATTAATTTGTATATTAAATCGAACTTCATGATTTCCTATAAACTGCATTGCATTGTTAACACTTTGGGGGTCCATAGTAGCATATTTATCGCTTTGGATAACTTTCAAAGTTGGTCCCTGAATTCCAACTGTTGGTGGTCGTGCACTATCTTTATCTACTTGGGCCATTAACTTTTTATCTTCAACACTTAAGAAATTTTTATTCATAGTCTTCATCTTTGCAACAAGACGTTTATTAGTTTCTAGTATTCTATATAAATCTCGTTTCATATTGTCAACTTTTGCATTTGACTCAGCAAATGCTTTCTTGACATCTTCTCGTTGCATTGTTTCTTGACGCACACGTTCAAGCTCTTGCATTTGCGTTTCTCTATTTTTTGTGATTTGGTCTATTTGGTGCAAAACCTCGGGTTTATTTTTAACTTCTCCAGCTTCATATTTTGCCAAAGCATCATCAATATCTTCCAAAAAGAACTTTTTGGCACTTGGATCTTTTACAATATCGTCAATAACAATGCTCATATCTGGCTGACATGTTGGGTTTGGTGCATGTTCCAATAGTTTTCTCTTATCAAATGTATTATGTTCATGAGAAAAAACCAAGATAGTCTTTAAAGGATCTAACTGAATAAAAGGAACAGTATAATCTTTCAAAAAATCACGCTCTTCTGCCAAAGCTTTAAAATCATCATACTTGGTCTGTTTAAGAAGTTCGCGTTTAAACGCAAATGTTCCAGCAGTTGAATGATTTGGACCATAAGGACCAAGACGATACATTTGTTGAATATGTTTAAAATATAAAAATAGAATTGAAGAACCACTTGCAAGAACATTAGGGTCAGACATAAGCATTTCTACTGCATGACTAATACGTTCAGGTGGATAATAGTCGTCATCGTCTTGATATACAATAATATCACCAATTGCCTTGGAATGCATATAGTTACGTTTACGACCAAGAACCATTTGTTTTTCCTCACGGAAATACTTTACCTGAGGAATATCTTTCACTAGGTCTTCAATTGAGTCAGAACCATCATCAACAATAATCCATTCAATACGGTCCTTGGGGTAGTCATAATTATTAAAACACTCAATTGCCATAGGCCAGAATGGTCTTCGGTTAAAAGTTGGGGTACAAATACTTACAAATGGATATGCATGATTTTCATTTTTGACCTGATTATTAGGTCCAGGTTGTTTCTTTCCACCCTTATTTTTCTTAGCAGGTTTCTTTCCCATTTATTATACTAGTATTTCATACTTTATTTTTAAATATATAACTTATTAAAGAATATTATATATCTAAATGAAAGATTTTTATTACATTAACCATAAAAAGTACCATTTCTTTTCAGGTTCTTTTGGTTTTTGTTCAAATTTTTCCGGTTTACACTCTTTCTCTGCTTGGTCGGTTCCAAGAAGGTATGTTGTAAATTTATCAACGTCTTTTATCTTATATGGTTTATATAATTCGGTGAAATACCACAAAACAATAATTGTAAAAACAGTTGTCCACATAGCATAGACACCCATAATACGAGCCATGTCCATAATTAAAAATAAAGAAATAATAAATAGAATAAAGTTTCGGTATATCTTAATAAACTTTTTCATATGTGAGAACAATGTAAATCGTTTTGGCATGTTTGGATGTGGTTGTCCATTTACTGTATCATCTTCTTCATCACTTGCATTTCCGTCGTTTTTCTTATCATCTTCTTTATCGTCTTTATCATCATCTTCGTTGTCATCTGGTTTACTGCCATTCTCTTTGTCATCTGAATCGTCTGCACCACCCTTCATATTTTTGTCATCTGAACTACCACTATCTACGCCAAATGTCATCTTATCAGCATTTTTCTGAATAACTGTATCAATCTCTTTTGTTGATGTATATAAACGTAACAAAAAGAATGGAGTAAAAACAATAGATACAAACATAAACAATGAAAGCGTTGTGCATGTAGGAATAATTGCAACTAGGCCACAAATTAATATAAAATAGAAGAGCAATGAATATAAAATATTCCACCCTTCCCACATTCCTGCCTGACCCTCTTTCCAGTTGGCTTGTTTTTCATCATTTACAACAATTATTTCTTTTTCATAATAGATTAGTCCTGCTTCTGTAAAAAATGCAATAACGCCTTTAATTGTCGAATATAAAATAGCTACAATATGAGCAATAAGAATGATAACAAGACCAAACACAAAGATGACTAGTTCAGGAAGGATTGAATTAAAAAGTGACATGATAGACATGTAAACTGTTGAATAATTTTGTGTCATTCCTGAGAAAATCGTACCTAGATAATTACCTAATACATTTGAATGAGGACTTTTTGTTAATATACGCATAACCTTATAAAGATAAGAAGCTGATACAATTTTGTCATTGTAATTAACAGGATAATATGCTTTTATTGAACGCATATCTCCAGATTTTGATTTGTTTGATAAATAGTCCAAATGAACTTGTTCTGGAGGGACTTTATCATTTGAATATGGATAAGCTGTTAAACAATCTGGAATTAGTTTTGTTTGAGAAAATCTAAACTGAGTAACAGAGAAAACACCTATAAAAACAAATATAGCAACGTGTATTAAATTGTTAAGAATTGCCTGTAAAAGTCTAACTACTTTCGTTTTAAAACTTTCTTCCTTAGGTTTCTCTTTTTTCTTATCTTTTTTTGCCATGATATACTTACTATATGATAATATTATTTTTAGTTTTACAACAACAACGCAATAAGTAGAGAAATAATTAATTTATTATCTAGTAGATTATAGACCTATATCTATACTTTCTGACTCATCTTTCATATCCATATAATCTATATGAGAACCATGTATTTCTTTATTTTCGGATGCATGTTTCTCTAAATAACGTGTTATCCTATTAATATCTAATTTACTTAACTCATATGTATCAAGTAATGTTAATATACTTGCATCCTCTTGTTTATTAACAAATGATTTAAAAAATACAAACATATCCTTCTTATCCATTCCTATTTTTTGACACAGATTTTGAATAAAAACAGAATTGTTATATTCAGTTGAATATTTTGTAAGAACTTTTGTAAATCTAATATCATTCATTTTATTATTTTTATTATTATCAGTTGTATTATAATAATCATGTAACAGTTTACTATTGTAAAAAGTTTTCATAAGAGAACTTAATTCGTTAAACTGCCATATTTGTTTTTGAAATGTTATACGATCAATATAATCAGCAAAACATATATTTTCTAAAAAGTTGATATAAACTTCTACATTAGTCTTTTTATCTTTATCTGTAAAAACATCAATAATATTTTCATGCCATAGTAGCCCAACAATAGTTCTGTCTGTTTCGTTCATTATTACAAGATGATCCTCAATTCTATAAGGTTGGTTGAAAAGATTAAATACTGTTTGTTTTGTATCTTCATTAAATGTTTTAGGGTGTAATATATTTCGTATAATATCTAATGACGGCAAATCAATATTGTTATCAATATGATATTTACATATTTTATATACTTGTTCTAGGCGTCTTAGATCCCCCTGACTATTTGAGGAAATATAATCTATATATTTTTTGGGAAGTTCTGGTATTATTGTATCTAAAATATTTGTTATATGGTCATCTTCTATTTTTTTCAGTTCAAAAACTTCACATACTTTCATTAATTCTTTTATTTTTTTATCAGAATGATAGTTACTTATACAAATAATAGGCGATTTTGCAATATCTTCTGTCTTCTGTTTTTTTGTCTTCTTAGGTCGTATCAGTTTAATTAATGTATTTAATCCGCCTTTATCTCCACTATTCATACCATCAATCTCATCCATAATAATAGCAATACTCTGCCGTTTTGCATAAAAACAACTCATAACATTTACATCTGTCTGATTATTTTTTGTAATTTTTTCAATCACTCCCTTATTACGAATATCTCCTGCATCATACACAAGACTATCATAATTCATATCTTTTAATAAGTTTTTGATAAATGTAGTTTTTCCACAACCTGGACCGCCATATAAGTATATCCCACGTTTTTTTGTTAAGTCATGTTTGTTTCTTTCAAAATCTAGTAAAAACTCGCGTATATTGCTGTATACGTCATCGCGCGACAATATAGTATTAATATTTGGAATATTCATACTATAATACTTTCATTATATTTATGTTTATTTAACTACTATTTCATAGTTTAGTAATACTTACCATGTTCCATCAGCTACGGCACGTTTTTTATAACTATCCGAACAAGCATCAAGACTTGTTATCCCGTCCCAAGTCAAGTCACATGATTCCATCATACCTTTGGATGCACATGCCGAGTTTGGTTTGTTCCATCCTTTTAGATTATATGGACCAATGCCACATTTTCCTAGACGTTTACTATTAAAACACGAAGTACCGTCACCTTGCTGGTCTTCCCAATAGTCAGGACAGTTTGATACACTTGGTGGCCATGGCATATCATTCACACCAGACGAAAGTATCCAACCAATAAATGCAATTGCAATTATAAGCACAACACAAGCAACGATTACAACATTTTTTTGAAATGAACCTAAACCTTCTAACATCAAGACAAAATTATGTACTACTTATATACATATACAATATATATTTAACTAAGCGCTAAAATAATTTATAAGATTATAATATAGTTAGTATATAAAGTAATTATACAATGAGCATAATACCAAAAACAATTAATGGACGTGTAAACGCATTTGAACCTGAATTAGATACAAAAGCTCTTTTTACTCTATACGATAAAATGCCCGTAAATATACCTAGCACCTTTAGGGACGCAACAAAAGGGGAATGGTGCGAAACAAACTTATCTAGAGCATTTTTCTCCAGAGAAAATGTACAAATATTACAGAATGCTATTAAAGCTGGTGTATACAAAATGTCAAATAAACAATATGTTATAGCCAACCAAAATGTAGATACTCTTCATATCATTATGCGAAGTGTGTTTATGCAAAACGCAATAAATCAAGAACACAATATTAAAGAACAAATAAACCAATTAAATAATATCATTATTGAATATTCTGTTCCTAGAGTTTATTCTTCATTGGTCTCACATAACAAATATATCCGTGATGCAAGCACTTTGGCGGAACCTCTCGCACCTCCTAAACTTATGCGTGATTCTAAGCAACTTCCTCGTCTAAATTATGGGTTTGATAAAGAAAATTAAGACACCCCCAAACTATTAAATATGACATTAATATCATATTTAATAATCTAACTATAATATATTAAGTATGGCGGAAAATGAAAGTACTTTACCAGACAATGATAGTATTCAAGATATTGCCAATGTGTTAACAAGTATGGCAAATGAAATTGACAACCAAGAAGTGACACAACTCGCTGAAAAAGTGCCAGTTGAAACACCAGAGACTATGTTAACAGTTGAGAATATGAACAAACTTATGAGTGATAGTATTGACTTTATGACGCGTGTTATACAAGAATCCGGAACTACAAGAAGTCTTGTTTCAGATGCTTTTCAACAACAATCTGAACTTGTCAAAAATGTGAGTAATGTAATGTTATCTGGTGCGAAGGAATATATTGGAAACTTTAAAGAAGTTGCAAATATTACTAAAGACATTATTAAAAGAAGTGCTCTTATTGGTGCTTCAACTATATATGATAAAGTCTTGAAAGCAATTGAACTCAAAGAAAAGGCAAGTGGATATGTTGGTCAAACAAAACCTGTTGATGAACTTATTAAACAACATGAAACTGTTATCTACATTATGTTACAAAAGTCAAGTTTGGATTTACTTGAGAGCGATAACTACTTATCTTCAGAATTAAGTGATGCAGACATAAAGCAAGTTATAGATAAGATTGTGGATGAAGGAAATACTACTGAAATCCAGGCACATGTCATTCGTGCTGCACAGATATTTTTCTTTAATAAAATGGGAAGTTCTGTTGTTGATACTTATGGAAATGTAAGCACTACAGTACAAGATGAAGCTGATACAATGAACTTAAATGACACCATTGACAATGCAGATGTCATTGGTCAATATAAATTAGCACAATTACGTAAACGAATTGTATCTCTTGTTGAAGATACGAATGAGTTCAAATCTTTTTTAATAACTCTCGTTAATGATACACATAACAATGAGCATCACAATCACAGTAAATATTTCGGTATGACACAAGATGTATCCTCGTTTATAAATGATATTATTGGGTCTGAAGGATTTTTATCAATAGACACCAATTACCGTTTAAATAGTGTTGAACAATCAGTTGACTATTATATTGGCAATATACTTGGCAAGAAGATGAAAAAGGATGGTTCTACCTCTTCTGGAGACAGTATACGTTCGCCTAATGGTGAACTTTATAAGCGTGTCGCAAATCTTGAAGAAGATATTGACGAAAATCTTAATGATATAACTGAATATGTAAATCAACAACATGCTCTTGGATTTAAAGATTTTGGAGACGAAGGCGATGAATCTGAAAAAACAGAAAAAATGAATAACCTAACACAAGCAGTTGAATCCAGAAAGACTCAATTAACCACACGTGTTCAGCAATTATATCAAAAAATGAATAATGCAATTAATAACCATGATAATAGTGGTAATGTCGAAGAATTAGCCGAAGAACAAGGCGATAGTGGAAAACGTAAAAGAGATGATGTCGAAGAAAGTGATAGTGCTAAACGTAGAAAAGCAGCCGCTAGTAGTAGTGCTACTGGTGGAAAAAAGACCAGAAAACGTAGAGGAAAATCGAAAAAGGGTAAAAAGACAAAGAAAAATAAAAAAACAAAAAAGAATGGTAAAATGACAAAAAAGAAATCACCTCGATCTAAAAAATCAAATAAGAAATCTCGTCGTTCTAACCGTAAGTAAATGATAAATATGATAACATAGAAATTATATCATATTTATTGAGTTTATTCATTAAATTATTTACTTGCGAGATTTGCGGGATTTGCGAGAAGACTTACGGCTCTTGAGAGACTTCTTATTGTCAGACTTAATGGCTCCGAACTTTCCCTTGCGGGTCTTGTAACCAGCCTTCTCAAGACGCTTCTCTTTCTTGGCGGTGCTGTGCTTCTTCTTGGAAACAATACGACCATGTTTGTTCATCATAAGATCTCCCTTTTTTAAGTTTCCGGCAGTCTTATATGCGGTCTGATGCCACACCTGAGCACGAGAACCCTCAAGAACAGGGTATTTGTGGGATTTAATATGGTATAAGCCATCGGCAGATTTCATGTGTTTTTTCACCATGACGATTATATATACATCTGAGAAATTAATTATTCTCTAAATATTAAAACTTATTTGTACGCATTTTTACTGGAACAACTCCACCGCGAAGACCATTAATTATTGGAACATTATTTGGAAGATTACAACGATAATATTTTGAAACTTCTGTATTTTCATTGGTATCAGCCGGCAAAAATGGAGAGCTTAATCCATTCTCGCCATATACAATCTTACCATTACCACCTGTTAATATTTTTGTTTTCATTCTATTTATCTTACTATCCGCACCCGAGAAACTTTTATCTCCAAATATCCATACAGAAGGTTTACTTTGTTCACATGTTTCAATCGTAGTATTTTCAGGGTCAATAATAGGTTTATAACATTTTCCTTGAAGTCGTGATTTACTAAACGTAGGATAAAAGTTATTATATATAAACTCCTGTTCTTTTTTTATTCTTTGTTTTTCTTCTTCTGTAAGTGCGTTAGACATAGTAAGATCATATCCACGAACTATTGTTCCCGCTGGATAATTATTTTGTAATGGATTACTTAATATTAAACTTCCATATCCACTTACCACATTTATCTCACTACTATTACCATAACCTATAACAATTACTTTCTTTAAATCAAATCCGACACTATTAACTACATTAATCTCAGTACTTTCTCGTTTTGCGGGTGTTTTGATAACAGTATCTACAATCCAATCATCTTTTATATTACTATTATTATAGTTTTGTTCTTCTACAATTATTTCACTATCATTATGAATATATGCTGATGTAATAGTATAATCACCATCTATTACGCTGCGTATTCTTATTCCGCCAGGCAAATATTTCCCAACAGGTAATTTAAGTATAGAACCTGTATTAGTTATAGGGTATTCAGTAATATTCTGAAGAGTATACTGCCATGATGTTACATTATCTAGTGTATACACACTAATAAGACCATCTCCTAAATAATTCAATATAGGTGGTTCAGGGTAAATCTCAATATCTCTAGTATTAAATACAATTGTATACGTCCCATTTGAACGGTGTAATTTTACAGAAATCATATATCCATTATAATAACCTGGAGGTATCTTAATAGAGTTTACATCTTTATCTGGTTTTATCCAAACTCGTGTTAATTTTCTAACATCAACACCCGCAGAATATTCCCATGAAACATAGCTTCCACGAGGTGATACACGAAGTTCATTATTTATATAAGATGGGAAATCAACCATCAACTGTGGGTCATCTTCAGGTTCTGGGTCCCATTGTTCGGGGTATTGTAAAGGATAAAAACCTGATATTTGTTCGGCAATTGCATCATAATTTATTTCAGGTACTATAATCTTATCAGGGTTAGGTACAGGCGAAGATGTACTAGTATAATCACTTGTATAATTTAATACATTTATACTTCCAGGGGGATATACGCCAGGTGGAATTGCAATATCTCCTATTTTTAAAATATCATGTGACCATGAACTACCCCCATCAATTGAATATCTCCATAATATTGCCCCATCTCCAAATTTTTCAAGTGTAATAATACCTGTTGATGAATTAAACTTTACCTTAGGATAACCAGGTCGTCTAATTATTTTTGTATTTCCACCAATTCTATCTCTTGACGGTGTCCCATCACTTAATTTGTTTCTAAACAAAATTTCACCAGCTTCATAAGTTCCAAAGGGTAACAATAATGTATTTTTATTTGCCAATGTAAAATCAGGTGACCATGAACTTATAACATTATTTAATAAATATGACCATGTTGTTGATCCTGCTCCAAGTGTTTGTATTGTAAATGTAAATGTTTCAACATTATATGAAACAGTTGGAGGGGGCGGACCATAAATATATGTAAATCCTGGAGGAAAAGATGCATACAACGAATCAACATTATCATTTGTATACACTTTTATGAAAAAGTTTGTATCATTATACATTCCATATGTAGGTATTGTAAAATTATTACCAACTACATGTGTCCAACTTACACCACTATCAATTGAATAAGCCCAGTTTGGTGCAGACGGAGTTCCATAACTTGTGATTATAATTTTTGATGAATCATTGTAGTCAAATGATGGTTTTCCAGGTCGTGAAATAAACTCGACACTGTTCATTACTGTTGTTGAAAATAGATCAGGTGTCTCGTTAGTATTTACTACTCTTACTTGAACTTGTTGAGCAGGATATCGACCAACTGGTAATGAAAAGGTATTATCAGCAAATGTTTTATCTTGCCATGAATTACCAGAATTAACTGAATACTGCCATTTATCACCACCTTGCAAATTTGTAACAGTTATTGTATTATTAATAATCGTTGACATAACCGGCGTCTCAGGTGGTCGTTCTAGTACACTACTTAATATAAGTGATTCTGAAAACAAATTATCCGGTGTACCATTTTGAACACGTATATCATCTGAATCATATCTTCCATAATCAACCTGAATGTAATTATTATTTACTGGTTCGAATACTTGACTCCATGTTGTTTCAGAATTAGTAGTATATCTCCAGTTAACTGTAAAAGGTGCAATAGTTATATAGTAACGGAATGTTACATCGTCAAAAATAGCGGTTGGTTTGTTTGGTTTTATAATAATATCTGAGGGTGCTGTAACATTCTGAGAATATAAACCATCTACAGTAGCGGTCCTTACCTTAAAATTAGAAGTTGAATAATTACCTGGAATAAGATTAAAACTTGTATCAGGAGAAACAGTTATCCAGTTTGTCCCAGCGTTTATTGTATACTGCCACAATGATGCAACAGGTGACCCAAAATTAGATATTAAAATCTTTGGAGCTCCCGTGAAATCAATAGTAGGTGTTCCAGGGTCAACTTGTAGGTAACTAGAATTATAACTTGATGGAGACGAAACTCCGTTCATATCTTCTCCTCTTACCTGTATCTTTCCTGAATTATATTTTCCAGCAGGAATATTAACTGATGTAAAACCAAACGTTTTTTGTCCCCATGTTGTACCAGTATTAAACGAATATTCCCATAATCTATACTGTCTTTGTAATAGCGTAACATCCAGCTTTCCCGTGCTAGAATTAATTGTTATATTTGTAATAGGCAATACAGGATTTATCAGAAATCCAGAACGATAAAAATTAGTACCAGACGTAACAAATGCATATTTGTTTGTATCAGGTAAATATGTTTTATTAGTAGTATAATATTGTTGCACCAAAGATCCTCCTACAAGTGTATCTCCCCATACAGAAACAGTATTGTCTGATTTTATTGCGAGAAATGCATTTACACTTGGAACTATATCAATAACATTTTTGAGACTATTCTCTTTTCCTTGATAACCATCACGATAACTGCTACTTGATGTCATAAAATTATCATTTATAGATGAACCACCAGAAAATGGATTTCCCCATACAACCACTTCACCTGAATGCGTTAATGCAGCAAATGCACTATCTGTTGTGTAGACCCTTTTTACATTAGTAAGACCAGGTGGTGTACTTAGTAGTATTTTAACATTACTATTATTGTAATAAAATCCAAATGTCTGCACCTGTCCAACTATATCTAATAAAGCAACTGCAGTTTGACTTGTTGCAATTGAATAAATACCAGTTGGAGCAGGGCTTATTTTATTAAACTCTGTAATTATTCCTGGATCTCCCCACAATACAACAGTATTATCAGATTTCAATGCGATAAAACATGAATCTGTTGCGACAATATCCTCAGTTGACCCTGAAACACGCAAAGAACTCGGCGTTGTGAACTTAAGCTTATTCCAGTTTTGGTCAAAATATGATCCACATGATGTTACAATTCCATCATTACTTAGAAACGCAAATCCCGAATAAGAAGAAACTACTTTCGCAATGTCAGCAATCGTTCCAGATAAATTATACTTCATTGCTGTACTTCCACTTCCATCACCAGATTTTTTCAGATCACCTCCACCTTCAACGGACCCCCACACTGCAACTGTATTATTATCTAAATGTGCAGCAAACGCTACTGTAGTTGTATATATAGTTTTTATGGTTCGTCCATATGAATTTAAGTCTGTAAGTATTGTTGGTATTTGGGTCCATTCCTCTGCCTCAAAAATAGGAGTTTGTTGAAATGCAATATCAAGGCGGTGTGATGTTCCAAGATCGTCTAAAAAGGTTGTTGTATTTAATAAATCAAACTTTGTTCCATTTGGATATGCAATTAAATGTGAAACAGGCCATTCATTATCGTAAGTACTGTTCCAACTGACACCTTCATAACGAGAAGTTATTAAACCGTTAAAATTACGTAAAACATACCTATCTGTCACATGATGTGCGATTTTAATTACTTTTTTTCCATCACTTCGTATAGAGTCTCCCATATAGAATATAAATGCCTTGTTTATATCAGTTGTATAAGCAACTCGATAGGTGGCGGGGTTACCTAATGCATTTTGATTTGTTGCATCTATATCACCGAGATATTCAATATTACCATTACTATCTAGTGCATCTTTGCGTATTCTAAACGTATCGCGAGTACTTCCGCGAGTAATTGCTCCGCCACTGTCGGCACTACCCCATACAGTAAGATTTTTGTTGTCTGAACTTACTCCAGTAAACGCTCTATTTGTAGCATACATAGAATTAATATTTACGTTAGAGACACTGCTAACAGATGTAGAATTAAGACCATAAGGATAACGCCCACCTCCAGACGGATCTCCCCAAACATATAGGGTTGAGTTGTTATCTATAGCAGCGAACGCTGTTTCATTGGAATAAACATTTTTTATATTTACCAACTCTTTTGTAAAGGTTGTAGTTATTGCATTACTTCCATCTGTATACTCACCCCATGATTTAACTGTTTTATCTTCACATATTACGCTAGACGCACTGTTTGTTGTTACAATATATGAAGCATTTGCAGTGGATGATGTTTTTAGATTTGGAGGAATAGATGCAGGTCCATTACTAGTACTACCGACTCCTCCTATTACAGAAATAGTTTTATCTGTATTAATTACTTGATAACCAACTCTATTTGTTCGCGTATTCCATGGATGTATTTTTGTTGGATTGCTTGTAACTACTTCAAAATTATATACAAGAGATGAGTATAATGATTTTTCATATGCTTTTATCAATACATTAAATGAAGAATATGTACCATATGGAAGCTGAAGTTTACCAAAACCTCGAACTGTTTCCCAGTTTGTACCATCTACCGAAAATACCCAAGAGTTAACACCACTCTGAGTTGTGGTAACAAAGACTTCTCCATTATGTCCCCATACAACATTTGGTGCATTAGGTGCTATCTCAATAGTCTCGGTAATTATTGTGGGTCCGTTTTGATAAGTTCCATTCATAAAGCTTCTTACTTGTATATCTCCATTAACATATCTACCAGGAGTTACAGTAAAATCATTCTGTGCCTGCGTTCTTGTTGTCCATGTTTTACCTCCATCAAGGGAATACTCATATGCTGAGTATAAATCAGAAACAGTTACCTTCTTTGTTGATGAAGAATAAGACAATGAAACTGAAGGTGGATATTTGTAAAATACTGTTGGGTTCACATACACAAACGACTCTTGAGTAAAACGGTTAGGATTAAATGTTCTTACTTGAAACTTTCCATATGGATAGGAAGTTAATGTTTGAGGAACAGATGGCGGAAACTCTGTATCATTCATAGCAAACCAGCTAGCACTACTCCATGATGCCCCATAATCATCTGAGTAATGAATATATTTTGTTACTGGAGACCCGCTATTTACTAACATAGTTGGGTTTGTAGGTGTATCATATGTTATATATGGAGCAAGTATGTCTTGAACATTATGTTGACCACGATTGAAGCTTGTATATTGTGGAACACTGACAATTCTAAACAAATTATACAAATACACATCAGGCGTATCATAAAAAGATGCATAACCCATGTATACATTTGTATCTGATGCATTCCGTTGTATCGGTGTACTATCACTTGTTGGATAATTTCTACCCCAAGTTATTACAGCACCATTAGATTTAATAGCAGTATACGATTCTACATTTGTATAGATGTCTACTATATTATCAAATCCAGTATCTACAAAACTACTGGTAGGTGTTCCTGATAAGGTTGTTGGTGTAATTGCACTGTTTGCTGGAGCATCTGGCATATCCCACGTTGTTGTTGAACCCCAATCAAATACATTACCATCATTACGTAAAGCCGCAAATCCATACCCTGTACTACGAATAGTTACAATATTCGTTAAGACCGGAGGTTGATTATATCCATTGTAATATCCATCGTAATATCCAGCACCATTTCCATACTGACCCCAAGCTATTACCATTCCATTTGATCTTAATGCAGCAAATGCACTATAGGTTGCATATATTGCAACAAAATTATTATTTTGAACACTAGATGAAAAAGTACTTTGCAATTGGACTGCCATATCAGTACTCCCCATACCACTAGGTGGATTTACAGCTATAAGGCCCCAAGAGATAATAGAACCATCCGATTTTAATGCCGCATATGCTGAGTTATTGGAAGTTATATGTATTATATTTGTAGCCGTACCATCCGTTGGAACAGTTGCACCATGACTTGCATATCCCCAACCGACAATTGTTTTGTCTGTTTTTAAAGCAATCATACTAAACGGGTTTGTAAATATATGTTCCACATTTGTTAGTCCTCCTTGAAAAGATGATAAATCACCACCATAATCCTTGTTTCCCCATGCAAGCAACGTTCCATCAGTCCTCAATGCAGCCATTGCATAATCATTGTAAAACACTGATTTTACGTTTGACATATAATCTTGACCTGAGTCTGCTTGAAAATCAATATGTTTATTATTTCCAAATTTAATTCCCCATGCGTATAACTTATTTTCATTAGTTAACAATGCTGCGAAAAATCTCGAAACATATATATTTTTTACAAATACTGGAGCAGATCCACCAGAAACAATAGAGGAGGGCATTGATATAGTTCCTGCTGTACCTACATAATTACCAAATGGGTTTTGCCAAGGAATAGTGACTCCGACATTTGTAGTACCTCCATATCCATTATCACCCCATATAGTAAACGTCATATCATTTTTTAGTGCAAATACTTGATGTGCATTTGTGTAAATATTAATTACACCCGTCAGTCCATTTGGAATGTTAGCACGTGCATTACCACCGTATGCCCATCCAACAAGTGTACCATCTTCTTTTAATACTATAAATCCAATATCAAACGGGTAAATTTCCACAACACCTCGCATTAATTTTAACGTTGTCGCTTTATCTGTAATAGCAGGGCTGTTTTGTCCACCACTATATTCTGCTCCCCATAATACAACAGAACCAGTGTATTTAAGAACAGCAGTTGCTCCCGTATTTATTTGACATTTATAAGTTGGCAATCTTTGTCGTGAAATAATGGGATAAGGATTAGATACTATTTTTGACCTTACTTGGTTCTTCAATGGATTTTTTGTACTTACCGTCATAAACTGAACAGATGATGCTGAGTATGTTGTAATTGTGCTACTTGCACTTCCAAAAGGTAATTGTATCTCTTTTGTAACATCAGGACTATCAATACCAACAGTTGTCCATGTTACACCGGCATCAATACTATATGTAACGTAAGAGTTTGGTACCAAGTTTGTAACTTTTAACAACCCAGTTACACCCCAAATAACAAATGGTGGTATAATAGATGAACCACTAATAAATAAAGATTGATGTTTGTTCAGTGGTAACGATTTTACATCTTTCAAAACTGCAGGACAAACACCTGCATAAACAGGAGAACCCCATGAAACAATGCTATCATCCTCTTTTAATGCAATAATAGAAGACACTGCTGATGTTATATCTTTTATACTTCCAATTCCAGGAGGTGGATTTGTTAAGTCATATAAATAGTCAGTACTACTATTAATAATATATCCTTTTCCTCCCCACGCAACAATCTCACCATTTGCTGTTTCGGCAATAAAGGTTGTTTGTGTTGTAAAAATCTTTTGAGGATTTGTGAGACTACCTGGAACAGGGGTAAAATATGACTGTAATGAATACGCATCAAAAGTATCTCCAATACCACCTGAACCCCACGATTTTACTCCACCTGTAGTTGTTACAACTGCAAATGCGTAAGCAGTTGCATACACAGCAGTGGCATACATAGTACCTAAAGAACCAGGTATTGTTCCTCCGTAGAATGCCTTTCCCCATGCAACAACTTCATTATTCGTTTTTAATCCAACATATGATCCCTTGTTTGAAAAAATAGCTTTAAAATCACTTGTTGTAGGAATATATTCAATCTCATCTGTATCTCCCCATCCAAAAAGCTTACCAGTTGACGTTAACGCAACAAATGAATCGGTTGACGCAACAATATCGACTACTGTCCAACTGGTTGTGTTAATGTTAGATAGTAATGTTGTAGTCTCACTATTACTCTTTCCATCGGTCCCCCATATACCTATAGTTCCGTCTTCAAATATACCAGTATATCCGTTTTCTAGAGATGTGGCTATATGAATAACTGGTTTATTATAAACAATCGGGTCAGTTGAAGTAGTTCCATTAAAATAATAGTTAGGGACATGTAAATCGTGTGATGTATTAAATGAACCCCATAAAACAGCACCATTCATACGAATAGCAAGAAACGTATCACTAGTAGAATAAATATCAATGACTGGATTATTAGAATTAGTTAGTAACGATGTCACGTCTGTTCCAGAAGTATCGCCTTTAGCAAATCTTTTTCTGGTACCACCATGACTTGCACTACCCCAACAGACAACTGACTCGTCAGTTTTTAATGCAGCAAATGCACCATCGTTGGAATAAATAGTTTTTACATCCGATAAACCAGACGGTGTAGTTCCGCCAAAAGCAGATTGTCCCCAACAAACAACTGTACCGTCAGTTTTTAAAGCAACAAATGCTTGTTGAGTAGAAAATAAACTTTTTACATCTGTTAAACCAGCTGGAACGGTTCCGCCATAAGCAGATTGTCCCCAAGCGACAACCGTCCCATCTTTTTTTAACACAGCACATGCATACAAATTAGATGCCGATTGATGAGTTTCTTTTCGATAATCACCCATTTTTTAATCAATATGTTACTGTACAAGTATATTTTATTTTAAAAATTATCTTTATGTGACTACTTCAATCTTTATTTTATGTTTGTAGATTTTCTTATAAATTTCTCTATTTCGTAAATTGAATAGATTCTTGTTTAAAAAGAAAGTGATACATAATCACACCAATCATGTCTAAGACAAATCTTTCAAAGAAGTATCAACAAAAGACCGACAAGCAACATATTCTTGATAACCCTGATACCTATGTCGGGTCAGTTGAGAATGTAGATGCAACTATGTGGCTACTTGACCCAGAGACATCTAAAATCTCAGAAAAACAGATAGAATATATCCCCGCGTTATATAAATTATTTGACGAAGGTATTGTTAATTGTCGCGATCATGTTATCCGTATGGCACAAGCACATGCAAACGGAGAACCAGATATTCAACAGGTAAGTAATATTGATATTAGCATAAGTGATGATGGAACAATTACAATGCACAATGATGGAAATGGTATTGACGTTGAAAAACATCCCGAATATAACATATGGATTCCAGAGATGATTTTCGGTCATCTTAGAACATCTACAAATTACAACAAAGAAGAAGAAAAGATTGTAGGTGGTAAGAATGGGTTTGGTTTTAAACTTGTCCTTATCTGGTCAACAGAGGGTAGTGTCGAAACAGTTGACCACAAACGTGGTCTTAAATACACACAGCACTTTCACAATAACTTAACCACGATAGATGCACCAAAAATTACAAAGTGTAAGACAAAGCCGTATACGCGTATCACATTCAAACCTGACTATGCTCGTCTTGGAATTGCGGGTATGACGCCGGATATGATTAACTTGTTTAAGCGCCGTATCTATGATATTGCCGCAGTAACTAGTAAGACAGTAAAGGTGAAATGTAATTCCCAACTTATTCCTGTAAAAACTTTTCAACAATATGTTGATTTGTATCTTAGTAAGGATGCAAAGAAGATATACGAGGCACCAAACGATAGATGGGAGTATGCCGTAGCATTGTCTCCAAGTCACGAGTTTTCACAAGTGTCTTTTGTAAATGGTATTTATACTAGTAAGGGTGGAAAACATATTGATTATATAGTTGGTCAGATTACTCGTAAACTAGTAGCGCTTATTGAAAAGAAGAAAAAGGTAAGCGTAAATGCTTCGGCAATTAAAGAACAAATTATTCTCTTTGTTCGCTGTGATGTTGTCAATCCTGCGTTTGATAGTCAAACAAAAGATTACATGAATACACCTAGTTCTAAGTTTGGGTCTACATGTAGCGTAGACGATAAGACAATTGAGAAGATTGCAAAGCTTGGTATTATGGATATTGCATGTGCGATTTCACAAATAAAAGAAGACAAGGCCGCGAAAAAGACTGATGGAACTAAGAGTAAAAATATTCGTGGTATTCCAAAGCTAATTGATGCAAACTGGGCTGGAACTGCCAAGTCAAGCGACTGTATGTTAATCTTGTGTGAGGGAGATTCAGCTAAGGCGGGTATTGTATCTGGACTTTCATCCGATGATAGAAATGTAATTGGTGTTTATCCAATGAAGGGTAAGATTATGAACGTTCGCGGTGAGACAAAAAAGAAGATTTCGGAGAATACTGAGATCGCAGATATGAAAAAGATTTTAGGATTGGAAAGCGGTAAGATTTACCATGATGTGAATGTTGTAAATAACTCACTTCGTTATGGTAAGATACTATTTATGACTGACCAAGATTTGGATGGAAGTCATATCAAAGGTTTATGTTTGAACTTGTTTCAGACAGAATGGTGTTCACTTTCACAAATACCCAACTTCATTGGTTTTATGAACACTCCCATCTTAAAAGCAAAGAAGGGAACTGAGACACTTGTATTCTATAATGATGGAGAATATGATGCATGGAAGAAAGCCAACGACACAAAGGGTTGGAATATTAAATATTATAAGGGTCTTGGAACCAGCACAGGCAAAGAGTTTCGCGAATACTTCGCCAGAAAAAAGGTTGTGTGGTTCTCACATACTGGACATGAGAGTGATGATACTATGGATATGGTATTTAACAAAAAACGCAGTGACGACCGCAAAGATTGGCTAGGGAGTTATGACCGTGAAACCTTTACAGATACATCCTTACCATCGATTGCATATGAGGACTTTATCAACAGGGAGCTTATTCACTTCTCAAAATATGACTGTGAACGAAGTATTCCAAATGTTATGGACGGTTTGAAAATTAGTCTTCGTAAGATATTGTTCTCAGCATTCAAGAAGAACTTGACAAGTGAAATCAAGGTAGCACAATTTACAGGATATGTATCAGAACATTCTGGTTACCATCACGGCGAGGCATCGTTAAACGGTGCAATTGTCGGTATGGCACAGAACTTTGTAGGGTCAAACAACATCAATCTATTCTCGCCAAATGGTCAGTTTGGAACAAGACTACGAGGAGGAAAAGATAGTGCTTCTGAAAGATATATCTATACACTATTGTCTCCTATCACACGTAAACTGTTTCCCAGCATGGACGATAGTATCTTGAAATATCTTAACGATGACGGTCTAGCAGTTGAGCCTACGTTCTACGCACCTATTATTCCAATGATTCTTGTCAATGGAACAAAGGGTATTGGAACAGGGTTTAGCACTGAGGTGTTATGCTATAATCCAACTGAAATTATTGAATATATTCGTGGCCGTCTTATGAATGGCGAGTTTGAGACTAGTCGCGAGTTTATTCCTTACTATGAAGGATTTAATGGAAGCATTGCAAACGTAGATAACGGCAAGTTCATTGTTCGCGGTCGATATGAAATCATTGGTTCAGATAAGGTTAGAATTACTGAACTACCCGTTGGCTTATGGACAGACGATTTCAAGGAATATATTGAAAAACTAACAGATAGCACTGATAAAAATGGAAAAAAGATTACACCTATTGTAAAAGATTACGATGACATGAGCAAAGACACGACGGTTGATATTACTATTACAATGACAAAAGGAACTGTTGGAAAGTTGAATGGAAAAGTTCTTGATACAACTACAGGAGTAACCGAACTTGAAAAGACATTGAAGTTATACACAACCATGTCAACTACAAACATGCATTTGTTTGACGCACATGATAAGCTGCGAAAATATGTTAATCCAAATGACATTATTCATGATTACTTTGATACTCGTATGCGTCTGTATGTAGAGCGAAAAGAGTTTATGATAAAGCAACTCGAGCGGGAACTTGTAGTCTTGAGCAATAAACATCGTTACATTCTAGGCACGTTAGACGGCGAGATTGACTTGCGCAGAAAGAAGCGTTCTGAAATTACAGACATGCTTAAGGGTAAAAAGTTTGATATGTTAGATGATGATGAAGACTACAAATATTTAACTAAGATGTCAATGGATAGTGTTACAGAAGAGAATGTAGAAAAGTTGTCACGACAATATAATGATAAGAAACACGAGCTTGAAGTGTTGAAAGATACCACAACTGAACAGATGTGGAGTAAAGAACTAGATGAACTTTATGCAGAATATACAAATCATCGAAGACAACTTCAATTATCAACTGGTGGTTCTAGCGAGAAAAAGAAAGTAACAAAGAAGGTATTGATTAAGAAAAAGAGCACGTAAATAAAATATCTATTAGTTATATGTATATAATGTATTTTTACTGTCAATATTATTTTTCTCTCTTTGCGTAATATAGTAAACCTTCTTCAAAAGTTATCATCAACGATGTCTGATAAACCAGAACCAAGTGACAAGAAGTTATATGAAAAAGTTAAAAAAGGGGTATACAAAGATATACCAAAGCATAGTGCTTATCGTAGTGGAATAGTTGTAAAAACATACAAAGAGAGATACGCAAAAAAACATGGAACCCGAAAACAGCCCTACAAAGGAAAGAGAACCAAAAAGAAAGGTCTTGGTCGTTGGTTTCGCGAGAAATGGGTCAACCAACGAGGCGAAGTAGGCTATAAACATAAGAACGATATATATCGTCCTTCAAAGAAGATAACTCGCAAGACACCAAAGACACATGGTGAATTAACAAAGAAAGACATAAAAAAGGCAAGAACAAAGAAATACAGAAAGGGAAGGGTAGATAGGTTTTAAAATATGTAGATTATATATAATAATGACTGCTACTGTATCAAACAACTGGAATATAGTAGTGGGGATATTTTTATTAATACTTGCTGTATCAGGTAACTTTGTTGCCGAAACAATAAGCTGTCAGTCTCAAAAACTTTTATATAATAACATGCTCGCTAAAAATGTAATTATTTTAATGGTTATTTATTTTTCTTTAGGGTTTGCATCTTCCGAAAGTATAGTTAATCCACTTACACTTGCTGGTAACTCCGTGCTGGTTTGGTTATTCTTTTTAATATTTAACAAAATGGATATTCAATATACTATCATTTCTATAGTTGGTATGTTTGCTATTCTTGTCATGAAGGATTTTGTAGATTATTATGTTGAAATCAAAGAAAACGAAAACATGGTTCCAATATTAATAAAAGGAATGGATTATATTTTTGCAAGCGTATGTTTAACAGTGATTGTTGGTTTCTTGTTGTATTTTAAAAAACAGTATCGTGATTATTATAAATCTTTTTCTTTCATGACATTTATATTTGGTAAAACAATATGCAAATCATTAACGTAAAGAGTGAAAGAGAGAAATAAGTATAATAAATATAGTTACTATTACCATATACTGGTATGATTTATAACTATATTTATTCAAAATCAGTTTTTCAGTAAGGTGTTTTTTATGTTGTATATATCAACAATTTGGCAACAGAAAAAACACCAAAAAACGCCAAAAACACTATTGCGAAATATGTTACGTTATCAGTAACATATTAAGTGAATATAAAAAGCATATTGACATGAAAAAACATAAATCAACAGAATTTCAACAGAAAAAACGCCAAAAAACACCAAAAAATACTATTGTGAAAATGTGACTTTACCAGTAACAAATTAAGTTAATATAAAAAGCATATTGACACGAAAAAACATAAATCAACAGAATTTCAACAATTTTCAACAGAAAAAACACCAAAAAACACCAAAAAACACCAAAAATATTATTGCGAAATGTGTGACTTTATCAATAACAAATTAAGTGAATACACTAAACATATCCTTACCAAATGACAGAATACAACCAAATACAACCAAATACAACAAAAAAACACCGAATACACCAAAAAAACGCCAAACATTTTCGGATCAAAAATTTGCTCCCAAACTTTTCGTATATTAGAAAATGGACATTTTTAAATTGTCCAAAATTGTCCATTTTGAATTATGAAGAACTTTTGAAAACGAAAAAAATTTTTATTTATCGTAACAAACTTTTTACTCATTGAATTTTTTGTTACCATAAATAAAATTTTTACAAATATTCATTAAAAAAACGATTTAGGCATTTTTTTATGTTGACATATATCAACAATCTGTCAACAGAAAAAATGCCAAAAAATGCCGAAAAATATTATTGTGAAAAATGTGACTTTACCACGTGCAAACTGAGTAATTACGAAAAACATCTTCTTACCAAAAAACATAAATCAACAGAAAATCAACAAAATCAACAAGAAAAATGCCAAAAAATGCCGAACAATTATGTATGCGAATGTGGAAAAACTTACAAAGAGCGAACTGGATTATGGAAACATAAAAAGAAATGCACTTACTTAGAACCCGAATTTAAAGAAGATGAAAATCTAAAGAATTCAGAGGTTAGTAATATAATGAAAACTTTGGTTCAGCCTTTGGTTGACCAGAACAATAAATTAATGGAAACAATAGCAGAAAACGAAAAGAAGAAAGAGCAGCAGCAACTGCAACAACAGGAGGAGAACCAAAAGTTGCAGAGCCAATTAATAGAAGCAGTAAAAGAGGGAAAAACAATTAATAACATTAATAATGTGAGTAATGTGAATAATGTAAATTACAGTATCAATGTGTTCTTGAACGACCAGTGCAAAGATGCAATGAGCTTGACGGATTTCATTGAAACGATTAAATATCAACTTGAAGACCTGGAAGATGTTGGAAGACTAGGGTATGTCGATGGTATCAGTAAATTATTTATTGAGAACCTTTCGGGTATGGAGGTGACCAAACGTCCTATTCATTGCACCGATTTGAAGCGTAAGTCGTTGTACATTAAAAACAATGATGAGTGGACAAAAGATAATAATAATACTGAGATGCGAAAAGCAATTAATAAGGTAGCTAACAATAATATGAAAAATATTGATAAGTGGCGAGATGCAAATCCCGAGCATCACAATGTTGGTTCTGGAACAAAGAAAAAACAATATCTGGATATAGTGACAGAATCGTCATCTTTTGCCACGGATGATAATGGTAAGAAGGGTGATAAGATAATCAAAAATATAAGTGACGTAGTTTCAATTGATAGAGAAATGTTGAAGTCTGGCGAATTAGAAAGTTAATTGTTTATTCTATAACTTTCATACGTGCCTATGGTGATAGCAACAACTGCCACAATCATTGCTAGAATAATTCGATAATTAATCTTGTCTCCAAATAACAATGTGCCAACGAATATTGTAAAAAACATATTGAGATTAATAATTGAAACTGCAATTCCTCCACCTTGTGCCAAAGCAAGAGTATTGGTTATTAGAGAAGTGAACAATAACATTGCTGGTATAGTGACAATCATATAATAAGGTGTAAAACAATCATTGCAAAGCTCACTCAACGCGTTAGGGTATAAGACTTGATAACATATCAATGATATTCCTCCGAGTATACCTGCCAACACAAGTATGCAACATAAATAGATATGTGTATAATGGAACTCTTTTGGTATTGTGTCTTTTGTTGCTTGCAAAAAAACATTGAATGCACCCATCAAAAATATACTTGCTATTGCATATGTTAGCCACAACATTTGTATTATAATATGTATAACACAAATATTTAAATATTCAAGGGTGTAAAATCTCACTGGTTTTCTATTGTCACCTTTTCGTTTTCATGTGTTTTGTAAGATAAATATTTGATGACATATTATTGAATAAGTACAATAAAAATGATATATACAAGAATATACCATTTTTATTTATATTTTTTTTATTGAGTAATAATCTTTGAACATAACCACGTTCCTACAAGTATCCACATACCTTCGATTACGGTTCCGCCTTTTGCAAATACCCATCTCATAGCGATACAGTGTGGAGCGGAAATAAGGAATGGCGATACAATAAATCCATAAATAGTAGGTGTTGCACAATATCTCACATACATGTGTGCAGTAATGTAGTGAAGCAGTATCCAAAATATGTATATAGCAGATACCCTATAAATATACTTTGCATAAGGGGCCATTTTTGGTATAATAGTTTGTAACATATTTGATTTCTTAACAAGTTCGATTTCTTCATCATCGCTAAGACCCGGCTCCCTTTTTATTTTTACCAATAATGGTTGGTTGGAATGAACGGACGAATTATCGTCACATTCGACTGGTTCTGTGCTACTGATACTGATAACATCGGCTCTATCTTCTGTATCGTATGAGTTAGAACGAACCCGTTTAGAATGTCTCCTATTATGTCTGGCTCGCATATTGCTATGAGTGTTAAAATTATTTGACGAAATATCTTTAAGATAATTACCTGATTATTTTAGGTTACATTATCTCTTTCTATGATTTCAAGTTCAATTTATAAAAGATAATTTATTTTACAAATCATCTCCCGTTATCTCTTGTAAAGTTGTATGTGTTAACCATGTTTCTGAAATAACTCTGCTATATACAATGTATTGTTTAAGATAATTTTCAATAAACTTTTCAAAGTACGATTTACTCATAGTAATTTCCCCCTTTTTTCTTTTGAGATAAAACTTATATAAATCATCAAAACTAATTACTTTATCTTCACTCAATTCTTTTTCTTTTTGAAAAGATACCCTTGCGTCATCTAATATTGTAACAATATCAGCACACTTATCCCAAAGACTGCATTCAATATTCAAAATATATTTATTTGCAATAATTTCAATATCAGGGAAATAAAAACGCAAAATATTAAGTATATCATCTTCTACAATTTTTCCCGCAGTAGAAAACATTAACGGGTTCTCTTTTACATATTTATAAAACAAACTACATAATTCATCTACTTCGTAGTCATTCCCTATTGTTTTTGAACATGTAGTTACGGTGTTCGTCCAAAATAAAATAAAGTCACTTACAACTGGGATAAAACGACTTGTTATGTTAAGAAACGAATCTGTTGCTTCATCATATTTATATTTATCTATTAGCATGCCCTTTAACGTATTGATATACACTACACTTGGTATATACATCTTAGATAAGTAACATTTCCAAATATACTGAAGATTTCTCCATGTCATTGTTGTCTTTGTTTTTGATGTGTTATTAATAGCATCTTCTATGTCAAGTTGAATATAGTCTTTACAAAACCTTTCAACAATTGTTTCTTGACTATTATTTTTCAAAAAGAGTGTATAATCACACAGTTCATCTCTTTTTTCTAAGAACTTATCTCCTGAACTATGTGATGTTGAATAGTGAACTGCAACACACAAAAGGTTTAATCCATCACTTCTTAAAATATTTACCCATGAATCATACATTCCATTACCATTTCTCATCTTAATAAGACGACATTTTTGCATACTAACATTTTCATTGTATCTTGAAACAAAGTTATTCTTGATATTATTTATACCAAGGACAATACTGCACATTTTGTCAAGTTCATTTATTTTTTCACGAGACGAGGGTGATACATAAAATGTTACATCATTTGATTTTTTAAGAATATTATCACCTATGCAAGTTAAAAAATATTTTGCTTCATTTCTTGTTCTAAAATGTGTCGGAGCTAATAAGTTTAATACTTTTTGAATAGTTGTTGTTTCGGGAATAATATGTTTCAAAAGCGTTCTCTCTTTTATCTTTTTAATCAAGCTAACCTTAGTTTTATGCTTCCAATCAATCAAGTCTTTATTATCATATGTAACTGTAGATAGAACCTTATAAATAATATCATCTTCTTTTATATATTTATAATCAGTGCCATCGTACATATAAAAAGAGGAGTTGGATGGCAAGAAATAATACAAATTAGTTGCAAGAAAATATGTCTGAAACGAATGTAATTCTTGTTCAAGAAGTTCTTTTCTTTTTTCATTTTCCTTGTGTGTTTTATATTCATTTTCTAGTGCGTTAGGTAAGATGTCTTTTAAATGAATAAGAAGTCTTGACCTCATATACTTATCTTCTTTGCACTTATCAATAATATCATTTATATATATTTTGCATTGATTATCAAAGTTCTCTATTGTAATTTCTCCTGTATCAGGAGAAACCAATTGTTTTTCTTCTGACATATTCATTTCATATAATAGGTAAATATGTTTATATGTTTATATTGTATAAAAATATATTAAAGTTATACTACACCGCACGTGCTAACGGTTATATATGTCAAAAAATAAATTGAAACTAGTCTATATATTTTTATCAGGGGTAACAACAAAAGTTAATGGTTTAATATAATTGAACAAAAATGGAACACGATAACAGCAGTAAAAATATCCAGGTATTTGAAAAACTACCAGTGGACATGCAAAGGTATGTATATAAGTTTATTGATTATGATACAAAAATTGAGATGATACTCGATAACAAAGAAGATTTTATGACAAACAAAAACTTATATTCTATTCTTACATTTGAACAAATCAAAAAAGTTACAAACAATGGATTGATAAAGAAGATATACTGTAGCAAAAATCGATGGTCAGAATACAATCGTCTTCATCCAACACTTCATTTAAGTGACGAGATAATAAATACATTCCCAAAATCAATCAACTGTACATATATAGACAGTTACGGATCAACTGTTTCGGTGAAATCGTTTCATCCTATTCTTTATGAGATTTGTGATAGGATAAATCGCGTGCCTTATATTCATAATCAGAATAAGGCGAAACAAATAATAGATGGATTTAGAACTCTGCGGAACGTCCGTTCAAATGCTCTAAATATGATAAATGCAGATTATTTGCTATCTAAGCTAGCGTATCATTTATTAGTATCGTTGATTATTTATTGTGATGTTGTCAAAAAAGACCGTATAGAAAGATCGAGGAGGGCTTTAGCAAAACTTACAGTAAAAAAAGCAATTCGCGAAAAAAAGAAATTACAACAACAACTGGAGAATACAGAAAGAGCGATGCAACAACTTGAAGAACAAGAAACCGAAAACTATCAAACAAAAATACAAAGAATGGGTACAAGATTTATGAAAGAAAACATATATATGCAATATGTTAACCAAGGCATGACATTAAGAGAAGCGAAAGAAAAACTAACTCGAGACAAGGAAAATAAGAAACAAGACGATATTTGGAAGAAAGTATATATCAAAGCAGTTAAGGAAGTAACAAGCAACCGTAAAAAACAAATCTTGATAAACGAACAAAATGAAAAGAAACAAGAAAAAGAGAGACAGAGAGAAGAGAAGGCCAGAAAAAAGGAACGAAAAGAAGTACGTAAAAAAGTGATAGCTTATATGAAAATCGCGAAAGAGGCTGCGCGTGTGGCAAAAGGCAAAAGAAATAATAAGTAAGATAATTTGTAACCTGTAATTCTAAATATTTTTTATCTAGTGCGTTAAAATCAAAATAGAATGTGCGTATAATCACTTAAAGATTTGTGCAAAGAATAGGTATTAAACAGATGGCATCGTTTCAAGAAAACAATGTGTTAACTATCAAGACTGTGCAGATATCTCCATTCCGCACTCTTATGACGGCTCTAAAAGATATTCTTTTGGAAACGAATATTACATTTCAATCAGACGGTATTCGTATTATTAATATGGATAAAAGTCATACTGTATTGGCTCATATGCACTTGAAGGCTGAAAACTTTGAGTTTTATGAATGTAAGCCAGAAAAGATTGTAATTGGTGTCAATATGTTTCAGCTATTTAAGCTAATTAATTCGATTGATAATGATGATACACTTACTATTTATATTGAAAATAATGATTACACAGATGGCGTTGTATCTTACCTATCACTCAAGTTTGAGAATGGAGAAATCAAGCAATGCAAGACACAAAAGCTAAGATTGATTGAGCCCGAGTCAGAAGAACTTGGTTATCCTGATGTAAAGTTTTCTTCTATTATTAATCTTCCTTCCACAGATTTTCAAAAGATTATTCGTGACTTGTCTGTCATTTCTGATAAACTAGAAATTAAGTCTGTAGGCAATGAACTTATTTTTAGATGTGCTGGACAGTTTGCTTCTGCTGAGATTCATCGCGCTGAATCAGATGGTAGTATGGATTTTATCCTTAAACAAGACTCCTCTAAGATTATTCAAGGAGAGTTTTCTCTGAAGAACCTTGGATATTTTATTAAATGCACAAACCTATGTGCACAAATCGAGCTATATTTAGAAAATGATTTACCTCTTGTGGTAAAGTACAACGTTGCTAGTTTAGGAGAAATCCGTTTGTGCCTTGCACCTCTTCCAAGCACATAAAATATAATATACCTATATCATTTTATAATTGACAATAGTTTTGTCAAATATAAAAAAATATACTCATAACCTATATTAGTATACACAATGGCATCTACAAGATTTAGAGATGATTTAGCTAGACGCGAAGAACAAGTTCGCCACTCTACTTTTGCATGTGGATATATGATTAACGCTCCCGGAAATGGCACACGTCCAGACTATATCGAAGATCCCCAGTTTCGCCTTCAAAAATGGGGCGCAAACTACATGACAAATAGTGTTGATTTAGAAAGTAACTTGAAGGGTATTCGTCCATTGAACCGAGATTGTATAGGTCAATCCGAATACACAAACTTTAATGTAAACTCTAAACCAATTCAATATCCTAACAATTCGTGTTTATACACAGAACAACCACGTGCTATTGCACCTGCATGGGAATTACGTGATGTAGAAACTCAAATGCCAAAATATGAGCCCCTTTTGAACCCTCAAGAAAATGTTGAAGTACAATTTCAAAATAATGTTAGCACACGTATTTTAGAAAAGGATACCTTTAATCCTGAAAGTCTCTTATTACACCCTTTACAGACAGAAGACCTTTTACCTCGTCATTATGCAAAACAAAACTAATTTAATTTATAAAGTAAAATATTGAGGCAACTAAATAAGTAGATAGATTAATTATAATCTACTTATTTAGTATATACATTAATGGAAGTATTAATACCAGTTGTAGCATTAGGAGGTCTTGCTATATCAATGAAAGATGATAAAGAACCCTCTAAAAATGTAAATACAAATAAAAGTAAAAATATCGCGAAAGATAGATTAATGAAAGCGAAAGAAGGTTATGCCAATATGAAACAAATGACACCTCAAAGTTATCCTACTAACAAAGGAAAAAATATGGCAACTGAAGGAACCGATTATGGACCATATAATAATCCTAATGATGCTACTGCCCGTTATTTTGATCAAAACAATTATTACCAAAATGAAATACATGGAAAAAAGGTTGGAAGTAATATTAATCAAGTATATTCACTCACAGGTTCATATGTAGATGAAAATAATTTTACACATAACAACATGAAACCTTTTTACGGAAATAAAACAACCCAACAGACTTTAAATGGTGCTAGAAGTGACTCTATGTTAGATAATATGAATGGAAGTGGTACTCAATATATTAAAAAGCAAGAACAGGCACCGTTGTTTAAACCGGAGGACAATATTCATAATTCACATGGACAGCAAAACATGAACGATTTTTACCAATCTCGTGTCAATTCTAGTTTAAAGTTCAATAACATGAAGCCATTCGAAAGTGAACAAGTCGCCCCTGGATTAAATAATGGATATAGTTCACATGGTGTAGGAGGACTTAACGCAGGTATGGAAGCTCGTGATACATATATGCCAAAGTCAGTTGACCAATTACGCGTTGCAACCAATCCCAAGTTAGAATATTCACTTGAAAATCATCAAGGTCCTGCATCTTCTGGTGTAAAAAATATTGGAATTATGGGTAAAATGGAACAACATAAACCTGATACATTCTTTGAACAATCTCAAGATAGATGGCTCAAAACGACAAGTGACATAAAGGCTGCCAGACCTCGAACAAACGAAGAAATTCATGATACCGCACGTATGCATTCTGAATCATATGTTGGTGTTGCTGTTTCAAGAGATAAAGGAGCTAATTACATAAAAGGCCAGTATGAAGAATCTACACGAAATGAGCTAGGTTCAACGCCTATTACTAACTTAAAAGGTCCTGACAGTGGTTTTAACACACAGGGTGTAAAAGGAAGTTACAGTCATTATACAAACAACCGTGATTTAAATAGTAAAGCTGGAGTTTCGTATGGTTCTGGGTTTACAAATGCAATTGGTGCGGTCATTGCTCCAATCACTCAAATGTTAAATCCTACTAAAAAACAAGAGACTGTTAATAATATGCGTGTTTATGGTAATGCAGGAACTACTGTTCAGAAGGAACAAGTATTTAATCCAAACGATGTTGCACCAACAACTATTAAAGAAACTACCATACATTCACCCAATACGTATATTCAAAACCAGTCGTCTGATGCGTACCTTGTAACGCAACATCAAAGTATTCAAAATCAGCGTGATACAACCACTCAATCCTTTACGGGTAATGCGAATGGTATCCAAGGTTCTTATGCACAAACCAGTTATATGTCAAATTACAATCAGACAAATAATGAAAAGAAGGAACCAGCCATTCAAGGACGCACAAACGGCGGAAACATGAAATTATTAAACTCAAATGTTCGGGTAAAGACCGCAAAAAGAGACAATGACCGAAACAACAACCGCATGTGGGCACCTTCTAATATGCCCCAGCAAGCCATGTCCAAAGAGTTTTATGGAAAAGTTACCGAGCCTGCAAATATGCAACAAAATATTGGTGTAGAAAGAATGTCTCCCGATCTTCTTAACGCGTTTAAAGAAAACCCATATACTCAATCTTTGTCTTCTACAGCTTTGCGTTAAGTATTGTGATAAATTATCATCTTTATATATAAATATTATGAAAGAACTGTTAACTAACTTAATTAAATATGTAACAAAAGTAACAGAGTTTTTGTTGAATTATACGACATATAGTTTATCATATATCTACGATACTAAGTTTTTACTTCCTCAAGAAACTCCAGACGAATAAATAAAGAGTAATGGATGTCTAACAATATAATGTTAGACATCTATAACAGAGACGGACAAATATTAAAATTAATGTCATTGGAATTGTACGAACGTTTACCATCATGTCTTATAGATATTATATATTCATATTGTGCACCTGACGTTCAGTTTGTTAATCTACATACACATTATCCCAAATATATTGCATTCCTTTACATTTATAATCTTTGTCATGGAAATATATGGCATTTACGAAGATTAGTTAATATGTTAAATGAACATCTTTCAAAAATAGTAAATGTATTTTTTATTCATAGACCATTCTATTTTCCACCATATGCTGATATATTTAATCAGGCATTTTGGTTAGTTTCTAACCCACACGACCACACTAGAACTATACTATACAATAAAATTAAAATGGTTTTTGAAGAAATATATACAAGAATAGAAGATGCAGATACTTGTAACACTTGCAGAAGTGTTATTTATTATTACATGCGTATCATAATCATGGAGCTTGTACGTCAACACGGTTCATTCTTGTTTCGCAGTAGATCATATACGATATAATCTTACAAAACAAAACAATATCTTTAGTTAATATATAAGAAATGAGTAATATTAGAGTCGATATTAAACGACAGGATAGTACTGGAACTACTTCTTCATCACAAAGTGACGATATGGGAGATCTCTCATTTGAACTTGCACATGGTCCCACTGGAAGTGGTGCTACTGGTCTTACACCTGACCGTTCTGAGATAATACGTCGTAAAAAGGAAGAAATGAGAAGAAGGCGTCAATCAATGTCGATGGGTGTTCCTCCTTCTTTTAAAGACTGGGGTTCAATCCAGTCTAAACCTGCTAGTGGAGGTCGTCGTAAAACACGCAAACATATGTCTAGACGTAAAAATAAAACTAAAAAGGTTGTTAAACCTAGAAATAAAACTAGACGTCATAAATCTCGCCGCAATAAAAAGTCAAAAAAACATACAAAACGACGTAAACAAAGAGGTGGAGGGTTCTTTGATTTTATTTTTGGAAAAAAGGAGGAGGAAAAAGAACAATCACAGCAAACTGTGTCTGCCCCACAGCCTGAAACTCAGCAACCAGCTCAACCTGTCCCTAGCGCGCAACCCGAAACCCAACCAACACAAGTTGTTGATACACCACCTGAGGCTGAAAGTCAATAAATATAAACGCAGTTAAATTAAATATATATGATGTATTGTAATCAATATAGACATACAATACAACAATAAGTATTTACAGATATATACACATATTTATAAATCATAACAAAGTCTCTGCTCTATAAATATGTCCGAAACAATTGATACACATACAGAAATATTAAATAGATTAAACCTATTTATTCAAAAAAAAAGTATTCCAAATATTATTTTTCATGGTTCACCAGGATGTGGAAAACGAACAATTTTGTCTAAATTCATAAACATGATATATACTGATAAATCTGCAATAAAAGATTATGTTTTGTATGTTAATTGTGCACAAGGAAAGGGAATTAAGTTTATAAGAGAAGATCTAAAACATTTCGCAAAAACACATATTAATACTCTTGGTGGTAATGTGTTTAAAAGTATTATTTTGACAAACGCAGATAAGCTTACAATTGATGCACAGTCTGCGTTACGAAGATGTATAGAAGTTTTTAGTCATACAACTCGATTTTTTATTATAATTGAAGACAAATATAAATTATTACGACCTATCATGTCAAGATTTTGCGAAATACATATTCCATCACCATATATAGATAAAGAAAACGTAAATCTATACAAATATAATATTTGTCAAGCAGACGGTTATATTGATAGAGAAAAAAATAATGCTTCTTCGGTAAGACGAATTATTAATAAGTTAAAAAATGAGATATCCGTGTTAAACATTCATAATTGTGTTGAAACTTTGTATGAGAATGGTTTTAGTTCATTGGATGTTTTAGGATATTTCCAAGGTAAACATCCATTTAACATAGAACCATTTCATCACCACCATGTAATTTTTCAGTTTAGTCAAACTAAAAAAGAGTTTAGAAATGAAAAGCTTTCCATGTTTTTTTTAATAAATATGTTTCTTTTGTGTTCAAATGATGAATTAGAAAATATGCTAGTTATGTAAATGGATGATTTTACACCAAGTGGCCTTCATGAATCTAAAAATGAATGGGGTGCAAGACTTCTTACAATTTTAACCCCTCACGTCATTGAGGGGTTTCGGTCTATTTTAGAAGAATCTATTAAACTTTGCAAGAACAACGACGAGATGGAAAAGTATCTTATGACTTTTCAGAACTTTATTTCCCGCATTCCCAAATGGAGCAACGATATTGTAGATACAGAAACAAAGAGAATTATTGAAAAAAGTGGTTGTCAATATTTAGAAGATTTAATTACTTGTGTCCATATCATACAGTTAAAGATTTTAACATCTGTCCGTGTTGGACAAAAGGCAAAAAAGGTTGATCTTGACATAATGGGTATTAACGATTTTATTCATAAAGTGTATGTCAACACTGCCAGACAGTGTTATAGAAATGTATATCTATTTGACATTCATGTTCCACCTCTTCAAAAGCAGAAAAATAATCGTGAACTTGAGGTTATTACGCAAGAGTGTATTTTAAATACGGTTCGCGAAAGTATTCCTGTCCAAACCATTCTTAAATGCTACCTCGATGAAACCACTGAAGATGATATTCAAGAAGAAATCAAAGAAGAAGATATTACACCTCCAGAAGAAAAAGAAGATGATACAACTGAACAAACTGGTGGTGAAGAACCAACTGAAAGTATTGACCCCGAAATTAAGCCAAAAGAAAATGTTGATGAAAAACCATCGACAACATTGACATTTAATGATGTTGATAGTGCCGTGGATACTGAGAAAAATGAATATCAGATAGAGGCACCCAAAGACCTTGAACGTCTGGAAGAAATAAGTAAAATAAGAAATGATCTGAGAAAACAAGAAGAGGAGGACGATAACGACGATGAAGATAAAATTAAGATATCCACAGACAGTATTAGTCTTGATGAACTAGATGTTCATGATATTGAAATACCTTCATTATCTCTTGATACAAACCCTTTAATGGACGTTGAAATATTGAGTTAATCGCGTTATATAGCAAAAACTTATATACCATAATAGAATAAATGAATACTGTTGTATTAGCAGTTTGTTCATGTATTATTTATGCTCTTATTCATTACGTTGATCGTAAAATAATTAAGAAACAAGAACTTGATACTAGAACAACATTTAAAACTTCGGCCCTTATGTTTGTTAGTATTATGATAGGTTCCTTTATTTACGAGCAACTTGATTTAGAAAATATGACTAATAATGTTAGTTCCATAACAGAAGGAACATTAACGGGAGGTGCACCCAAAGTATTTACTGACAACCCTGGGTTTTAATTGCACCATATTCAAATAATATTATGCTGTATATGACATAATATTACTATAGTTGATTAGTTGATTAGTTAGTTAAGTTTGGTATCTTATCAATATCCATGATGCGACTACGCATTTTTTGTGGAAGTTCTTTACTTGAAATAGAATATTTCATAAACTCTGGTCTATCTAATTGTGCGTCGGGTGTATGTTTATGTGCAATTCGTGAAATCATTTTATAAAGTTTAAATCCAGGATATCTCTCCTCTCCGTTCTTTTTATACAATACATTTCTTTCATTATCGTCTTTACACCATTCATCGACAATTTTCGCAATAGGACTATCTATCTCATCATTTGGTTCTTCAAAAAACTCATCATACATAGATGTTCCAAGACGACAAAGATCAAAACTCATATTTGGTTCAAGACGAGGCTTTTCTTCGTTAAAATAAGGTTCTGTATTATATTGAGTTGAAGCATCATTTCCGGGTTTAAAACAATCACTGCACATTGTTAAACCGTTATATTTATAAATAGAACGTCCAAAATCAATAATTTTTACGATACGGCCATACGTTGGTACACGGTATAGCTTTTTGTTGTAACGATAATATAAGTACTTTTTATCTGTTTCAATAAACATAATATTATTGGTATGAAGGTCATTGTGTGTAAATGAAAATGCCTTTTGATATGTTGCAAGTATCATAATAACTTGCATTAAAACAGATGTCATTTCATCATCATCTATTTCATCATCTACCATTAGTTTGTCTAGGGTATATTCCATTTTTTCCATAAAAACAAGTTCAACTGGAAAACGAGGAAGTGTTGCATATATTTCATCTTCTTCACTTTCTTCAGAACTGTTATCAGTCCATTCTGTCACACTACTACCTTCATCTGAACTAGAATGTTTATTATTTTCATTATCATCGGATGTGCATGATGTTCGTGAAGAACAAGTTGAACTACTTGATACAGACTTTGTTGTCATAAGTTCCATAGAATTATTCGTAATACAATCGTCAATGGTAAATACAGAGTTTGATAAGTCTTCAAGAGTTAATGATATAGGTGGTTTATTACTAGATTGTTCAGTTACATTAATATTCGTGTCATTTTCAAAAATACCTTCGTATAAATTGTTATCAATACTATCTACTGATGTAATTGATAATGATCGCTCTTTCTTTGAATTATCATCTTTATCCATATTAATCTTAATTGGTGGTCTCTTCTTAGCAGACTCATCATCACAATTTAATTGACTAAGAATGTAAGAATAATCTTCTACCTGAAAATCAATATTTTTGTGACGGTTAAAAAATGTGGAGGTTGCTAGATATTCAATATCGTCGTAAATATTGACACGAAAGTTTTTCTTAACACCAACATAATTTCCATAATATAAAATACCATGAACAAAACCATACTTCACATTTAACATGTTTGATAAATACACAAAAAATCCATCTGTATATGCGTTGTTGTTTACATCAAGAAGTGTAGGATAACTAGGAACAGTTGTCTCTGAAATCTTAGGAATATTAAAGATTTCTGGATTGTTAAATAACTTGCCAATCATAAACTTATAAGGATCAACAAGAGGGGCAACTTTACAGAAAACATTTGTCTTCATTGTATTTGTTCGAGGTTCTTTTGTTTCTTCACTATTTCCTATATTTTTCTCTACAATACACTTGTATATATTAGGATGTTCTTCCGACTTTTTCAAGACATCATGAAGAATATATGATGTATCTAAAATAACATTTTCATAGTTTGTATCAGTTAAATTAAAAAAACGCTTATATATTGGAATATAATTTTGAATACTTTCCATATCTAGTATGTCGGCTTTTTTCAAGTTTTCAAAGAGACGATCATTTTTTCGTTTAGTGTAATTCAAGTTACACTTGGCGTTCATCATTATCAAGTAAATACATTAATATCTAAACATTTAAACTTATTTAGTATAATTAATATTAATTTACAATCGCGTTAAATATATTTTTAATGATTATTTAACTATACTATATAAAGCAAAACAATTACTATAATTAGGTATAAGTATGTCACTTGAACTACAAAAGTTTAGTATGAAATCAATTAGTTTTAAACCCGATGAATCAAAAGGACCTGTATGTGTCTTAGTAGGAAGACGTGATACAGGAAAAAGTTTTTTGTGTAGAGATCTTTTATATTATCATCAAGATATACCTGTAGGTGTGGTTGTATCTGGAACAGAAGAGGGTAATGGTTTCTATGGAAATCTCGTCCCTCGTGTATTTATCCATAACGAATATTCATCAGCTATTATTGAAAAATTACTTATTCGTCAAAAAACTGTTTTAAAACAGATAAAAAAAGAACTAGAAACAAGAAAGAGGTCAACCATCGACCCTAGAACATTTGTTATCTTAGATGATTGTTTATATGATGGTTCATGGGCAAAAGATAAACTTATGAGATTATTATTTATGAATGGCCGTCACTGGAAAGTAATGTTAATTATTACCATGCAGTATCCATTAGGTATTCCTCCCACTTTACGAACAAATATTGATTTTGTATTTATTTTGCGTGAACCATATATAGCAAATCGTAAACGTATTTATGATAATTATGCAGGTATGTTTCCGACATTTGAATCATTTTGTCAAGTGATGGACCAATGTACTGAAAACTATGAATGTCTTGTTATTAATAATAACTCTAAGTCTAATAAACTTACAGACCAGGTCTTTTGGTATAAAGCAGACGCACACGGTAACTTTCGTCTTGGGGCAAAAGAGTTCTGGGAAATGTCGAAAAACTTACCATCGGACGATGAAGATGAAAAGTATGACCCAAGTAAAGTTAAAAAACGTGGGTCAGGACAGACTATTACAGTAAAAAAGACAAAATGGTGATTAATCAACAAATCTTATACGACGAATGGCTATAAATGTGCAAACACATGATGGTCTACCGCATATTAATACATTAAACGGATTTTGATAAGGTTCGAATATAGACATTATTTTTTCGTTTGGAGGCGTATTCTCGGTATCTTCATTATCTTGATAAATATTTTGTAACACTATATCTCGTATTGAATTATGCATACTATTTACTATACTATGCATAATTAAGATAATATACTTATGTTATTTAACTAGTTAATCTTTGTATACTTTGCAAAACACTAAGAGTCTCCTCGGGACTATTAATAGGGTGCCCAATTACATCATCATGATTTAGTAGTAATCTGTCATTTCCATTATCTAAATATTTATCGCCAAAATAATGAATGGTATCATAATCTTTATTAACATGTTGAACTACTTGTTGTTTGTCAAACTCAGAAGGAAAAATAGCTATTCCAACTTCTCCTCCTTCGTAAATATTAATTTTACTGTTAACATGTAAATCACAAACTTTTTGTTTAAGATGATTTATTAATTGTGACCTATAATTGTGTTTTTTATCCAACTCCTTGAATACATTTCTTTCTTCTTGGGTTGCGGTCATACCAATAAGAGAAACATAAACAATACCATCTCGCAAATCAATAAAATTGCCAGTTAGTGTATAGTCAACTTGTGACAAAAAATGCAAACACTCTTTGATTAATATATTTATAGACGAATACATTTCATGATTACGAAGAGACTTTGTATAAATATTTGTAACTTCATCTTCTGTGGTAATACTATCTATTATATCATTTTTTTTACTTGGAATATGATATACGCACCCACATTCTGTAAAATAATGATTTAATCCTACACCATCTAACTGAACAATAACACGAGACAACTTGCCTCCTCCTGCAACTGCAATATGATATCCTTTCTTTTTTAGCTCATTTAACATATCTTTCATATCCTTTTTGATGACTTGGCCCGACTCAGCAAGTGTTCCGTCAACATCAAACAAAAATAATGTTGACGACCTATCAACGTTTTCTGTCATTTATGCAGTCAATTACAATATATGTATATAGATTTTATACGTATATTGTTTAGTTATATTATTTACTTATCCTCCTTATCGCCACTTTCCTTATCAGCACTCTCATCAATAGACTTTAAAACTTGTCCAAGACCCTTATCGGTATCCTTTGACATGACAATATTATCTCCCTCAAACAGCTCAGAACGAATGTCTGCAACAGAAACAACATCATTCTTAGAAAGAACCTCTTCTTGTGTATTCTTACCAATATTAACAAGATTACCTTCATCATCAATATCCTGTGTAAGAGTTGTGCCGGTCTCCTGTGCCTTACGAACATTCTCTTCAATAGCTGAACGACGACTATCTTTTAGTCTCTTATCAAACTGTGCCTTTGCAACTTCTTGGTTCTTATTTTTCTCATGCATTAGCTGATTAAGCTCATCTTCCATAAACTCAACTCTTCCAGTCTTGTATGCATCTGGCTCCCATGGCATCCACATACCAACGGGGCCAACAAAAACATCATGATTAGGGTCAATCTCGCGCAACATCTTACAGCGTAGCTCGGCCTCATCCTGTGTAGGATAAGTTCCTCTCACCTTTAGTCCACGAACAGACGTCTGAAAAGTACACTCACGATTAAACTCTTCTTGCAACTTGTCTTCCTGACTGTCCAAAAAGTTCTTATAATCATTCTCAAGATTTCCTCCCTTCAAATTATCAATCTCTTCTTTCGCAAACTCAGTAAAATCCTGAAGAAGCTCTTCATTGGAAAGGCTATACTTGAAAGAAAGAAAGTTAAGAAATTGATGATATTTTTCCATACCTTTAGAAAGTTCATAATTATTTAGAAACTTTGAAAACATAAACGTTTCCTTCTTCTTTAAAAGATGCTCGGGTGAAATAAAAGACACGCATACAAACTTTTGATTTGCAATTGGTTTATCTTCATCCAAAACATCAACGTAAGTGGGATTAGTTGACCCATCTGCATTCATCTTTTTAGTAAAACTGCTTGTGTCGCCTGACATTCCTGAAGAACTCATAATACAAATATGTTAGTTTTTGTATTTAAGTCATTTATTTAGGGTTCTTTAATAACGGCATTTATATGTATTAATTAACAATATAACATAAATTATTTTTCTCAATATTTAGTATAATCAATCAGTATGTTTGACGTTGCTGAATTAATTAAACGCGTTATTAAGTATCTTGTTGAGGGTATGATGGTTGCCATTGCTGCCTATGCCATCCCCAAGCGTTCTCTTAACATGGAAGAGATTGCTCTCCTTGCTCTTACCGCCGCCGCCACCTTCAGCATCTTGGATACCTACGTTCCTACCATGGGTGTTACTAGTCGTTCTGGTGCTGGTTTCGGTATTGGTGCTAACCTTGTTGGTTTCCCTGGAGGACTATAATCATAACCAATATCTGATTTTATTCTAATGTAAATTATTGTCATTTGTCTATACAAGTGACAATAATTATCTTAATTTATACCTTATATAGTTGCAATAAACTCCCAGTCGAGTTCATCGCAAATCTTTTTCCATATGGAATCTTGTTCAATCAACTTTTCACGGTCTTTTAGCATTGGAATATGAACCAAAAAATGTGTCTGGTCTAAAAGCTCAAACAACTTATATAAAACATAATAATAATGTAAAAAGTTGACACGATAATCGGGGCAGTGTTTTGCATAAGGATATTGTATTTCCATAAAGAAATTACACAGGGTCTCTTCTAAGTCTTGACTGATAACCACGGGTTTTATACCAAGTTTATTCTTTATAAAGTTTATGTGTTCGTAATACTTATTGTAACCCAACTTTTTTAACAGGTCTTTACACTTATAATAAGATAAATCGTGTATCTGAATACGCTCCTTTTTGATTTGTGACTGCAAGTCTTCAATAACTTGTTCTGGTATTTGCGTAGTTTCTTTTCCTTGAAACTGAGATAAAATTTCTTTAAAATGGTTTATCTTCTTGTATGCATAAAAACATACTTCCTTGGGTGGTTCTTTATAGGAAGGCTTATCATTTTCAACAAGATATCGAACATTATAATGACATTTATTGCAAATCATTACACCTTCATCTTCAATAGGAATAAGTTCACCACTTCTACACTTTTGACATATATCAGTAGAATAAATATAATTTCCAACATCCAAAAAAGCATTATCTACATTGGACAAGTATTCGTGAATAATATTTTTATTTGTTTTCTCGACATTTTTCTTAGTTTCTTCGTTTTCATCTTTTATCTTGAAAAAACTATTCAGTTTTGAAACATTTTTATTATCTTCTTCTCCTTCTGCAATACTTTTTTTATTCTCAAAATATCCAAATACATATTTTGAATTATCCAACAAATAGTTTACGCGTTTCTTCTTTAATTGCTTGACTTTTGTTGTTACTTCTTTCAGTCTATCTTTTCTGTCAAGATGTTGTTCTAATCGCGTTCCTCCCTTAGGAACATGTCCCTTATGTAATTTGTCTATTATTTTTTTCTTTTCTTCACCCAGATCATCAACTGTAGTAGTGTCTTTTTCAAACTCTTCTAAAAACTCACTGTGTTTGCTGTCTAACGTAACAGTACTTTTTTGATCAATGATAATTTTTTTAGTAGTTTTGGGTTTAAACGAAGGCATATAGATAAAAAATTAAGAAAGATAGGTTGTTATTATTATTAGTAGAAATCACTTTATTTAGTATTTTTCTTATTAAATATATTTTATTTCTTTGTCTATAGAAGTTTTTGATATCTAGCATTTTTTATAGATTAAGCTATTTATAAAAGAATAAAGTATTTTTTCAAAATAGTTATCGTTTATCATATAAATTAACTAACCACCTTTTTACCATGGATGTATCTTTAAACTTATCAGAAAATATTCAGATAGACAAAAAAACATTCTTGAAAATGAACTTTTTATACAACGCGATTAATGAAGGATGGACTGTTACCAAAAACAAACAAAAATATACGTTTATAAAATCTCATAACGGCAAAAAGGAGGTGTTTTCTGATGAATACCTAGATATTTTCATAAAAACCAATCTCACAATTAACCGTAAAAATAAGTAATTTAGCGTAAGGTTAAAATATTTTTTTCTTTAGAGATAGTATAATCATGGGAGGCGGACTTATGCAACTCGTAGCCTACGGCGCTCAAGACGTCTATTTGACTGGAAATCCTCAAATTACCTTCTGGAAGGTTACTTACCGCAGATACACCAACTTTGCCATTGAGTCTATTGAACAGACCTTCAATGGACAAGCTGATTTCGGCCGTCGTGTGACTTGCCCTATCAGCCGCAACGGTGATCTTGCCTACCGTACCTACCTTCAGGTCACTCTTCCTGAGATCAACCAATCCATGGGAACTGCTGCTGCCCAACAGGTCTATGCCCGTTGGTTGGACTTCCCTGGAGAGCAGTTGATCTCCCAGGTTGAGGTTGAGATCGGTGGACAGCGCATCGACCGCCAGTATGGTGACTGGATGCACATCTGGAACCAGCTCACCATGGCCTCTGCCCAGGAGTCTGCTTACTTCAAGATGGTTGGTAACACCACTGGTCTTACCTTCATCACCGACCCTGGTTTCGCCGATGTTGATGGTCCTTGTGACTCCAACGCTCCTCGTCAGGTCTGTGCCCCTCGCAACGCCCTTCCCGAGACCACTCTTTACATTCCCCTTCAGTTCTGGTACTGTACCAACCCTGGTCTTGCCCTTCCTTTGATCGCTCTTCAATACCACGAGGTCAAGATCAACCTTGACCTTCGCCCCATTGACGAGTGCTTGTGGGCCGTCACCGAGCTCAACTGTGGTTCCAGCAATGCCGCCGTCGCCAAGACTGCCACCATTGCCTACAACCAGTCCTTGGTTGCCGCTTCCCTCTACGTTGACTACGTCTTCTTGGATACTGACGAGCGTCGTCGCTTCGCCCAGAACCCCCACGAGTATCTCATCACCCAGCTTCAGTTCACTGGTGACGAGTCCGTCGGTTCTTCTTCCAACAAGATCAAGTTGAACTTCAACCACCCCGTCAAGGAGCTCATCTGGGTTGTCCAGCCCGACGCTAACGTCGACTACTGCTCTTCCCTTATCTGTAACTCCACCCTTTTCAAGCTCCTCGGTGCTCAGCCCTTCAACTACACTGATGCCGTTGATGCTCTTCCCAACGCTCTTCATGCCTTCGGATCTGACTGGGGACTCAAGGGACTTCCTGGTTCTCAGGTTAGACAGGACGGTGAGGGCTTCATCAAGGACAACCAGTTCGAGACTGAGCAGTCCAATAACGCCGCTACCTTGGGAGCCGGATTTGTCCTCGATACCCCCTCTGCCGGTGCCACCAACTCTGCCGTCTCTGACGCCGGTTCTTTCGTCCTTGCCGAGTCTTCTTTGGACATGCACTGCTGGGGACAGAACCCCGTCGTTGTTGCCAAGCTTCAGCTTAACGGCCAGGACCGCTTCTCCGAGCGTGAGGGCTCCTACTTCGACGTTGTCCAGCCCTACCAGGCTCACTCCCGTGCCCCCGATTCCGGTATCAACTGTTACTCCTTCGCACTTCGCCCTGAGGAGCACCAGCCTTCTGGAACCTGCAACTTCTCCCGTATTGACAACGCCACCCTTCAGTTGGTTCTTTCCAACGCCACTGTTGCCGGTGTCAACACCGCCAAGGTTCGCGTCTACGCTACCAACTACAATGTTCTCCGCGTCATGAGTGGTATGGGTGGCCTTAGCTTCTCAAATTGAGTAATCAGGGCCGAAAAGCAGTATGCTATAGCAAAGCGACCTCTTGCTATAGAAAACCATTTGTGGTGTCGCAAAATTAACCCAGCCCAACTGCTAGTAGTATTTTTATACTGCGACATACCTTGTTGTTCGGGAAACCCCTTAGAGCCTTTTCTACCAAGCACAATTCCGAAAGGATTGTGTGGCCAAGAGTAATGAACTTGGGTAAGGTAATAATGAAAAGGATTGGGCAACCCGCATGCTTACTACCTACAGATGTTATGCTAATCTATGGTAGGGCGTCAGAGACTGAACGGGTATGGGTCATCAGTGAAGGTCTAAGCAACCTGAGATGGCTTAAGATACAGTCCGCCCTATAGGGAAACTTATAGGATAAAGCGTGCTTACTCCAACTAAGCGAGCTGCTACATAAAATTATAAATTGAAATAAATAACATATTTACTAACTAATTCATAGTAAATATGTTAGAGTTAGAAACACTCATTGAAACATATACTAGCGAAAATTACCCCGAACATACTGTTGAATATGTAAATAGTCATAAAAAAGAAAGAGGAAAAGATGCAAATATTACAAAGAATCCTGTATATTCGGTTACGTTAACAGATACTATATTACTCATGGGATGTAATCCGGACACGATTATTAAATTATGTCCAAAATCATACGAAAAAATACTAACATATGAAAAACAACACAACGATAACAAGAAAATAACATTTTATAAACATAAAACTGGCTATATATGTTCAAATACAAATCTGTATATCCATCAAATTATTACAGGTTGTCATGGAAATGGCAAGGGAACAAAAACTATCAGTGTTGACCATATTGACCAAGACCCATTAAACAATACATACGATAATTTACGTGTTGTATCTCAAGATGTACAACGGTCTAACCAAAAAGGCATTAAAGAAGGAACACAACGAGCCAGAAAAACTGACTTAAAAAACCTTCCAGAGGGTATTACAAGCGATATGCTTCCAAAATACGTAGGTCCTGGTCATGACACTTATGGACCTTCTAAAAAAGACCGTTATTGGTTTGTCGTTGAAAAGCACCCGACGCTAATAGCCAACAATAAGAAGCAGTTAGCGTCATCCAAGTCCGAGAAGGTGTCGCCCGAAGAGAAGCTTCAACAAGCAATTGACATCTTGTCGTATTTAGACAAGGGCGAGATGCCTCCCAGTGACGAACCTGCGCTTCCGAAATACTACTCGTTAATCACTGCAAGGGGGAAGCCTCATTTGGTGTATGAACGCCGAACCGAAGACGGTGTGCGTCAGAACGTAAAGATGGTGTTGTCCGAGGAGTACGTTCTTGCGGAACAACTGGAGCGTATCCAGGAGAAGGTGGTCGCCAAGTATGGCGAATGATGGATGATAATAAATTGAACGGGTTGACCGCGGTTTCGCAAGCAGAAATAACAACCAATATACAATGTCAACATTCTACACATTATCACCCGACCAAGAAGCCCTTGCAGTGCGCCTGATGGAGCACGATAAGGAAGCATGGAAAGATATGCTCTCCGATGTATCACCTACGTTTGGCGATCCTCTTGCAGATAAGGTAGCGAAAATCATGAAAAATCGCGTAGATAATAACGTAGCATACAGTGAGATGGGCGATATGATCCGCGAAATGCTTTACGTCAAAGGTGAGCAAGAGACCAATAGAAGAAGAACGCTCGAGTGTGACATGTACGAAGGATATGATGAAGAGAAGGAGGAGGAAATGATCGCGATGGAAGAATACGAAATGGCAAAAGAATACGAAATGGCAAGGAAAAAGTTCCTCGAAGGACTAATCAAAGAGAAACTGATTGATTTAATCTTGATGGACGAAGAACTAAGAGAAGAAATATTACACGAAGGGGTGGTAGCCACCACAATTAATACAGAGCAACGAACCTAAGTAGATAGAGAGTATTATTATTTAATTAACTAACCAGATGTTTTTTCAACACACCACAAACATCAACAAACAAAAAAGATGATTTTTAATGTGTGCATATTATAACTATGCCCGAATTAATAGATGTTCCACTTGAGGAACTAGAAGTAGAAACTGAATACATAATCATTTTTCCTCTTATAGATGGAACACACCAATCATACTTAACTGAGTTTATAGAAGGAAACTATAGAGAGTTTTTATTTGAAGTAAAAAGTATCAAATCTGACCCCCGTGATGCAACTATGAATGTAGGAGACACTTTTACTATAAACTCACAAGAAGTAACTACCGACCTTCTTGACCGAACAAAATATATGGTTCTACAAGAACAACCCATTTATTTTCCACCCGAGTTAGAAGATGTACATGTGGATACAGATATTGATGAAGAGATTAGTCATATTTTGAATACTAGAAATGCGGAAACTGAACGTTCAAGAATGTTGCGAACACTTCTAATAGGTCATAGACCTTTACAATCTCCATTACTTAGAAGTGCTCAAAATAGTCCAAATCTTCGCGATAATTATCGCACAGGAGGTAAAAAAAAGACACGCAAGCGTCAAACGCGTAAAAAAAGACGCAAGCGCACAAAAAAATACCGAAAACACTCATCCCGAAATAAAAAAAAGAATAGTCGTAAACGTAGATAAAATGTTACAGTATTATATACAGTAAAATATGGATAAGAGTAAAAGTAAAAAAATACAGTTTATTGATTTAAATGATTATGAAGAAGACTTACCTTTACCTTTAGATGAACATGAAGTAGGATTACCTTCAGCAGAATTACATCCAAAAGAATTACCTTCCCCCTTTGTTCTATCCAAAGAAGAAGAAGAAAAATTAATACAAGAGGAAATAGATGCAAAGAAACGGCGCGAAGAACATTATATCAATAATCCAAAGTATCGTAAATCACCCATTCCAGAAGACCTCCTTCCTGATCACAAAAGACGCACTCCTACTCCCACAATGGAAATGATAAAGAAAGATTTCGATGAAAGACGAAAAGAAGACCGTTGGGGACAAGAACAAAAAGGAGGACATCATCCATTCATTATTCCATTGATTTTATTATCCGGAAAATATTCTATGAAGAGAAACGAGAAGAACAGAGAGACTAGAAAACGTAAAGTAAAAAATATGTTAAAACAAATAAAGAAAAAGAACAGAAGTAGGTTTACTAAGAGTAAAGGAAAAAAGACAAAGAAGGTGAGAAAAGGTCGCAAGAGAAATACTAGAAGAACACGCAAATAAATGCAATTCAAATTAACTACATTAATAAAAATTATTATCAATGTAGTCTGAATAAATATATACTATTTCTATATAGTAATACGATATAGGAATGAAAACGCGTAAGAAAGGTAGAACACAAAAAAATAAAACAAAAAAACAGTTTCTATACAACCCAAATAACCCCAAAAAAAGTTTTGATGTTTATATAGATAAAAATCCAGATGACACCATTCCAATCAAATATACAACTGTAAAAGATGTTGAAGACACTATACAAAAACTAGAAAAACTATTCAAAGGAGAAAAATACCCTCATAAGAGGATTTGGCAAGTTGGCATGATAATGAAAGTGCGGCTTGAAGCAATGAAAAAACACAAGAAAACCTTATATAAAAACGCAAAGAATGTCACGAAAAGATATAATCTTGCAAAAAAATATTTTTTGTTTTTAAGTTCAAGAACTGATAAAAAAACATTTAGTGAGCGTAAAAAAATGACATTTTCACCTTAACACTTTATAGTAAATTATAATAATTGTATATACTAACTAACTACATTATGAAAGGAATTATGAAAAAAGATGACCCGCGACAGGACAGTTCTTCGCCAATTGTATCTATGATTTTCACACATCAAGCGCGTATGCGTTGTTTTGTTAGAAAAACAATCCAACCAATTGTTGGCACAATGCAAAAAGGTTCGATTGTTGGAACCTTAAACGATGTCGACGACGATAATGAAGATGATTACGACAGTGAAGATGAGTTTGAAGCTCTTGGTGGTCCAAATGAAATAGTGAATGTGGACAGAGATGATGATGAACTAACAACGAGAGAAGCTATTTTTGAAAGACCCGACTATTTAGACGACTATGAAAAACTTCCTACGGGAGATAAACATGATGGATATCAAACAGAAGTTATTCTTGGTGGTGGAAAAGGTTTTAGTTTACCTCGTTTTAAAAATGGTTCCGTTTTGGAATATGTTATTACATCAGATGCAATAAACATTCGCCTTTTAATTGATGGCGAAGTTGATGAAAAAAAGGAAAAATATATCTACTATGTTTTGCCTGGAGACGAGTTTAAAGACATTGGTGCAGTGCAAGGAAGATACAATGTTACTCCATTTAATCCTATCAAGTTACAAAACAATACGTATCAGGTTGCACCAGGTCAAAAATACATTTTTTATGTTGTTCGTCATGGTCAAGCAACACATAATCTTTTGAAATCCAAAATGGAAAAATTAGGAAATGTTTTAACTGGTAAGAAAGATACGAGTTTAACAGATGAAGGAAAACAACAGGCACGACGTTCTGGTGCTAAAATGGCATCCCTACTCAAGAACGAAAGTGTCTTAGCACCTGGACACCTTTTTTCATCAGATTTAAAACGAACACGCGAAACAGCAACTAACTTTATAACCGGTTTACTTAACAACATAGATGAAGCATCTGCGGATTATAAGAAAATAGCAGATGTTTCTGATAAACACAGTTTAATCGTCCTTCCATGTGCACACGAACTTGCGTTTATAAAATCTGGAAATTGTGACGCAGAACAAGCTATGTTACCTACACCTCCTGAAAACCAAACGTCTTGTTCATTAAGTAATCGTGACTGTAATTATGAAGGTCACTTTGATGTTAATTGGGACGAATACTACAGATTTTACGGAAGTTCCACGCGTTCCAAAATGTGCAAAACTTGCGGGCGCAGACGCTGTAAAGATACTGATATGGTTACAGAGGCAATACGAATTATTAACGACCAAACTGGCATGAATACTGTGCGTCCTATCCGTTTTGCACAAGGAACCAAAAGAACCGACGGATTAAAAACTCGACAAGGAACATGGATGAGCAATCCATACGGCGGAAAGAGAGGGAAAAACACAATGCGTCGTCGCAAAAACAAAACACGTAAGACAAGAAAGTCACATAATCGTAAAAGGATAACGCGAAGTAAACCTAAGAAATCACATAAGAAAGTAAAGAACACTAAAAAGTCAAGGAAATAATTTTATACCCTTGAAGATTTAAAACGCCGTTTTTTGAAACAATTATAATAAAAATTATATAAATATTTTTTATTATGTATAGTATCGTAATGGATAAGGATGAAAAAATAAAAGAAATGGAAGAACATATTTCCAATTTAGAAACAGAACTTCAAGCAACCAAAGAGCATCTCAAAAAATATACAGCACCAGCAAGTAGTAAGGTATATTATGAAAAGCATAAAGAAGCACAAAAACAAAGAGTTAAAGAATATCAACAGAAAACAAATTATAAAAGTGACTATAAACCTACCCCAGAACAAAAGAAAGAATATAATAGACGAGAATATTTGAAAAGAAAGGAAAAACTCAAAAAAGAATTGGAAGAAAAACTGAACGACGAGAATATTTAGGAATATTATTAATAAATAAAATTACTTAAAAAATAAAATATTTAGTAAATATATAGAATGGGGAAAAAGAAAAAGAAGGACACTTTCCAAGAGTTCCGTTCTAATGAAAAAAGTGCTTACACTACCATCAAAACCACACTCAAATCTGTATTACATAACCATAAAGAAGTTCAACCAGTCATCACTAATTTGGTTTTTGAAATGAATGATTTGATGATACACTCTTATCAGTTTATCCGGTTATATGTATTGAAATGTTATAACAACAATCAACCTTTACCTGAAATAAACGAGAAGTTCATTTTGTATTGTATCAAAACATTAGGAGTGAGAAGTAATCAAGGAGCAAAAAGTAAAGATACTGACCTTTTAGAAACACTACAAGAGTTTTACAATAAGGAATACCAACCTTTACTCAACCACGAAAAGACCAAGTTAAAGAATACTACTTTTTTATTACCTTATTTAGCAACACAACTACATACTTCTTTATCCAACAATACACAAGAACGATTTATCCAGCACTTTCTTCGGTTCATCAATAAAAC